AGTGGACGAAGATCCCTCATACCATGAATGATATGGAAGTTTTCCTTGATTCTCGTGATTATGTCAATAATGACAAGATGAAGGAAAGAATCCTTGTAACTTATGAAGAAGTGATGAATCGTGAAAAACATGATGAAACCCGATTTGGTGCATTCAATGCTATCACTGAAATCATGACTCACCAGACTTCTACTCGCCGCGAAGATACTTCTAACATTTTTGGAAATGCATATCGCAAGTATGAAAGACTTGCTATGGATATGTATGCCCTTCCTATGTAAATAAAATTTTGGGAGAGATGAACGTATGGACGTCATAGCAGACCTTGAATCTGCCCTGGAAGAATCCAGCTCTCCCAATCTTTCTCTTAAAATAAAATACATTAACCTTATCAGGGAGATTGAACATGAACAAGAATTAACTAAATTTAGGTGTTTACAATATGAAATTCACAAATTAGAAAAAGAATTATTCAAACAATATACAGAAGGAGTTTAAAATGTCACATCTTATTGAATATGTTCGTAAAAAGGGTAGAATTGTTGGATTTGATTATGATGAAGAGGGAATTGCTACTCCTTATAGAGAAAAGGGAACTCCTTATGGGTGTCTCTATGCAAAAACATTTTGCGATCTTAATGGAGAATGCAAGATTATAGTAGGTTGGAGTCTTTGTAATAAGAAAGATGTATTTACAAAGGATGATGCAGTGTCTATTGCCGCTGAAAGGCCTTTTGATTATGAATTTGGTTCGAAGATGCCTATTCCATCTTCTCTTGAAAAACAATTTGTTAAGTTTTGTAAACGCGCAAAGAAGTTTTATAAGCTCAATAATTTTACCCATAAGTATGTTATCTATAAGGAAGTACCTCTCGATGTTTAAAGTTGACAAGGAAGACGGTCTTTTTACTCTAAATTCCGTCTTCCTTGTTTTTAGAGATAAAAAGCTATTATATTTTTTAACTTTTAGAGATTTGTCTGATACATCTAAAACATTTGATGTTTGGTATATTAATGACTTTGGTAGAGTTGACTATAGTTTAATTACTGACTTTGAAATTCCTTGGAAAAAAGGTAATGATTCATTAAGTGCCAAACACGTTTCAAGAGTCATTACACAAATTGAAAAATATGGATTTGATATTTGGTTTTGGCCTGAAACAATTAAGAATCAATCTATAAAAGATTTTTATTTACAAAAGGTTAAACCTAAATTAAAATTAACTTATTAACAACATGGCCCTGTAACTCAGTTGGAATAGAGTACGATCCTTCTAAGTTCGATGTCACAAGTTCGATTCTTGTCAGGGTCACCATTTACCCCTATAGTTCAGTTGGTTAGAACCCCCGGCTCATAACCGGAATGTCCCAAGTTCAAATCTTGGTAGGGGTACAATCTTCAAAGGAAAACATTATGATCAGAGAAAAACAGAACAAAGAAATGATTATTGATTTGACTGGTCCTGAAGGTAATGCCTTTTGCCTATTAGGTTATGCAAAAAGTTTTGCTAAACATCTTTCATATTCAAAAGAAGAAATCGAAGAACTGATTAGTGATATGATGAATGGTGATTATGAACATCTAGTTACTGTGTTTGATAGTCATTTTGGTCATTTTGTAATTCTGGAACGATAAAAACAGGGGGATTATTATGTCTTATCCAGACCTTGATTTAATTAAAGAATACACAGATTTGTTTCTATCAAAGTCTATCACCTCACTGAAAACAACTCAAATAGTTGATCTTATTAATCATTTAAGAGAACATAATAATGAGCTTATTAAAGAAAACAAAAGTATGAAATTGAATCCCAACAAAAATAAAAACAAGTATATTAAAATTAGTAAAAAATTTTATAAACCTAGTGAGCAGTTATGGAATAGAATTACATTTTATATTGATGAAGAAATATGGCTTAATCATAAACGTAGTGATGTTGTATCATCGACTTCTTATTATAGACTACTGTCCCTAGCTGATGTGGTTATTAAAAACGATCAAATAATTAAATATCGTTTTGCTGATCTTGAAGATATTTTTGATAATATCCTTCTATAAAGGTGAATAGCATGAAAGAATTTTTAGAAGATAAGATTGATGATATTGTGTGGATTTGGAAGAAAATCCAGAACTTCTATTATGATATCAAATATGGTATTAAAAATCTTATCATTTGGTTCCCTATTATCTGGAAAGATAGAAGCTGGGATTATTCGTATATGTTTCCTATTTGGGAAAAGAAATTTGATTTGATGATTGAATCATTCAAGAGAGGAAGCAAGTATGTTTGTGGTTGTGAAAAACACATTAAAAGATTAAAAATTTGTAAAGAAATTTGTAGAAGACAGAAAGATGATTGGTGGTATCATGAAAATGGATTTATGTTTCATGATAAGAAATGGGGAACCCTCGATTGTTCTGTAGAAAACGGATTTTTTAAAACACATCGAGAAAATGTAAAGACTCCTGAAGATGAAAAAATTGAAACCCAACAATTTTTGAATATACATAAACTTGTTGAACAACATAAGAAAGAAGATATGAATATGCTTTTAAATTACATTAACAAGTATTGGCAAAGTTGGTGGTGGTAATGAAAGTCTTCTGTAAAGATTGCCGATATATTGATTGGATTCCGGTAGATGGACCTCGAATGGCTGAAGCTAGATGTAAAAGGATAAAAGAATATAAACAGAGAGATACTCCTCTCGAAGTTATAACAACACCAAGATATTGTAATCCATATTCCGACAATCTATTAAACAAATGTCCTTATTTTGAAGAAAAACAATCACTTCTAAATTGTATTTTTAATTGGAGTTGATAGATGTTTACATTTTTTAAAGAAGATTTTTAAAACAAAACAAACTTCTGATCCGTTTATTAAGAAAGATGATTTATTTTATTTGTCATATGGTGATGGAAATCCTTTCTTTGTAGACGAATATAGATTTGTAACAATTAAAGATGTGAAAGATGGATGGGTTTTATATGCTATGCATCCTTTAGGAAAACATAGAATGTTTCAAAATGAAACAATGGAAATTAAAGAGTTTTTAAACATTTATAAAAAGGTGGAAAAGTAAAATGACAATTCAGGAACAACTACAGAAAGCTATGATTGAGGCTCTAAAGGCTGGTAATTCAATTCGTAAGGATAATATTAAATTCCTAATTGGCCAGTTTCAGACAGCATCCAAGAACAAAGAAAAAACTGTTACTGACGAAGAAGCTATTAAGATTATCAAGAATATTGTTAAATCTGTTAAGGAAGTAACTATCCCAAATCTTATTCAGAACCCTATACAGGGAATTGGGCTAGACACACCAAATCCAAAACTCACAGAAGCATATGATTTTATTGAACTTTGTGAATCAATTCTACCTCAAATGGCAACAGAAGAAGAAATTAGAAATTTTCTAAAAACAGTTGACTTTTCTCAGTTTAAGAATAAGATGCAAGCTATTGGTGTTGTTACAAAACACTTTAATGGCAATGTAGATGGAAATCTTGTGAAATCTATTGTAATGGAGATGTAAAAATGAGTAAGTATGCATTTACTTTTGGTTGTGGTCAAAAACACGCAAATTGTTATGTTGTGATTGAAGGGTCTTTTGATGAATCCCGAAAAAGAATGTTTGAAATGTATGGCCCTGAATGGTCTTTCCAGTATGAATATGATGATAACTTTTTAGAAATTGCTAATAAATGGCGATGGAGGGAAATCTAGAATGACCATTGATAACATTGATGAACTCTACGAGGAAATTAAAAAGTTAAAATTAAAGCAGAAAGAAATTTTTGATTATATTTCCGTATATATTAAAAACAAAAGCATTCCTATTAATGAGAGATGGGATATGTTTCGTAACAATGAAGATATGTTTCCTAAATCTGAGTGGATTATTCATTACAAAGAATTAGAAAGTAATAATATAAACTACTATGACGATTTCAACTACGAGAGACATGAAACAGTTAATTTAGTAAATTTGGTTGAACGTGTAGAAGATTACGATCTTGATATTGATATTGACAAATTGAAGGAAGAGGTATTAGAACATGGATATTCCAACTTTAATTTTGATTGGTAATGAGGATAATTATGAATGACTATGTTAAGTTGTATGTATGGGGGGCTATTCTTTTGTGTGTGTTTGCTTTTTCGTTTGGGTATGCTGCGCCCTATCTAATTTCGGCTGCAAACACTGAACTTTTTTTCCTTGGGGTGTTTACAATTGCTGTATCCCCAATTATGATTGCTTTTATCATTATGAAGAAGATTTTACCTATTGTTAGAAAACTTAAATCAAAGGAGTAGTTTATGAAAAATCTTGTTTATCTAATTCTGTTTATGGTGTTGACTTTTGGAAGTGTAGCTTGTACCAAAGTACCTTCTGGCAATGTTGGTGTGAAGGTTTATCTTCTTGGTGGAAATAAAGGGGTTGACACTGAAGAGCTTGGTGTTGGACGATATTGGATTGGTTGGAATGAAGAACTATATATTTTTCCAACATATACTCAGAATTATGTTTGGTCTGCAGATTCTCGTGAAGGTTCTCCTGATGATGAATCAATTACGTTTCAGACAAAGGAAGGTCTTTCTGTAAATGCTGATATTGGTATTGCGTATCACATTGATCCAAATAAGGTTAATGATATTTTCCAGAAGTATCGTAAGGGTGTAGAAGAAATTACTGACATTTATCTAAGGAATATTGTGCGAGATGCTTTTGTCGTAGCATCTTCAAATAAGCCTGTTGAATTTGTTTATGGTGAAGGTAAGGCTGCTCTTCGTGATGAAGTTGAATCAATTGTAAAGAGTAAGGTTGAACCTATTGGTATTATTATTGAACAGATTTCCTTTGTTGGTGATCTTCGTCTTCCTGGATCCGTAATTACAGCACTTAACGCTAAAATTGAGGCCACGCAGACTGCACAAAGGGTTGAAAATCAAGTCCGCGAAGCTGAAGCCGAGGCCCGTAAGAAAATTGCTGCCGCACAAGGCGAGGCAGAATCTATTAAGCTTGTAGCTCTTGCACAGGCCGAAGCAAATAAAATCCTATCTAACTCAATTACTGCTACTCTTGTTGAATATAAACGAATTGAAAAGTGGAACGGAATTATGCCAACATATATGGCAGGAACAATGCCGTCCCCGATGCTATCGATTAAAGAATAAAGAATTTTATTTACAATAGATAAGTGGCTTGATAGATTATTTTTATCAAGTCACTTTTAATATTGGAGTTCATATGTCTTATCAAATTAAAATTTATTATCGCGCCGGAGATTCTTTCTCAACATCTGATGAGACTTCTATTCTTGAGTATGAATGGAAGAATCTTGATATTGCTAAAAAGAATCTAAAAAGAATCAAAGCACATTACGAATGGTTTACATATGCAACCCAACCTCCTCATGTAAATGAAGAGAAATGGTTAAAAAATGTTCCTAAGTTTTGCGTTAAAGCAACTTTTTATAAAGCAACTTCAAGATATGATTATGCTATCAAATTACTTCATGATGATGGAGAAAGAGAATATCAACTTTATCCATTTTGGTGTGGTTACTATGAACATTTATATGGTGCAAAAATTGTAATTGATTCAGAAGATAAAGATATGTCATTTGGTGATGTAAATTAAGGGGGTGTAAATTATGGCAACATGGCATAATGGTGGCTGGGATTTTGTTGAGGTTGGAAAAAGATACCAATATAAAGAATCCGGTCTTATTGGTGAAATTGAAATATTAGAAGACAATTCCACGGATGATGAATATTCTTTTAAAGTTAAATTTGTAAAGGCTGTATGGGATTTTGGTGACACGCCTTTTTGTATTTCAGCATCAAAATCCTTAAACGCATATTATAATGGTATGGTTAACATTTATGAGCATGAAGAATATTATATTCCAAATGGATATAAGTATAACTATGAGGAATTCAAATAATGATAATCAATGAAACTCAGGGAAACCTGTTCAATTTTGTTAAAAAAGATACTGTGGTTGCTCATTGTATTGCAGCAGATGCTGAAATGGGTGCTGGTATTGCGGTTGATTTTGTGAAAAATTATCCACAAATTAAAAGACTTCGAAATGAAGTTCTTGAAGTAGGGAAAACTTATTATGTTTCCCCAGTATTAAATATTGTAACAAAAAGACGAAGTTCCGGTAAACCCTCTTATGAGTCTATGTGCTTTGCACTCCAAAATATGGCAGAGGTAATGAGAAATAACATCATTACAGAAGTCTATATGCCTAAAATTGGTTGTGGGCTTGATAGGTTATCTTGGCCCGCAGTTAAGGAACAACTTAAATATGTATTTGGAGACAGTGAGGTAACTTTTAATGTCTACTATCTATAATATATTTGATGAAAACAGTATTGAAACTTTTAGGGGAGAACATGTCTTTCTAAGTAATTTTTATTTTTCCTTTGTTCTATATAATGATATTGTATGGAAAACTGCTGAACATGCTTATCAAGCATCCAAAACCCTTGATCCAAAAGAGAAAAAATGGATTATAGATTGCCCTACTCCCCATCTTGTCAAAGAAATAGGGAAGAAATTGACATTAAGAGAAGATTGGAATAATGTAAAAGTTCAAATAATGAGAGACATTATATATGAAAAATTTGAATATAATAAGAGTATTAAAGAAAAACTTATAGCAACACACCCCTATATATTAATCGAAGGAAACTTATGGCATGATAATTTTTGGGGTGTATGTAAATGTGAAAAATGTAAAAAAGTAAAAGTAAAACATAATCATCTAGGCTTTATTTTAATGGAATTAAGAAACCGTTATGTAAATGAAAATTTGTTTTTTAAGGAATAATAAATGTCTATAATTCATTTAGAAGAAGTCAAGATAAAGAATTTTCTATCATATGGATCTAATGTTTCAACATTTAAAATTGACCACGGGCTGACTTTGATCTCAGGGCAAAACAAGGATACTTCACGATCAAATGGAGCAGGGAAATCTGGTTTAAATGAAAGTATTGTTTGGGCATTGTTTGGCAAAACAATTAAAGATATTACTAAAGATCAAATAGTAAATTGGAAGAATAAGAAAAAATGCTTGGTAGAAATTTCATTCTCTATTGATGGGATTAAATATAGGATTGAACGAGGAATCAAACCTAATGTTCTAAAAATTTACAAGGGCGATAAAGAACTTGATTCTTTAGCTTCTGTCACAGATTTTCAAAAATATCTCGAAGAAGAAATTTTGAAAATTGATTACAAAACCTTTATTTCCTTGTTCTATTATAATCCAAATAACTTCGTTTCAATCTTTGATATTCCTAAAGCTCAGAAAAGAAAATTTCTAGAGAACATTTTCAATCTTGAAGCATACTCAGATATAAAGAATAAGATTAATAAAAAAGTTTCTAATATTGATAGTGCAATATTAGAGAACAAAACTTCTGTTTCGAAAAATGAAGAGAGAATTTCTTCATTAGAAATAAATGTTTCAAAATACACTTCTGATATTCGAAGTATTGACATTTCAGATACTCACTTACAGTTACTTCAGGAACAACTCAACGATATCCCGGATGATCTTCCTTCAAAAGAAGATATTGAGAAATATGAACAAAAGATTAAAGATATTGAAGTAGTTAAAAATAAAGCTGAAATAGCTTTTTCAGAAAAGAATGCTCTTCTAAAGGGAATTAGTTATGACCCTAATGCTGCTGACAAGTTAGAAGAATGTAAGAAGAATTTTACTAGTGTAAACTACGATGAGGAACTTGAAAAGCTTCTTTATGATGAGTGTTTCGATTATAAGGTAAAGAAAGAATCCATCCTTTCAGATCTGAAAAAGGTCTCACAAAAAGGGCAATATGAAGATCTTGATAATTGTCCTATTTGTGGATCTAAAATGAATAATGAATCTATTAGAGAACACAAAGCAAAAGAAAAAGATAGATTAAACAAGGAGCTTACTGAAGTAGAAGAAAAGGAAAACCTCCTTATTTCTAAGCATAATGATATTAAAAAATCTAATATGGATTATAAGTATTATGAATCTGAAATTGAAAGATTAACAAAAGTAATTGAAGAAAATAGTAAGTATTTAGAGATTATGGAATCTATTAAGACTCTAAAGGAAACAAAAGAAAAATTCTCTAATACTGTATTTAATTGCAATTCAAAATTGAAAGAAATGAAGGAAAGGGCCTCATTGTACAATAGAGATCTTCTTCTTTCTCAGATTGAAAATGAAAAAAATAGAATTGAAGAAAGAAAAGCTCAGATTGAGAAGCTTGAAGAATACAAAGCAAATGCTATTTCTGAACTGAGTCTTCTGAAGAGTGAAAATGTTGAACTCAAAAAGAAGAATACTAATCTTAGTCTTTTGAAGGATTATTATTCCTTCCTGAAGAAGCTCTGTGGTGATGACCAGATTAAGCAATATGCCATTAGTAGTCTAGTACCTATCATTAACCAGAGAGCTAACCATTACCTCTCAGAGGCAGCCGTAGGGTTTTATATCAAGCTTGATGGATGGCTGGATTGTGAAATCAAGGGAGCTGGAATTTCTAATGCAACAGCCAGTAGTCTTTCCGGGGGAGAAAAGAAATCTTTAGAATTGGCTCTTCAATTTGCTCTTTATGACATTTCAAAATTAAAATGCAAAAATCTCCCAAACATTCTTATTCTTGATGAAATTTTGGATTCTTCTGTAGATGTTAAAGGTATTGAAAATCTTATGAATATTGTAACTATCAAACAACGTGAAGACAATCTTGCTACATTCATTGTTTCTCATAGAAAAGAAATTAGTTCGTTTACATTTGATCGTAGGTTTAATATTATTAAATCTAATGGATATAGCTCTATTAAGGAGGAAGTATAATGGATGAATGGAAGCGGGGGTTATCAGATGTAGAAATTACAAAAAGAATTTGGGATATCGTTAAAGATGATAAGTATCTAGGTAAAGAGCTTGCTTATTATAATGAGGAAAATGAAGTAATATCCCTTTTAGATGGAAATTTAACTTTAACTGTCTTTGAAAATGATATTATTATTGGATTCTCTTGTGAATTAGATTCTGCTAAAAGAATTATTGCTATATATACTTATCTAAGTGGTCTTATACATATTAAAGATTTAAAAATTGTTGATGAATATTACATTTCATTTGATGAAAATGATATGCCAGAAATGTTATATGGCCATGAAGCAAGAATGAAATTTTTACAAGATAAATGTTTTAATGTTTTTAAAAATTTATTAGAAAATAAAAATATGAAAGATTATTTAGAAGATCTTAATATTGAAGATATGTATAAATGTTAAGGAGAAAAAAATATGACAACATTAAAAGAATTGAAAGCTAAAATTAATAAAAAAGTTAAGGGTGTACATTGTGAAATTTTAAGTGATAGTGAAATCATGAATTGTGATTCTTGAATCAGTACCCCAAGTTATGATTTAAATAGAATTATTTCTGGGGATCTTTTTAAGGGGCTGCCTGTTAGATCTATGAATTTTTTAGCTGGCATGGAAGCATCTTTTAAATCTTCATTTGCATGTATCTGTGCAGCTAATTCACAAAAAGAAGGATATAAAGTAATTATCATAGATACTGAAGGGGGACTATCAGGGGAATTTGTAAAAAGATGGGGTCTAGACCCTGATGAGATATTATATATTTATGAACCAATTGTAGATAATGTAAGCTCTATTTTTGGACAATTACTTGAAGAAGAAGATGAAAAATTTTTAATTATTTTAGATTCTATTGGCGGTCTTGAATCAAATAAACTTCTATCAGATGCTTCAGATGGAAATGTTAAATCAGATCAAGGTGGCCTCGCAAGAAAAATTAAGCAAATGATGAAGTTATTCACCACAATCATTAAAAAGAAAAGTTCCATTGGTATTTATACCGGGCATACATACGGAAGTCCAAATGCTGGTCTTTATGCTACTGAAGAAGAAATAGGTGGTGGTAAAGCTTGTAAATATTTAGCCGATTGTATTATTATGCTCAAAAAGTCAAAGAAATATGATAAAGATAAAACAGTAATTGGAAATGTAGTTAAAGCATACACGTTAAAAAATAGATTTTACCCTGCATTTAATAGATGTGAGGTTGATATTGATTATGTACATGGTATTAACAAAGTTCATGGTATGTTTGATTTAGCTGAAAAATTTGGATTTATTACTAAGGCAGGGGCTGGTTGATGTACAAATGTTATAACAGGTGAAAAAGTTCAGGGAATCGAAAAAACTATTCCATGATTTAACAGGGAAATGTTAGAAAAAATAAATAATGAACTTAAAGCTACTGGATATAGTACGATCGATGAAGAACTTAAGGAATCACTAAAAGATGTTTCTTTAGAAGAATAATATCTGGCGCCAATTTTAAAAACTCCTTTTTATAAATAAAATAAAAGGGAGTTTTTTGATGTCAATAATATGTCTTATATGCAATATAGAATGTAAATCTATGAAAGCACTTAAAACACATTTAACAAAAAAACATAATATATCTTTTAAATTTTATTATGATAATAATCTTAAAGTAGATAATATGGACGGTATATGTAAGTTATGTAAAACAAATGAAACATATTTTATAAGTTCTTCTGGCAAATATAAACCATTGTGCGAAAAATGCGGCAAATCCAGGAGTATTCATGCACTAAAAATTTTATATGGAGAGGAAGAAGGAACTAGAAGATACAATGAAATCTGTGCTGGTTGTAGTAGAGACTTAGCATTCTTCACCAACAAATATGGAGAGGAAGAAGGAACTAGAAGATACAATGAATGAGTTAATAAAACAAAAAATAATAAACAAAATTTTATAAAACGACACGGGGAAGAAGAAGGATTAAAGAAATATGACGAATATTGTTTATCAAAATCTTTATCTAAAGAAAAATTTATTTATAAGCATGGAGAGGAAGAAGGAACTAGAAGATACAATGAATGATCAAAATCACATCTTACATTAGAAGAATATATATCAAAGCATGGAGAGGAAGAAGGAACTAGAAGATACAATGAATGAGTAAATTCTGCTAAAAATTCCAAAGAAAACTTTATTATTAGATATGGAGAGGAAGAAGGATTAAAGAAATATAATGAATATTGTAATAAAGTTGGCTGTGGTTTAAACAATTTGATTAGAATATATGGAGAGGAAGAAGGAACTAGAAGATATAAAGAAGTTTGCAGTAACAAAAAAGGCATTGGCTCTTTAAAATATTGTATTAATAGATACGGAAAGGAAGAAGGAGCTTCTTTTTATAATAGATGAAGTAAGTCTAGTGTGCCTACATTAGATAATATGATTAGAATATATGGAAAGGAAGAAGGAACTAGAAGACATACCATATTTAGAGAAAAATCAAAACAAAATTTACACAATTTTATAGATAGATATGGAGAAGATGAGGGCATAAAAAGATATAATTTGTTTTGTGAAAGATCATCAGGAAATACTAGGTCGGTTTCCAAAGAATCCTTAAAGTTATTTTATGAATTGATAGATTGATTATTTGAAGAGAATATTGCAGATTTTAAAGATATTAAATGTGGTATACCAGAAAGTTCTGAATTGTGTATAACATACAATAATAGAAAAAATAGATTTATGTTTGATTTTACATTATTTGATAAACTTATAATAGAATATAATGGCAATGGATCTCATGTAAGAGATACATGATCTATAGATAAAAAAGAACAATGAAGGCATGTTTGAGACAAAGAATGTGACTATATTAAAGCACTTGAAAGGGACGCCTTTAAAAATAATATCGCTATTAATGCTGGTTATAAAATTCTTACTGTATGAGCAGAAGATAAATTTGAAGAAAATTTAAAGTTATGTAAAAAATTTATATTGGAAGAAATGATTGATGAAGAAACTGGAGAAGTAATTCTCTAATTAGGAAAAATGACTAATAAGTTATACATATAACTCATTAAAGAGCTTAATGTATAACTTATTAGTCAAATTACATTTTGTATTTGATTTGCAACTTCTTTAAAATTCTTTTTGTTCCAAAATGAATAGGCGCAGGAATATCTTTAAAAGATGTAATTCATTTATAAGCTGAATGTTCCCAATTTAACTTTGGTTCAAATATCTCATCCACAGTTATTATAAAGGTTGTAAAAGTAAAATCTCCATCCTCAAAAATATCAAATGGTTTTTCTGAAATTTTAAAGGTGCCATTATATCGCAGTTCTTCTTTAAATTCTCTTTTGGCTGTTATTTTTGGTCATTTATCAGAATCATCAACTTTTCCCGAAACAACAATGCTTCAAGTTCCTGCCTCTTTGACTTTTTTCCATCCGTCTATAGTATCTTTTTGTCTTTGAAGAACTAGGAAGGCTTTTTCCTTTTTAGCATATACAATGGCACCAGCAGCCGCCTTTCCAAAATAGGACCTTTTAGAATCACCACTCTTTAGATCCATTCTCAAAAATTTAATAAATTGTGTCATAATGAAAGGGAGCCGAAGCTCCCGTCTCCTTAACCTTTACATTCATCAACTAACATCAGAAACTGAGAATATAAACCTTCGGGGTCATCTACCATAAACTCATCAGTAAATGGAACTCGAACTACACCATTAAGATCTTTATCCGTATGGAAGGTTATACCGATACCAAACTGATTTGAATCAACATACATCTTGTTAGATTTCTTAATAACTTTCTTTTCAAAATCTTCCCAAGGCATAATTTCTTTAGCAGTTGGTACTGTACACTGATGAAACACAAATGTAATAACATTTTTACTTTTAATCATTTCTTGCTCCTGAAGATAATCTGCAAATCGTTTAAAATACTTGTTTTCTTTTAAAGCATTAGGATATTTAGCTTTAAGTTCTTTAATTCTTTTCTTATTTGTGAACATTACTTTATGAGCTTTTACAATGTTAATTTGAGCTTGAGGTCAACAAATTGCTCATTCGGGAGAACGAATTGAGTCGTTTCCGGTACCTGCAACATGATGATGAAGTCCATAATCCCCTAGATTTACTTCACATTCATAGATTGTCCCAACTGTTCCTTCTCTTCTTGAGTAACCATCATCTCCAAGATATTGAGCAGCCTTTTCAATAACATTAGTTACATAAATTCCACCAACAGTATCTATTGTTCTCCAATGATATAAATCTGTTGGATAATCACTATATGTAACTCGTTTACCAGATTCTCGTGATGATACAGGAAAATATCCATTTTCTAAATATTCAATATAATCATTAGACTCTTCAATAGCATCTCCATCACTTTTAGGTTTAACTAAAAGCATATTATGAATATCAAGCATTCTGCCAACAGTAGAAGAATCGTTTGCAGGAATAACAGTAAACCCAAATCTTAAAATAAAGTTTGATGCTGTTAATCCTGAAGCATGGAAAGCTGGAATAAGTTCACTAGCTCCAAATCTTGTTCTAAATTGATCAAATTCAGGATATTTCATATTAACATTAAAGGATTCAATAAATTCAACAGCAGAATTTCCATGTTTTCCATTATAATATTTAGAATATTCAACAGACTTTTCATTAAGCTGATCTTGAGTTTCCTCAATTTTTTCCAAATTGATATCTGGAATGAGAGCATCTCCCTTTAATACTTGTTCAACACGCACAAAGTAATCTGCCCATTTTTCTCTTGGCTTCTTTCTAAGCATTGCTCCCTTAAATTCAAAGTTATTATATTTCAATAATGTTTTGATTCTAGAAGGGGTTAATTTAATTGAGGGTTTTAAAGGGTTATCATCATTGAAAATATCTTTTAATAGTGGATAAATCAAAAGTTGATCTTTCAATGTATTAACTAATGAATTAGCAATTTTATTAGGAAATGCATCTAATAGATCATCAAGTTTTTGAAGTTTATCTTTATCAGATAACATATCTAACATGATATATTCAAGACTATTGGTCTTATTTAAAAGTCTTTTACCAGAACTAATTTTATCCCAAACCCCTTGAACATTATCATTCTTAAAATATTCTATTAGGGCATCTACTCCATAATCGTCATATAACTTTCCAATCATGAAAGAATTTCGATCTAAATATTCCGCAATATTTTCAGTAGCTTCCTTAGATGTATAGTATCCTGCTCTATTAAGATATTTTAATCTTCAATCATTATCTTCATGATTTAATAAGAAATCATTTATTTTGTCTTTTGAATCGAAATATTCTAAGGCAAAAGATTTTTTTAATTCATCTTGTTCATATACCGGAAAGTTATATACATAATCATATACATTTTTTTTATATCTTTCATCGTCCATATTGTCTGCTAAAAATTGTTGAACAAAAGCTTTATCTAAAAATCCTTTCGAAATTAAATAATTAAAATCTCTTAGAATATGAAGACCTGAAATCTTAATTTTATATTTTACATGTTCTAACCATATATCTTTATATGAATTAAAAGTTTTTAAATTAAACCTATAGTCTTTAACTGAAAAGAAACCATATGTACTATCATCATTCTCTTTAATTATAGTTTTAATGGCTGCGTCTATCTTTATGCTTTTTGATAAATCATAATCACTATTTTCAAAATATTTAATAAAATTCTGTAATCTGTATGCTACTATTTTATTTAAATCTATAAACAAATCGGGGTTCTTAAATATAAAATCTGCTTCAATTCCCCAATTTTGCACCGTACTCATATCGAACTTATCATCTATTAATTTTGTTAATAGTGTATAAAAAAGTAGAAACTCAGGCATAGATGTATTAAGCTTCCTAAAAATATTTTTAATAACTTTAACTTCGCCAATAATATATTTGGGGTGATAATTGTTTTTTGAGTCTCTTTCTATAGTTTTGACCAAATACGCAAATTTGGTCCAGTTTCCTTTATATGCAAAATAATTCAAACAATAAAGTCCAACCAAACTAAATTCTTCTCGTTCACTAATATAAACATCTATCCATTTAAATCCTGGGCCAGTCTCAAGTGCAAGATCCTCAATCAAATATGAATGATCTGTTTGATATTCTTTATGTAAAAAAAATGCCAAAGTAAGATACTTTCTAAGATCATCATTACTTGATTTTACTCGTTCAATAAATTCAGAATATGGTAAATTATAGTGTTCAATATATTCTTTTAAAGTTCAATTATTATCTTTCAAATGTTTTAAATAAAATTCATGAAAGGAGGTTGGATTTGTTCTCTTCACTAACTCAGAATTAAGAATTTCATATGATAATTTATCACCAATTTTGTCTTTAAGTGTCAACATTGAATCAGCTCATCTATATGCTGCACTTTTTTTATCATCTAATAAAATCCATTTTTTTGCTATTTCTTTTGATGATCTACTCTCAATAGAAATCACAACATTTATAGTATCCAAAGTCATATATTCAGCAAAATGCCCTAAATAATCTACAATTTCAATTTTTTGATCCCCATAAATGCCATGAATAAGAGTCTCAAAATCGTTTCCCCGCAGCATAATAATTGCTCTAATTATATTTTTTTCATTCAAACAATCTGGGAATGTAGATTTAAGAATAGAATCTAATTCATCAATATATTTGTCAGGAACTTTAGAAGCAATTTTTAAAGAGCCTCTTCATTCTGAAAAATATTTTTTTAAATCTTCAATAAAAAAAGAAGAAAAAGTTGTATATAGATCTTTTATATTATCTTTCATCTGAAGAGTTCTAACCATATATCTAAAATCAAAAAGAAGTGAATCTTTAAATGCATATTCAATAAAATATGGAGACAATCTAGAAAAATCTCCTTTAATTGGGGTATATAATTTTTCGATTGTAGGGAATTGCTTTTTGATTTCATCTGGAATTTCGTCAAACAAAAACTGCTTCATTACTGTTCTTGAAGGAGTATATCTCATATAAAGACTTCTAACAATAGTTTGAATATCACTAGAAGATTTACTATTAGAAACCAGATACATTAGAAGATAATATGTGCTTAATTCAAGATCTAGTTGATTTGCATTAGTATATAAAGTAATATCCTGCCAAGTTGGAGCAGGAATTTCTTTTGGCTCATCAGTAGGGATAACTTGAGTTTTAACAGGAATATTTGTAGTCTTAGGTTCGCCTGTTAATGCAGATTTGACTGACGAAACTTTTGGGACAACAGTATCAACAGTTACAGGTGCGTCTGTAGCATCCTGGGTACTATCTGAAGGACTTGAAAGCCTTTTATATAATACCCTAAATTCATGTGCTCTCTTATGCTGCATCGCTAAACTGTAGAGTTCTGGAAGCATATCAGATAAAGTTTTATTTCCTTTCTTAAAATCTTTAAGAAGAGCGGAAATTTGTGGATATGGGTATAAAGATGAAACTTTTATTCTTTTGATAATTTCGTCTCTAAACATATTTTCGTCCAGCCCACCCAATGTTCCCATTTTAATTTTGGCGAGCATTTTGGTAATCTTGGTCATAGTCATGTCAGGTATAACTTTTTTGTCATCAATGACTTTCAAAATAACCATTAGATCAGAATCTGTATCAGTAACTTTGTCTAGTCTTACTGTAGACTGTTTAAAATATTGAATGAGTTTGTTCTCATCTTTATATTTTGCATACAGACCAAGAAAGCCAAGAAAATTAATCCAAAATTCATTTGTAATTTTCTTTTCTTTTGCAAGGAATTTATCTTTCCCTTCTTGATCTTTTCATATATGATTTTCTATTAAATAATCTCTCATTTAAACTGACTCCTACTAAAGCATATTTTAATTATTTATTCAATTTCATCTTTTCCTTCTTTCTCTGAAGGAATTTCTTCTTTATCTAACATTTCTAAAAGGCCTTTAAATTCACCAATATGAACTTTTTCTTCTCGAGCAACATCAAGAAGAACTTCCTTTACTTTTTTGTTTTTTACTTTTCTAGCCATCAATTGATAAAGAACAATAGCATCCTGTTCAGCAACAATAGCCATTCTTAAAATTTCATCATCAGTTTTATCATTGAGATTCATCTCATTAGATAACATCTCATTAAGCATAAATTCTTTAAATTTCATTAAGGTTCTTTTAACTCCTTCTCTATTACTTCAAACTTTTCTTTATCATAAAATCTTAATCTAATATCGCCGTATTTTGGGAACCATTTGTTATTATGATCTACCAAATCGTATATAATAGCACCATTTTTTGATGCATGTTTACGTAAAACCCGGCCTATAGATTGGAGTATCCTGATTTTCGACTTATAGGGGGCAGCAAAAATAAGATGCCCTAAATTAGGTATATTGATCCCTGTACTAAACGTCCCGTATGTTGCGCAAATTATATATTTTTTATCGGGGTTTTGTATCACTTTTTGTCTTCAGATCTCTCTATCTGATGTATCCATAGATCCAGAAATGAATACTATATTGTCTTCCTCACATAACCCGCGATCCAATAAAAATCGTTTAAGGAATTCACCTTCTGTTTCAACTTTACCAACTAAAAGTAAAACAGTTTTATTAATACTATTAAGAATATTACATATATTGTTTAATCTAAAAGAATTTCTAAATATCTCATCTTTTGCTTCATTATAGTCAGTAGAAAATTTTGTATTATATTTAATATGATACATTACAATTTTACTATCTGAGATGTATCCTAAGTCTGCAAGTTCTGATGCTGGTACTTCAACAACTATAGGACCCAAGTAACTTTTTACATTCATAGTTTCAAGTCTTGCTTCAGGCATTGTACCAGTACAGCCAATTCGATAGTCTGCATTTGAAGCTTTTAAAATATCCCTAATAACTGTGGCTCTAGCGCCATGTACTTCATCAATAATTACACAATCAAAATTCTCTACTTGAGAAACATTATGTGATAAAGATTGTCAGGTTGAAATAACAATCTTCTTATCCCATTCTTTAAATTTTGAATATACACGGCCAAGATCTTCTTTATAAAATCCATAGTCTAAGATATCTTTATAAAATTGCTCTACCAGTGAAGTAGTAGGGACAATTATCATAGCATTTGAAATTTTCTTGCTATGAAGAAGATTTTTGATTATACCAGCAATAATATAGCTTTTTCCTGCAGAAGTTGCGGCCCTAATAATACATTTTTTATATTTTAATGCTTTACGAATACATTCTTCTTGGTATGGGCGATAATCCCAGGGCTCACATTTTTCTAATTCAATATTATCAAAACTTGAATCCTGTTTGAGAAACTCTTTTACTTCATCATCTATAATCAGTTGGGTTTTGGGATAATTCTTTTTGTAAAATGAAAGAAATTCAGTCAATAATCCATAAGGAAGAATCTTATCATAGATACTAAACAAATAAATTTTTCCATCTCAATGTCCAACTTTAAACTTTGGACTAAAAGCATACCCAGGAGCATATTCAGAAAAATGATCTTTTAATTTTAATAAAATTTCTCTATCATCACAATCTACAAATATATGTAATCTGTCATACATTTTTAAAGTAATCATTAGATTCTCTTATTAGCAAATTCTTTCATACTCCAATACTGTCTATCAAGACCTTTTACACAGAGCTCAAAGAATGCTATACGAATTTTTTGTTTTCTCAAAATCTCTTTCATTTTAAGATATTTTGGATCTTTAGGCAAATAGTATTTTTCTATTTCCTTGTTTGAGAGTTCTTCTTCAGATTGAAATCGATACTTGTGATAAAGTTCACCAACAAGTTTTTCTTGAAGCTCTTCAAGTTCTTCATATCTGATTTTTTCTTTAAGTAATTGATCTTGAAATCTAATTACTTGATAAGGATTATCTTGTAGCTTTTGAGAAATATTCAATTCATCAAAAGCTACAAGTTCATATATTGGATATTCTTTAAGTAGATCATCAACAATTTTATCTTTATCAATTGCCACAAATTTTCTCCTAAAACTATTTTAGATGGGGATATTTGTCAAAGAAACCCTCAGCCTTGAGATCATCTCAATCTCCGATAATATCTACGTCATATGGGGTCTTATTATTTGTAACTTCATTATCCATTCTTTTAATAATTATATCTCTTATTTGTTCAGTTTTAACATCAATTGATCTAGGAGCAAATCCTTCTGTCCAATCAAGAACATTCATGAAAAATGTATCAGCATCAATTTCTTTTCCTAAATTTGATGTGGCATATTCATATTCTTTGGCCTTTTTTTGATTGAAGGACCAAGCATTTAAAATTTGTTCTTCTTTTAAATCTTTTAGTGCAAATCCTTTATCACCTTTCTTTAGGTTGATAATTCCTTCAGGGAAAATGTGTTTAAAATTTTTAATGAAAAGAAAAATATAATCTTTAGCTCATTTATTTCTCAATTCAAAATTCTTTTTATGAAAAGCTTTAAATTCCTGCTTTGTCATATCTGAATAGAATTTTGTATTTACATTTTCATCAAGCATTAATTGTTTTAATTTATTTCTTATTTCCATTTTAATAAAAACTCCTATGATAGTAAATAATGTTGAATTCTACCTTCAATAGAATTCTCAAATAATTTTAATTTTTTAGGTAGAACAACTATTGAAACATCCCTATCCTTAACAACTCTTTCAAAAGAAGAATCACTAAAAGAACATTGTAAAGGAACAACATACATTGAAGAAGTTGGAGTTAATAGAACTATAGATGTCGAAATATAATCTGAGGGTTCTTCTCTAATAGGGCAAAATTTTGTATTTCTATCTAAATTTTTAGAAGTTAGATTTTTTAATGTTGTTAAAACTTCTAATGGATGATTTGGTTCTTCTTTTTCTATAGCATCAATGACAGTATCTCTTCTCATTATAGAAGACTTATAACCTTCTCCATCTTCTTTAGTATAACCAGCATCTTTTAAAAAAATTCCATGATTAGTTCTAACAACCAAATTATAGTCTTTAATTTCTTTAACTTTTACATTATAATCTTCAGGGACAATATGTTTAAGTAAGATTTTCTTTACATCTTCATCATCTTCAATTGGATCAATTTCTAAATTCCTTAAAATGGCTTCTTTGGTTTTATTATGAAGAAATATTTCTAAATAGAAAAGTTTTTCCCCATCTGAGACTATTGTATTACCTTCGAATCTTTCTTCAACCAAAGTATCAACAACATCTTTGATATTATCCATTTTAAGAACTTGTCTTAAGATAATCCCATTTCTATTAGTTTTTCTATTTTTAATAGATAGTCTAACTTTACCGTCTTTCTTATCTTCATGATTTTGCAAAGCAACAGAAACTAACATTATGCCTTTTGAATTAATACCTTCAGTCCAATCATTATATTCATCAATTAGAAATGCTGATGAAATCCCATCATGAGAATAATATTTCAAGGAGTATTTTGGTTTATACGCTCTATCCCTAATTTTATAGAGGAATCATTGTTCCTTGTTATTTCTATTTTTTAATTTTAAGCCAATTGCTACACACATCTAGCTTTTACCTCATCCAAATTAATATAGTTTATAAATTATTTATCAAAAATTCATAAGTACATATTACCAAAATATTGTTTCACCAATCAATATAATTCTATATACTATACCCTCCGTACCAAGTTAATATATTAACTATCATATTTCTCCGGAGTTGTAAATAGAGAAAATTCAAGTTTATACCACATCTCGAATATTTTTTTATCAGAAAGTCTGGAAATTTTGAGATTTTTCATGTTTCCAGGAAGCTTAATTATTTCAATAACTTAGAAATCCACCAAAATCTTAGTTTTCCTAATAATATCAATAACTTACGAGAAATCCACCAAAATCTATAGAAAAACGTAATGTTTTATACATCATTTTCTTAGGATTTCGAATAGTTAATAATTTTAATAATTTAGGATTTCTTAAAATCCTCTTTTTCTCCATTAGAAATTTCTATAAATAATTAAAACACAATAAAGTTTTTTAGAGGAATAATATGACTAGAGCTGATTTAAGAGCAAGATTAAAAAGAGATTTGGGGTATCCATATAACAAAGTTGAAGTCACAGATGATCATCTAAATGATGCCATCGATGATGCTTTGGAAAAATGAGAAGAATGAGCAGTAGGTAATTCTACAAAAGAATATTATTTTACTATGCCACTGTCTGCTGGTCAATATGAATATGTCCTACCAGCATATGTTACAGACGTACTGGGCTTCAAATCTGACACATGGAGTACAGGTATTAATACTCTCTTTACCATTGAGAATTTTTTATACACACAAGGATATATTGACCCCCAACAGTTTATGGGATCTGGTGGACTAATTGGGTATCAGCTTGCTATGGATTATATTGAAACATTAGAAAGATATATGCCTGAGCAATATACATTTAAGTATGCTAGACACAAAAAGATTCTTAACTTGAGTCCTACTCCTGTTTTAAAAGATGTCAGAACTATTAATGGAACTGAATGGGATTTTGCTGGATATCTTTTAGTTAGATGTATGGCATATGATGGATCCTTTGTTGATGGCTGAACCTATTTAGATTTTGAAGATCAAGCACTTAGTGAAGGTTGAGTTAAAAAATATGCATTAGCAAAACTAAAAACAACATTAGGTCAAATTAGAAGAAAGTTTTCAAGTTATAATTCAATAGGAAATACTGGAATAACTTTGGATGGTGCTGAATTAATTTCTGAAGGCAAAGAAGAAATGGATAGACTAATAGAAGAAATTGATACTAACTATGCCTATGAAGGGTATGGTATTACAATGGGAGCAATATAATGGAAAAGAAACTTGGGTGGATTTGTCCTAAATGTGGAAAGTGTTTAAGTCCTTATGTAAACGAATGTGAATGTTATAAAGTAGTAATAAATAACAATCCTCATGTACCAATGGAGATTGAGAATCCTTTAAAAACTTTTAAATGGGTAAAAGATTGGCCTACGCCTTATGAGGATCAACCAAAGTTTAAATTTTATACAGCTGGATCAAGCGACAATCCTTGTGAAGGTTGTCTAAGTAAAGGAAAGCCTTTTTGTCATTGCACTATTGGTGGATCAAAAGTAACTTATTAAGGATTTAAAATGGAAAAAATAGAACTACCTACACATATTTCTGGGGATTGGTGAAATGGTATGGGGCCTATTACTGTTAGGGTAAATGGCGATCCATTGGATTTAACATCCACAGAAATTAAAATGCAAATAAGAAGAGGAAGGAAACCTTCTGATGCCGTATTAGCAGAATGGTCAACAACAGATGGAACTATTCAAATCATAGATGGTTCTAATGGTGTTTTTAATATTTCTGGTCGTGTTCTTACTCTTCCCGGAGGAAATTTATTTTCTGATGTGCAAGTTAAGACACAAGATGAAAGATACTTCACCATTATTCCAGAAATAGTTTGAAATGTTATAAATGATATAACAAGGTAATATTATGGGAAATGTATTTGATGTAAATATCGAAGGTATAAAAGATAATAAATATAGTATTGAGGTAGATCTTCTTTCTAATGATATTTCAGTAGAGGTTATAAAGGAAGAAAGATCATATGATATATCCATTGAAACAGCAAATTTTTCATCTTTGGTAAGCCCCAATGATGGAAATAGATTATCAAGAACTGTTGAAGGTGGGTTATTTGTTCCAGAGATAGATTTTGATTTAACTTCCATTTATGAGGAAGCTAAAGTATAGGGGATTAAAATGACAAGTGAAGAAACATTAGCGAACTTTGCAAATGCAGTTGGCACAGATATTAAACAATTAAGTGAAGCTATAAATATTTTTCAAATAGAAAATGTTAGTGATAGTGATTTATTACAATATTCAAGTTCTCTAGGAAAATGAAAAAATATTAAAAAGGAAACTATCTTAGATGGTGGTAATTTTTAAAGGAAACATAAATGTCAAATACTATTAGAATTAAAAGACGCGCTATAGGTGGTGCCATAGGTGCCCCTTCTTCTCTTGAAAATGCAGAATTAGCATTTAATGAGGCAGATGATACTTTGTATTATGGTAAAGGAACAGGTGGTGTAGGGGGTTCTGCTACAACTATAGAACCTATTGGTGGTATAGGAGCCTTTGTTTCAAAAAATAATATTGATCAAACTATAGACGGAGAAAAAACTTTTGTAGGTACAGTTATTGCTCCAACTCAGGATTCTACTGATGATTCAACAAAGGTAGCTACAACAGCTTTTGTAAAATCAATAGGATATGTTCCTGCCCCTACTGGTGTAGTTACGGGAACATTTACAAAGGTTACTATAAATTCAAACGGATATGTTACGCTAGGTTCAACACTTAGTGCTTCTGATATCCCTTCATTAACAGCTTCCAAAATATCTGATTTTGATACCCAAGTAAGATTATCCGGTTTAGACCAAATGGCCGAACCAGAATCAAATGTATCATTTAATGATGTTAGAATTACAAATCTTGCAACACCTGTTAATGATAATGATGCTGCAAATAAATTATATGTTGATACTGCAATTCAGGGCATTAAACCAAAGAACTCTGTAAAGGCAGCGACAACAGGTAATATCACATTATCTGCAACACAAACAATTGATGATATTTCTGTTATAGATGGGGATAGAGTATTAGTAAAAAACCAAACAACAAGTTCACAGAATGGTATTTATATTGTTTCTGGTAGTGCATGGACTCGCGCTGCGGATATGAATTCATGGGATGAAGTTGTTTCAGCATTCGTATTTGTTGAGGAAGGTACTACAAACGCCGATACTGGTTGGTTATGTTCCGCAAATAGTGGTGGTACATTAGATACAACGGCGATTACATGGGTTCAGTTTTCAAGCGCAGGATCAATAACTGCTGGGACGGGTTTATCAAAAGATGGCAATACACTTAATGTTGGTGCAGGAACGGGTATCACAGTTGGTGCTGATGATGTTGCTTTAACAGGACAGTCTTTAGCATTACATAATTTATCTACAAATGGGTTAATAACAAGAACTGGATCTGGAACTGTTACTTCAAGAACTATTTCTACTTCAGGAACTGGCATATCCGTCGCAGATGGAAATGGCGTATCAGCTAACCCAACTATTTCATTGTCTACTGCATTGTCTACTGTTGGTACCTTAACCCCAGCAGCTGATAGAATTGCTTATTATACAAGTGCTTCTACTGCCTCCTTAACAGCATTAACATCTTTTGGTAGATCATTAATTGATGATGATAATGCTTCAACTGCAAGAACTACTTTAGGATTAGGAACAATTGCTACTCAAGCAGCATCAAGCGTTGCAATTACTGGCGGCTCAATTACAAACTTAACAACTTTTGATGGGATCACTATTGACGGTGGAACATTCTAAATAAATAAAAATAAGAAATATTTTATGGGGATATTTCTATATCCCCTTTTTTTATTCCTGCTTCTTTAAGCGTACAAGGAGTCCATCTTTATGGCAAATACTATTATTCACAAAAAGTCTTCTGTGGCATCAAAATCTCCTCTTATTGGAGATTTGTCTCTTGGTGAAATAGCAATCAATACTTTTGATGGTGTACTTTATTTAAAAAAGAATAATGGAACAGAATCTATTATTCCAATTAAAGAAATAACAAAATCTAATGTTGAAGCTGTTTTAACCGGTACAATATTTACACATACCCACTCATATGAACACACTCAAAGTTCTGCTTCCACAACATGAACAATTAATCATAATTTAAATTCAAGATTAGTACAAATAATTGCTGCTGATTCTTCTTATCTCCAAATTTTCCCGGATTCTGTTTCTTTTACCTCTGTCAATCAGGTTGTTTTAACCTTCTCAGAAAGTGTTTCGGGTTATGCTAAGATTTCTCGATAAATAGTTATATGAGGAATACAAAATGACTTTAGATGTAAATTTTAAACCTGAATGAGAGCTTTTAGACTTTCAACAGGTAGAACAAGAATATGAATTGTTTGATTCAATTGCCTCGGAATTTAATGATGTTTCTGGTTTTGCAATTGAGTATTATGTATTAGATGCTCAAAATGGAAACATAGATCTTCTATATGGAGAAATTCCTAATATGAATTGGAATGGTCCATATAGAACAAAAATTATATATGAACCTACAAATGAAACAGAAGTATTAAATTCTTTTGGGTTCTCATCTGATGATGTTATTACATCAATGATGATGACAAAATCAGTTTTTTCAAGAGATATTTCATATGATTTTATTCCTAAAGTTGGTGATGTTATTAAAACTTTATGAAATAACAAAATGTATGAAATTACTGATGTTGGTGCCGAATCTAAAATTTTTCAGGGCAAAAAAATGGTTTGAGATTTTATTTGTAAACCATTCAGACACAGTTCACAAAGTGCTTCAGCAGATGAGATTGTTTTCAATACACCGAATGATATTGATTTCCCTGGAATCAACTTTGAATATATATCAAAACCTCTATCAGCATTCGGCGACAACGATACAGTAGAAGAAGAATCTGATGCTATTGACAATAATAGTGTAGATTCTTCTTATTATGGATATGATACTTTAGATTAGGATAAACTATGGATACATTTTTTCATTATCATACATTACGAAAAACAACTATTCAATTTCTTAATATTTTTAACAATATTAAGATTGCTAAATATAATTCAGATGGATCAGTAAGGGAATTTGTAACTGTTCCTTTAAAGTATGCACCAAAAGAAAAGTTTTATTATTGATTATATGAAAGGAAACATGAAATAAAACTACCAATGATGAGTGCTTATATTACAAGTATTTCTCCTGCGATAAATGAACGAGGAACAAATAAACATATGAAAGTCTTGTCTTGTGATAGACAGTTATATCATAAGACATTAGTTCCATATACTATTGAATATGAGCTTGCAATTTCTACATTGTTTCATAATGAAATAGATCAAATTTTTGAACAAATTATTCCTTATTTTACTCCATATGTAATTACAAGGGTATCAATTCCTGAAATAGATAATCATTTTGATTGTAAAGTCATTTTAGAATCTATTTCCCCTGATATGGAAACAGATATCCCAGAAGATGATTATAGAATGATAAATTGAAAATTAAATTTTACTGTTCATACATTTGCATTACAGCCAATAAGTGCTGGAAAATACATTGAGGAAATTTTTCTTGAAATGAGAAATAATGATTTAGTGTATGAAACTATGCATTTATCTGGATATATGAATGATGATAATCAAGTAATAAGCTCATATGAACTTATTCCTGGAGACGCATAATGGGCTGCACTACTTTAAATATAGCTTCTGGAAATAACTTTCAATTATATTTCCCTGTTTTACCTTTTTCTACTGAATTACAAGACAGTAAGGAACTAACACTAAATCTGTTCAATGTTGTTATTCCTAGTATGTCATTTGACAGTACACCAATAAGTTGGCAGGGATGAGACACAAAAAGAGCAGATGGAACTTTACTTTTTGCAGACTTCACTTTTGATTTCATGATTGATGAAGAATTCAAAAACTGACAAGTTCTTTTTGATTGAATGACAAACATCAACAACAATAAAGATGTATTAAGTAAGCACCCCAGAACTTATACTACAGATTCTTATATTATGATTATGGATAATTTTGGAAAAAGTATTTTAAAATTAAAATTGATAAATTGTTTCCCTATGGATTTGGGAACAGTAACATTATCTTATAGAGAGGGTGAAACTTACATTGAATGTAATGCAACAATTTCTTATGATAGAATGGAAAGAGGATAAAAATATATAAATATAATTATAATCTAATGATTCTTAGATTCTAATTTATGGAGGAAACAATACATGAGTTTCGGAATTTCGCCGGGCGTGGCGACGAGGGAAGTGGATCTAAGCACCACAATTCCTGCAGTAGCAACTTCTATTGCTGTAAACGTCCTAAGAAAAACATACAAAGGCCCTGAATACGAACAGTATTTAGTAACAAATACAGATGAACTTATTGATGCATTTGGTAAACCTGCTGATAGTTCTTTTATTGATATTCTGTCTTCTGCAGGATATCTTAAATATGGAAGCATGCTCTATTGTACAAGGGTTATGCCTACTGATGCTACTTTTGCTGGTACAAAAATTTTAACTGGAACAAATTCTACCCAGGAAGCCACTGCTAACTTCACTTTTGAAGCTACTGGAACTGTTGAAGGAACTGAAGATGATGGTCCTTATACCTATACCTCATTAGGAACAACTGATATGAAGATGTTCCCTGAAATGGTAGACACTTTAATGGGTGAAGATGACCCACTTTGGGTACTTGCTAAATATCGTGGTGAATTTGGAAACAATACTCGTTTACTTGTTTATGACAAGGCCACATATGATGCTGTTAAGTATTTTGATACACAGACTGAAACATTTGATATTCCTTCTGGCGTATCTTTAACTGCTTCAGCTACGGCAGCAGTATCTGGAATGTGGGTAGATTATGAAGCTAATCCCGATTTTGGAACTCCTGGTTACCAGGATGATCTTCCATTTGTTGTAATTCGTGATCTCGATACTCCTATGACTGATGAAAAACAATTCACAATCGTAGTCCAAGCTAAAGATCAGGGTTCAACAATATGGGAAGACAAAGAGGTCTTCATTGTTTCTTCTGATGAAAATTCAATTGATGATTCCGGCGTTTCTAATTTTGTTGAGACTGTTGTAAATGAACAGTCAAAGTATATTAATGTAGCTTTGAATCCTGTCTTTAAAACAACTACAGAAATTGATTCGCCCGCGATTGGGGCCATTATGACTCGTATGGCCACCCTTTCTGGTGGAAAGAATGGTGTATTTGGAAGACATGAAGATGTAACTGTTCAGGCTGGTGAAGATGCTGCTTGTATTGAAGCATATAATCTTTATGCTAATCCTGAAGAAATTGATGTCAATCTCTTTATCGAATCAGATAAGGGTGTAACTGTAAAAACCTACCTTGTAGAGCTTTGTGAATCAATTCGTAGAGATTGTTTTGTTGTACTTGATGTTCTAAGATCCCATGTTCTAAACAACAAAGGTTCTGAAACATTAGATATGGTAAAATGGAGAAAAGGACAAGCTGGTTCTACATTTAATCCTAATACTTCATATGCTGCTCTATATGGTAACTGGATCGAAGTATTTGATACTTGGAACAAAAAATATCGTTGGCTTCCTCTCTCCGGTCATATGGCTGGTCTATATGCTCATACAGATGATGTAGCTGATGCATGGTGAGCACCTGCTGGATTGAATAGAGCTATTCTAACTGGTGTTCGTAGACTTGCTTTTAATCCTACTGAAGGAAATCGAGATGCAATGTATGTTGCAGGAATTAACCCTGTTGTTTCTTTTAGTGGTCAGGGCAAAGTAGTTTGAGGACAGAAGACCCTATTAGATAAACAGAGTGCATTTAATAGAATTAATGTTCGCAGGTTGTTCCTCATATTGGAAAAAGCCATCGCAAAAAGTGCCAAATACTTTTTATTCGAGATGAACGATGAAATTACTTGGATGTTAATGACCAATATGATTGAGCCTTTCCTTCGTGATATTCAGGGCCGCCGTGGCATTTATGCCTTCAAGGTCCAGATTGATGAAACAACTAATACCCCAGAAAGAATTGATCGTAACGAGCTAGTTGGGAATATATGGATCCAGCCCGCCAGAGCAGTCGAGTTTATCCGGCTTAACTTTATCGCAACAAAAACTGGGGCTAACTTCGATGAACTAATTGGAGCAGGTGCGGTTTCTTAATTTTTTATTTACAATATAAATAAAATATCTTATCTTTAAATTTAATGGAGAAGGACAACACCGGCCAGTGCTGAGGGTTGCTCCCACATCCCTCTAACTTCTCTTTAAATTTCAAATTCTATGGGAGTAGACTATCATGATTATTTGTTGAGACAATCTAGAAAAACATAATATTAAATTAAGCAATAGAGGAAATTTTAGAGGTAATGATGGTACATATTATTATCATGATTTATGTCTAGAATGTGGTGAGCCTTTTTTAAGTAAAGGAAAACATAATATACAATATTGTTCATATGAATGTATGACTAAGTCTCAAATATATAGAGAAAAAATTGGAAATGAAAAAGCACTTCTTAATGAATCTACTGATATTATATTAACAAAAGAGGAAATTTTAGAATTAAGAGTTAAATACCCCAAAAGATATATTAAAATATTAAAAAACAAATATCCAAAAACAATACAACAAATAGAATTGTTTTTTAATGACATTAAATCCAATATTACTAACAGTATATTATCTCAAAAAATATTCCATTATGTTTTTAATTTAAAAAATATTCCTGTATGCCCTCTTTGTGGAAATATATTACCATTTAACACATTATTAGAGTCATGGGGATATAGAAAATTTTGTTCAAGAATATGTGCTATAAATAATCCAGATTTAATAAGAAAACGTGATCCTAACCAAGATGTTAAAAAGGAAAGAAATAATAGAGGAATTAAAATTTTAAAATCTTCAGATATTAAAGTTTATTCATTAGAAAGAACCAATAAAATTTTTCTTTTATTTTTAGCTAAATTCAATTATGATTTTCAAAATGTTGCCATAAAAATTCTTAACAAGTCCCCAAAATTATATAAAAGTATAAACATCTATTATGCGGATTTTACTCATAGAGAAATATATTACCTTATTCTAAATAATAATCCAAAAGAAAGAATATGTTATATTTGTAAAAAAGAGAAAACACCATTATTAAGAAATGGTTATAGAAGCTATTGTACTAATTGTGGAAATAAACATAGTAATATTATTGCGAGATTTAAAAAATATCCATTAATATATAATTATTGTAAAGATAATGATTATGAAATGATAGCATCTAGATATGAATTTGCTCTTAGTCCTCTAAAAACGACCGATGTTAAATGTTTAAGATGTAAAAATATCAGACCATTATCTATAGAATTAATAAATAAAGGAGTTTCTTGTTCCTGTAGAGTTAAGGGAGGAACTAGTAAGGCAGAAAACGAAATAGCAAAATTTTTGAATATTAATCATCGCAGGGGAAATAAAGAAATTTTAGATGGTCTTGAGATAGATATCTTTATTCCAAATTCCAATTTGGGGATTGAATATGATGGTATATATTATCATTCTGAAATTTCAGGAAATAAAAATAAAAAATATCATATAAATAAGACAGATATTTGTGATGAAAATAATATTCAACTTATTCATATATTTGAAACGGAATGGAAAGATAAACAATCTATAGTTAAATCTGCACTTCTTTCTAAGTTGGGTATTTTTGAAAATAGAATATATGCTAGAAAATGCGAAATAAGATCTCTTACTTTTGAAGAATCTAATATCTTTCTTCTTCAAAATCACCTCCAAGGATATTGTAATTCGTCTATTAGATATGGGCTTTTTTATAATGATGAACTTGTTTCATGTATGACTTTTGGTAAGAGAAAAATAACAGGAAAAACTAAACTTGAGCTTTTAAGATTTTGTAATAAACTTAATACACAAGTCATTGGGGGAGCAAGTAAATTATTTAAACACTTTGTTAGAAACAATGAATTTGAAGAAATAATTTCCTATGCAGATCGTAGATGGTCTAATGGTAATTTATATGAACAACTTGGGTTTGAATTTAGTCATAAGAGTGCTCCGTCCTATTGGTACATTATTAATGGGAAGTTGGTACATAGATCCGTTTATATGAAACATAAATTACCAAGTTTATTAAAGGATTTTGATCCTAATCTTACTGAATGGGAAAATATGCAAATGAATGGATTTGATAGAATTTGGGATTGTGGGTGTTTAGTTTATAGGTATGCAAGGTAGAAATATTATGAAAATAGAGAATATAGATGATTATAAAAAAGCTATAGATGAATTATTTAGGATTGAACTTGTTGGCTATGAAAATCATGAAGAAGAATATATTAATAAACTTATTAAAAAAATACAAAAATTTGAAAATGAAAAATTAAAAGAATAAAAAGGAGCCCAAAGGCTCCTTTTTATTTTATAATATTTTTATCTAATTCTAAAATAAACCTAATTCACACTCATTTATTCCTCCACTTTAAATCTATTAATTAAGTCATATGAATCCTTTCCAGAGATACCCCATCCATAAAGAAAATAATCAATATCATACATTCCATAGGGGGACTCCTCAGCTTCCATCAAAATCTCAAACGCTCTCTTCCAAGAACAATTACATGTTTTTCTCACTTCAGAGATTTTTTCTTCAAACTTTGCCAAATCTGCTTTTTCTTGAGCTTCCTGTTCTTCAATCTGGCGAGAGATCTCATCATCCAGGGATTTTATGGCATTCAGAAATTCTTCCATTGTGTTGAAGGGGAAATATCGGGGGCGAAAACCATGAGCATCCCTGTGCATATCAGAATAGAGCTGCCAATCTTCAGGGGTAAAAATCTTGAGGTTCATGATTATTCCTCCTTTCCTATATTAAAAAGGTAATTAAGAAATTGATCCCCAGATTCAAACTCCATTTCAAATTCAGGTTCCTTTCCATATTGAGCAATAAACTTTTCCTTGTAGAGAGCAATTTCACATTCAGTTGGGATATACATTTTGATCTCCTGGGTTATTTGTTGTTGTGTTAAGATTAGAATATAAAAGTTTTGAAAGTTTGTAAACAGTTTTAAGAAAAAATTTCAAAATATGTAAACAAAAAAGGGAGCCGAAGCTCCCTTTTAATTGTTAATAAAAAACAATATTTTACGGCATTTCCGTAATAACGCTACGGATATAGTAATTTTCGGCGCCAAAGATATTGCTATGAAGGGCATATCGGCTCATTAGACCTATTGTGGGGTTGAATGAGTTCTCAAAAGTTGCTCTGCTTAATAGAAGTTGAATAAATGGGCAATAAATTATTCCGGCATCCATACCTGAGCCGCCAGCACCCTTGTAACCAACAGTTAGTTCGTCTACAGTAGCGAAAGTATCACGGATAACTTTCATACGACCGTCTAGTGTACCAATGATTTCAACAGAGGTATTAGCAGTGTTTACATTACCAGATACAGGAGCAATTGTGAAACTGGAAGTTCCTTCAAGAGCTGCGCATACAGTAGGATTAGCAACTACGAAGTTACCAGCACCACGACGGGTTGTGATAGCAATGCGGTTAGCCATACGAACGGTACGATTGTAAAGGTTACGATATTTTTCATGTTCCCAGCGGCCATCAAAATGAGCAGAAGAAGCCCAAGATAGAGTGCCGAGCTGACCATCTACATAAGAGTAAGCATTGGTATTAGCAGCAGTTTTTACAGCATCAATGATTTCACGGTCAATTTCAGCCTGAATTTCATAACCAAGGATATCAAGCATTTCAGATTCGATGTCAAGACCATGCATAGCATTAAGATCCTGAGCAACTTCTAAGGACCAGCGGCTGCGTAGCTTACGGGTCTTAGCTTCAATCTGAGCTTTTTCGATGGTTAGGTTAACTTCCTTGATCTGATCGCCAGTACCAATACCTAGACCAACAGCAGGAGAAGTACTAGAACCTAGAATTTCACCAGCAGAAGTAACCATAGAGCCAGTGTATGACTTATCTACAGTGTTGTAACCAAGTTCAGTGTTAGAACCAGAGTTGTAAGTCTGACCAGCGCGGAAACGAAGAGCGAAAGCTAGACCAACAGGGGAGGTCATAGGCTGAACACCAACGGTTTCGTGAGCAATTAGATTAGGGAAAGTTCTACGAACCATGGGAATAGCAATCTTGTGGAATTCACCAGAAGTTGCATAGTTAGAGCCAAAAGAACCATCTGTATAAGATGCTTCATTAACCATATTCTGTTCTTTTAGATAATTGAACTCATTCTCAAGCATAATAGCTGTCATGGTTTCAATTTTATTATCTTTAATCTTGCCTACCTTGGCAACGACTTTTTCCTCGTTGATAAGTGGATTCCACTTTTCTACTAGCTGATTAACGTTAATTTTAGACATTTTATTAAATTCCTCCTAAGAATTGTTCCTTATAAATTTATTTATAGTTTCTAATTTTCAATTTAGAAATTAGATTTTTGGCTTTGGTAACTATAAATTGCCAAATAGATTTTTTAAAATCAAATAATGCCTAGTATTGATTATACATAATTTTAATAATATTTTTAAAAGAATACCATTCTTTTAAAGTTTATTATGTATATATCTATTTATATTTTTTCGTTTTAAGTTTTAGATAAAGTTAAGATATTTAGAAACGAAAGAGTTATCCTCTTCCTTTTCTTCTGTGATTAGGGGTGTTGCAACACCATCGCCTTCAGCTTCAACTAGATCAGGATATTCTTTCTTAAGTTCTTTTCTATCCCAACCACCATCTTTAAGTAGCCATTCTACAGCAGTCTTTTTGTCTTTTGCATCAAAAGATACTTCAGACTCAGATACTGCTTTAGCAGATACACCAGCTTTCTTTAATTCGGAAACTGCCTTTTTAGGATCAACTACTTTTACTGTTACCATCTTTTCAGTAATAACTTCTTCCTCTGTTAGAGTATCAACAATGATATCAAACTTCTTGTCAATAACTTCTTTATCAGTGATACCTTCAAGGATGGAGAAAACTTTTTCCTTCTGGGATTCAGTTAGACCTTCACACTTCTCATAAATATAAAGGGTGACTGAAGCTTCATGAAGTAGCTGCTTTCCGTTTAAGAATTTTTCTGTTAAATGATTCTTTTCATCACGGAGTTTTAGAATTTCATCTTTAGCTTCGGAAAGAAGAGACTTAGCTTCTTCATTGACTAGACCTTCATCAATACCAAGACGAACCTTAAACTGCTCAATTAGATCGGAGTATAGTTCACCCTTACGAGCAAATTCCTTGATGTTTTCGGGGATCTGAAGTTTTTCAGCAAGAATATCATCTACGAAAAGAGAAAACTTTTCAGCAAGAGTGTCCTTATAAGTTTCAAACTTCTCTTCATATTCCTGTACAAGCTCTTCCTTTAAAGAAGTTTTTTCTTCTTCAAGAGCAGCCTCAACCATTTCTTTGGCTAGAACCTCAGCCTTTTCCCTGGAAAGCTCTTCGACTTTCTCATCTACTTTAGTATTGATAAGATCAGAGATCTTTGTTTCTACTTCGGTAACTACAGACTCATCAAGAGCTTCAACACCAAGTAGTTTGGTAATGTCCTTAATATTCATTAGTATAAATTCCTCCTAAGAATTGTTCCTTATAAATTTATTTATAATTTTTAAATTCAAATTATTCGTAATCTTGATCTTTTAAATAGTTTTTGGCATCTTTAAGAGTTTCAAAAGTAGGTTTTGAACCTCCAGCTTTAAAAACAATATAAAAATCTTGATATTTTCCTTTTGGTCCATATGGCTCAGTTTTCATAAGGGTCCAATCTTTCCCCTTTTCTACAACAGAATCTGTTTTAGGATTCCTAGCTATAGACCCTTCGTTCAAATATTCATCAATTTTTTCAATTAGTTTCATTTTTTCCCCTAGATGTTTTTAGAAATCTGATCGATTACTTGAAAAATCCTCTTTCTATATTCTTGTTTAGCTTGTTCAATAAGCTTTTCTTGATTAGAAGTACCAAAATCTACACCCTCTAACACGCCATTAACCCAGCTCCCCAAGTTGGATGGTTGGCTAACAATGTCCCAACAAATTAGATTAAAGTCTTCATTAACATGATTTGTTTTTTCGTTTACAGTTCCAAGACCACGAGAGCTAATACCAATTCGAGCACCATCTTCAATTAGATTTTTTACAATCTGGCCACATGGAGTTGAAAGAACTTTTGCTTTTCCCATGACATGATTTCCCTCTCAAACAAGGTCCTCAATTAAAATAGCAGCACGCTCAAGGGTAATTGTATTTGAAGAGGGGTGTTCAAGTTCACCTAAAGCAGATTTATTTGAAATATTTTCTCTAAGCTTATCTACTTCTCTTTCAAGAATTCGCTTTGGGTAAATTCGGCCGTTGCGATTTCTTTCTTCAGCAGTTGAAAAAATTCCCTCAATAAAAAGAGACTTTTCGCTCTTCTTTGTTGAAATATTATATGTTGTTTCCGTAATAAGTTTCACGGTGTCTATTCCTCCGGTTTTTCTAAAGTAAATACATCATTTTGAAGTTCAAGTTCTCTCTTAAAATAATCATTAATTGAGGAATCTAATTCCTTTGAAAGGACTTCTTTTGATGTTTCATAATCATCTTCTGCAAATGCATTGAAAGCCTTAATAAAATTTTCCTTATTCATAACAAGCTCCTATAATTATTTATACAATTTATAATGCAAATAATGCTATTAGAGATCCAAATGAAATTAAATACAGGCCACTCTGATAAAAGAAAGAGGTTTTTTGGTGTTCTCATTTCTCATATCTATAGTTATTTTCTGCATTCACTCAAAGTTCTCTATATTGGAGAGATTTTTGTCTTTCTAGTTCCAAAAATTCCTTTAGTGCATTAATAGTATTTATATGAAGATTAACTAATGTTTCCTGTTCCAATGCTACTTTCTTGTATGTAATAGCAATTTCTAAAAGGGCCCCTATTTTGGCATATTCCTGAGGACTAAGTAAAATGAATTTTGCTTGCTCAATAGGTACTTCTTTAAATCTATCATCCAAATAAATTGGATTTATCTTGTCTGGCTTCTTAATAGGTGATAAATCCAATTTATATTCAGTGGTCTTTTCAAATTTAATTTCGGGGGGCTGAAAGGGTTCAAAATGCTTTGGAGCACACCCAACAAAAAATAAAATTAAACAAATAAACAAAATTACTTTTTTCATTATAGTTCGTCTCATCCTGTATCTATTCTGTCTTGGACTGTTTTAATGTCTGAATCTTTTTTTGCAGCTTTAACTTTCTCCGCTCCATCCTTAATGACTGTATTAACATTTTGCGTTTGATAGTCTGCTGCCTCCTCTTCTTTTGAAATATTAGGATGCACATATTCATCTTCAGAGACCTTGTCTAAAATCGGTTTAGAAGGAATATTGACTTTACCTTCTGGCCTCTTAGAGAATAAAGATCTAAGGAAGATTGCCCCTATAGCAAGTATTACTGTTCATACAGCAACAAAAAACGGTTTGATTTCAAATTTCATTACATATCCTCCTCTTCTCCAATGCCAAATAATTCTTTATCAAGTTTAAATCCTTCGGCATTCGCCTTTAGATCATCATCATCCATATCAAGATATTTTTTCATAAGATATGATTTTGAAAATTCTGCATTTGAAACAAGAGAATTATAGTTGTTAAATCTTGTTTCTCTTCCTTTCTGCTCAATTTGATCTTTATATGAATTTGGGCAATTCATAGTAATAGCAAATGAGTATTCATCTAATCCATATTGTTTTAATAATCCTTTGAATTCAAGATGAATTAAAAATGTTTTTAGAAGCATCCTACAAAATTTGTCCTGTTGATTTTCCAAAAACACAGATCATTTGATTTCATCTCTAGGGATTTCCCCAAAATTTGATCCACCACCAAATAGATTATCGCCACTTCTATTGTCCTGAGTATTCTGAACTCGGGTGATAGGATATTTTAGTGCTTTGTATAGTTTCTTTTGAAAGTAATAAATATCACCCAATTCAGCAAATCCTGAAGGGTTACCCCCTACTGTAGAAACCGAACTTGCTCTACCTGAGCTAGATGTAGGTAAGAAAAAATTCTCACTAATTGACATTACATTTGTTGCTTTTTTCAATAGCCCAGTTTCAGGATCAAATGATTCTTTTGTTGAAAGCTTTTGTTTCATTTTTTCAACAAACTGCATTGCCTTATCTCGCGGCATATTACCTACATCGATATTGAATACAAATCTTTCTGGTGCTCTAACCAATCTATAAATGATTACAGATGTTTCAAGCATATTCAATTGGTTAAATGGCTTTCTAGCTTTTTCAAGATAGCCAAATACTTTTGTTCTATCTACTGGGGAAAATTTTCCATAGTTCATATAAGAAATCTGGGATTTATTGAAAACTATAATATCTTTGTTATTTCTAGCATCTTCAATAGATCTAATTAATGAATTAGAAGTTCCCATTTTAAGATGTTGAATATATCCTTCAACCATGCTTTTTTCATAGTTGTAAATGAAGTCCATAGTCTCAGTGGGAAGTTTTTTCCAATATAGAATACCACGTTTAGAATTATTGACATCAATTACATTTTCTAAATATAATTCTCCATCAATAAAATAATCTTCCATATAGTTTTGAATTTTAGTATTAAGTCTTAGTCTATTATAGATGAGCTCATTAAACTCATTCATAATATTCTTATTAGCATTTTTATTCTTCTCAAGTTTCTCATCTCTAAATACTAATTTAAAAATTTCATCACTATCATTAGGCATTGTTGATTCAATAACAGCATCCTCAATGACATCAGAAATTTCAGCATTAGCAGCTATTCTTCTATATTCTTCAATTTTCTTAAGTTTGGTATCAAGCTTCTGATATAGATATTTGTCGTAAAACTGATTAGTTATTAGACCAGCTGCAGCAAATATTGGGTTCTCAAAACCTTCACCAAATTCAGATTCCTTTTTGTCTTTTTCCGTTCCAATGTTTTTGAATTGTTTTAGCTCTTCATTAACATCATTGGAAAAGAAAAAATCCTTTAACCCTGTAAAAAACCCCATATTACTTTACCACCTTAATTCGTTTCTTTAATTTTTCTAAATCTTCATCAGAATCCATTTCTGTTTCATCAACTACATAAGTCCATCTGGAATCTCGTTTTTGGATATATGAATTTTTTGATATCCCAATTGGCTTTTCAAAAGAAGCAATGTCTCCAGTAACAGTAGATTCACCAATAAAGTTATTTATTTTTATAACTAATTCAGATTCATTTTTTCGTTCTCATTGTGAGAAACATACTGCAACTCGTTGATCATTATCCTTTCAACGTAAATTTCCCTTTTCATCTTTTTCATCAGCAATTGATGTTATACATCTACTTATAAAATCTTTTTTATTTTCATTTGATTTTGGTTCTGGAAGAGGCATTATTTTTTCTCCTATGAATATAAATAACTATATATAAACTATTTATAATGAGAGAAGCTATGATTCTTTATTCTACCAATTGAAGTAAAAATTACAGAGCATAAGGTAAAAGACAAGAAAATTTCAAAGATTTTTGAATAAGAAAAAGGGAGCTAAATGCTCCCTTTTTTATGAATATAAAACGTCCATATTGGATACATCAACTTTTTGATAATAATTTTCTGCACCAAATATATTTTCGCCAATAGCATATCTTGAAAGTACTGAAACAGAATTCTGATATGAATTTTCATGCATAGACTGTAGCATCATAAAAATATAAGGAAGATAAAAAACTCCAGCATCTAGTTCAGTTGATCCTTTATATCCTACAATATATTTATCTGTATCCCAGAAAATATTTCGATAAATCTTCATTCCATTAATTGTTCCAGCAAAACATACACGCTTATCTCAATCATCCTGAAAATCGTTAAGCAGAGAAACAGCAAACTGTTGAGATGATTCTAAACAAGTACAAACATTTGCATTAGCAATTACAAAGTTTCCTACCCCGTGATTAGTAAGAGTTCCAATTCTATTGGCCAATGTAATAATATAGGAGACAAATGAATTGTACTTATCAGACTTATTATCGCCAGCAACAGTAGCAAAATCTAGAGAGTTTGATGTAGCTACTGTGTCAAGTTTGTTAATAACTTCAAGATCAATTTCTGTAGCAATTTCTCTAGCAATAGCATCCCATGTTTGCTCTCTTAGATTAAGACTATGCATAGCAAAAACATCCTGAAAAAGCTCTTCAGAGAACGATGCTCTAAGCTTTCTTGAAACCGCTTCTGCTTGTTTTTTCTCAAGCTTGACATTCAACTCCTTAATAAGAGTATCATCACCAATTCCTAATCCTATATTTGTATTAGAACCTAAAGATTCCCCGGCAGATGTAGAATAGGAACCAGTATAGGTGCTATCTGCCTTATTGAATCCAACTTCAGTATCTGTTCCCCCAGCATAAGTTCCACTGGCGTAATATCTCAAAGCATAATATAGGCCAACAGGACCAGACAAAGGCTGAACACCTACAATTTCTCTGGCAATCAATCTGTCCCAAGTTCTCTTTGATAACCCCAAAGAGAGTTTTTGGTAAATTCCATTTGTATCATTATCTGCAATTGTACCTAGTGCCCCAGTAGTATAAGAAATTGCCTCTTCTAGTGTAAAGGAAGGATTAAATTTTCTTATAGTTTTAATTGTATTCTCTAACAAAGTAGAGATTTCATTAAAATGTTTTGATTTTTGTTCTTTCTCTGTAAATAATTTTAAGATTTCAGACATGAGTTAAATTCCTCCAGAATTTTATGATTCACTTGATGTTTATAATATTTATATAAATAAATCAAACTATGAAAAGGCTTTTAATATGTCAATTAGATACGATGATAAATTTGTAAAGACCCCAGGAATGGAAAATGAATATACACCTGAGATGATATCAGATCTTGTTAGGTGTTCAGAAGATGTTTTGTATTTTCTTAATTTTGTTACTATTGTTACTATCGATGGTGGCAGGAAAAAATTAGGGGATCTTCTTTACCCATTTCAGAAAAAAATGATTAAAATGTGTAAAGACAATCGTTATTTGGTTTTCTTGTTCTGCAGACAATCGGGAAAGTGCGTTTCTTGGGACACAAAAATAAAAATTAGAAACAAAAAAACTGGAATAGAGGAAGAACTAACTATTGGAGAATTTTTTGATAAATTAACAATATCTTCTTTTAATATAGATGATAAATTTGTTGAAAAGCGTTTCTGTGAAGATTATGAAATATGAACCCCAGAAGGGTGAAAAGATTTTTCTGGGGTTGGCAAAACTATTGAATATGATGAATATAAAGTATCATTATCAAATGGTATAGAATTAATATGTGCAGATAATCATATTTTATTTTCAAATAATAAAGAAATTTATGTCAAAGATTTAAGTGCAGGCAATTTTATAGAAACAGAAAATGGTGATATAGAAATTTCTAGTATTGAAAAACTAAACACATTTTCTAATATGTATGATTGTTTAGATGTTGATGGGGAATGTTATTATACTAATGGTATAAAGAGTCACAATTCAACTACAGTAGGGGCTTTTGCTCTTTGATATGCAATTTTTAATTCTGATAAATTCATCGGAATTGCATCTAATAAAGCAAGTTCAGCAAAAGATCTTCTTAGACGTATTAAGATTATGTATGAGGAGCTGCCTTTTTGATTAAAACCTGGGGTTATAGAATATAACAAAAATTCCATTGAATTTGAAAATGGATCTAAAATTGAAACTGCTGGAACAACTGAAGACACATTCCGTGGGAGATCCTGTGTTCCCAAATATACAAAAGTTTGTGTGTGTGATGATAATGGAGATATTTTTTATACAACCATAGAAAAAACAAAAGCAATTTCATCTAATATAAATAGATTTATGGGAGATGAAATGAATTTCAAAAATACTAAAAAATATTATATGGTGTATAAAACGACAAATTTAATTAATGGGAAATACTATATAGGGTTCCATTCTACAAATGATTTGGATGATGGGTATTTGGGGTCTGGAAAATATATAAGAAGAGCTATTGAAAAATATGGACCAGAAAATTTTAAAAGAGAAATTATAATGGTGTTTGATAATAAAGAAGATGCAGAATTATTGGAAAGGGAACTTGTGAATGAAGAGTTTGTTAAAGATAACTCAAACTATAATTTATCATTGGGTGGTAATGTGTGTATTTTATGTGGAGAAGCAAATGGCTTTTATGGCAGAAAACATTCTGATAAAACAAAAAAGCTCATTTCTGAAAAATCTAGAAATTATAAACATACTCCAAAAGCCAAAAAGTTAATTTCTATATCATCGAAAGAAAGATGAAAAAACAATGAATATAGGGAAAAACAAATAAAAGCTCTTAAAAATAGACCTCCAGTAAGTAAAGAAACAAGACAAAAATTATCAAATAAATTAAGAGGAAGAAGACTTTCTTTAGAACATAGAAAAAATATATCTACAAGTAGACTTTTAAAATTTACAAACATGAATTTAGAAGAATATAATACATGATATAATAAAACATTTACAGAAGAAAGAAATAAAAAATTAAGTAACTCTTTAAAGGGTCATAAAAAATCAGATGAATGAGTTGATAAAATAAATAGAAATCCTGAAAAAATTCGAAAAACAGCAGAAAAACATAGGGGTATGAAAAGAAGTGAAGTAACTCGAAAGCGTATATCAAATTCGCGAATAGGAAAGGATGCCCCAAATAAGGGTAAAATTCATATATATAATCCCCTAACATTAGAAACTATACAAATCAGTAAAAATCATGAAATCCCAGATGGTTGATTGAAAGGAACAGGGAAAAAGAAAGAGTCCAGAAAAAATACTATTTGAATTCATAATGTAAAAACAAAAGAAATAAAAATGTATGATAAAGATAAAAACTTACCAGAAGGATGATCAATAGGAAGAAAGTAATGGAAATATTAACACACAAAGGATTTAAACCATTTGATGGGTTTATAAATCAAGGAAAATCAACATTGATAAAATTTGATTTATCAACCAATGAAACTATAGATTGCACACATAATCACAAATTTCTTTTGTCTGATGGTATTACTTTTAAAGAAGCTAAAGATATTATTGTTGGTGATATTCTTTTTCCAAAAACAACAGTATTAGAAAAAGAATATCAATGGGATGATATAGAAGTTTTCGACGCATTGAATGTACAAGACACACAATCATATTGAACAAATGGTGTAATATCACACAATTGTTCAATGCTTCTCCTCGACGAGCTAGCCTTCGTCTCAGATAACATTGCTAGAGAATTTTATACTTCAGTCTATCCAGCAATTTCATCTTCTGATGAAGCAAAAATTATTATTATTTCTACTCCAAATGGTGTATTCAATCTCTTTCATGAAATTTATTCTGGAGCTGAAACAAGTAAAAACGAATACAAGCATATGAAAGTCACTTGGGACATGATACCTGGTAGAAATAAAAAATGAAAAGAAAAACAAATTAAAAACATGGGAAACATACAGAAGTTCAACCAGGAATTTGAGGTCGAGTTTCTTGGGTCATCAAATACCGTTGTTTCCACTGAAGCCATTGGATATATTAACACTACTCTAGAAGACCCCATTGCTATGGATCTTAATGAAAGACTTAGGGTTTATCTTAAACCAAAAGATGGAGAAAAATATCTCATCGGTGTTGATCCGTCTAAAGGATCGGGAGCTCATGATGCTTGTATACAAATTTATAGAATAGATTCATTTAAACCAGTAAAATTAGTTAATGCAGCAACATTCCAGTCCAATGTTACTGACACCTATGAACTTTCTTCTATCATTAATAGATTATCAATTTACTATAATGATGCTATTATCGGTATTGAGAATAATGCTGAAGGATCCACAGTTTCACAGAATCTTTGGTGGGTCTTTGAAAACCCAAACCTTTATAATTCAGGAAACAAAGAAAACGAGATTGGCATTAGAGCAACTTCTTCATCAAAGACAAAAGCTGTTATTACAATGAAGAAACTCATTGAAGATGGATCACTAATAGTTAAAGATAGGGAAACAGCTAAACAAATTTCAACATTCATTGAAAAAAACGGAAAATTTTCTTCAAGCGCAGACACCGGGGATGACCTTGTCTCGGCTCTTTATTGGTTATGTTTCCTTATTGATACTCAACTTTTTGAAGATGATGTTGACCTATTTAAAAACAAAGAAGAAGATGAGGATGTATGAGGGATTCTAGCAGACATTGATGATGATCACTATCTTGAAAATGCAGACTGATCTTGAATGAACACATAAATAATTATAATTCAAATTAGAAAGGAATTATAATATGAAAACATGTCTTGTTCACAGGGGATCAATGGTTACTGTCAAAGCAGGAAAAAACAACATTTTCAAAATCAGAATTGATCTACTCAAAAATCTTGTTTATAAGAAAAAAGAACTAAACAAAAAATTTCTTGAATTAACTACATTAAAAGGGTTTTCCCCTGTATTACTAATCGAAGAAGAAAAAGTACCATCATTAATCAAAATCACACTTGAAGATGGTTTTGCATTTCAAGTTTCCCATGACACCAAACTTATCCTAGTCAACAATACAGCAGTCAAAGCAAAAAAACTCAATATTTCAAGTATATTATTTGGAAGAAAAAAGATTAAGAATATTGAAGAAATAGTTGCTGCAAATGGATTTGAAATGTATTCTATTCAAATGAAAACATCAAATTCAGTATTCGTAGATGATATTGCTATTGAGCTTTAGATTTCAAATTTAGATTCTAATCCACCCATAATAAATTATAAAATAATAATATAGAAAATTTTTTATATATATTCTATCAATGCATTCGGCAGGAAATTGAACGTGACTTACCTAGACTAATTTAATCTAAGAAGAAACATTCAATTTCCTGCCAAACACATCCCGTTCTCATTACCCCACAAAAGAGCTTTGAAACAGTATGCATTGCGGCGAGGTTCCTTATGTTTTCCTACGTTCTGTTTGGTTGATTAAGCCAAGTTCAGGTATGGTCTAGTTTGATCTGAACTTCTTGGGCATTCATATGCTCCCAATCTACAAAACGATCTTCCCTTTCCCGTTAATAAATTTTGATCACTAAGAACACTAGCAAAAATCAAAATCGTTACAAGAAACTAGTACAGTCGGATTCTATCCTCTCCAGCAGATGGCTTTAGGATAACGTCTGCTGGGCATTTATGCCGGTGGCTCATGAAGGGATTGGACCTAGCATGAGTCAAATTGACACAAAAGTCACTCGCGTGAAATTCATACATCCCCTTTGGTTGCTTCAGGGGCGGATCTTGCATTGTCATTGACAATGGGACAAACATTTTATGAAGAAGTCGTCCTCACTCGGAAATATTTTACCAAGCGCTCACTAATTAGCTCTTAACCAACTAGCAAGTCCAAACTCTTAATTCCACCTATTCAAATATCAATTAAACTTATTTATAAAATAATTTATCTACTTCGGTATCAATTGTAAACAAAGAATTTTTAAGGTTTACAAGTTAAATTTCTCATTTATAATAAAAACATCTGGAAAACTCTAAAAAAGAGGATAAAATAAATTATCTAACTATTTCAATAACTTAGGAATCCACCAAGTTTTATGAATATCTAATGATTTCAATAACTTATATGAAAAATCCAGAAATTATGAAAAAACTGTGTATATTATATTAGTATTTTGAGAGTTTTTCCTAGTTTTCAAGATTTTTAAATTTTAACTAATAATTTTAATATGTTAGGAGACCATATGATCACAATGGAATTTCTATATGTAGAATACCTCAAAATGAAAGGAATTATAAATAATAGACCATATAGACTACCAAAGAACCCTGATCTTTCATTAGAAAAGCTAAGACAATCTAATCAAGCTAACTATGACAAGATTAAAACACTCTCAGATTATTTTAATACCAAATGGCAAAATATTGATCCAATCAAGTATCTTGAAACGGGGTTCAAATTATTCCCAAAATTCACTTATACGAATTTCCTCAATGATAAAATTTTAAAGCAGTACATTCAAAATGATAAGATTCAAAAATTTCATTGTGAAGCATGTAAAAAACAAATTTTAAAAAGTTTTAAATTCATGAAAGGAATTCTAAAGAAAGATCAAAGGAATTCAATATTAGAATATTGTAAATCTAAAAATGAATTTTCATTAAATGTTGTTAATGATTATATTCGGGGTCATATTGACCCTTATACATTCCTTTATTTACTACTTAAAAAATATATAATATTATCTATAGATGAGAAAGAAAAAATTTCAGATTTCTTAAATAATATATCAAAATACAGATCTTATGTAAAAGACGAATGGGAGTTATTTACGAAAATGGAAAAAATTGTAAATGAAAGTTTATTGATCACCGACCCACCCTCTGGTAACTTGATCTTAGGTGATAAAACTTTAGAAGAGATTGAAGAGGAAAAGAAAAAGTTTAATAAGATGAAGTTGTTAGAGGAATAATCAATGATTAAATATGAAGGTAAGTTGGATAGTTTTGGTTTAGAATTTTGTTCTGGTGGAGAAGAATCACAATATAGAAACTTTATAAGGTTAGGATCATATTATTTTAGTATTCCTGCTATCATTAAACCAAAAGAATATAAAATGCATTCACCAGCCGGAAATTATAGTTATTATGCACGCAGAGAATATGGTTTCTATGTTTTTGATGGTCATGTAATGATTAAATGGGGGGATCAACCAGATTATTTTGGAGAGATTAAGAATAACAATTATAAATCATTCTTTCTTCCTTGGACCCAATATACATTCAGACATCATAAGATATTTGATTTAAATCATAATGAACTTGCTGTAGAATATGGTAAACACATTGATAGAGATTGTAAAATATATTCTAGATTACCAAAAGTTACATTTATTCTTGAAGATTATGATGGTGAAGAAATTGAAGCTACATGCTATATTGAAGAAAGAATGTGGACTAAAGGCGAGAAATGGTGTTCTTGGTTAAAATATTTTACTAAACCTATTGTTAGGAGAAATATAGATATAGAATTCAACAAAGAGACTGGTCCAAAAAAAGGTTCTTGGAAGGGTGGTATTATTGGTACAAGTGAAGAAATTGCGCCTAATGAAGCTCCAATAGAAGCTATTAGAAGATATTGTTCTAAACATAATATGATATATAAAGGAGTAAAGTAATGAATGACCCATCTGTAGAAGGTTTTATGGAACCGAGCGAATTAGTGGAAAATGAAACAATGGAATCAAATGATAATTGGTCATTTAAACCGGAAAAATCTAGATTAGTACGTCATGCTATGGACGAGCTTGATTATATCGGAATGACAGAAAATAGTCCAGATGATATGAATCGTATGATGAGAAGGCACTTGATTCATATGGTTACTGAGTTTGCTAAAGAAGGACATTCTGGATTCAGTGCTGGTTATGCTATCACCGCATTAAATAAATTATTTGATTTCAAACCTTTAGGTCCACTTACAGGTAAAGATGAAGAGTGGAATGAAGTATCTGAAGGTGTTTGCCAGAATAAAAGATGTAGTACTATATTTAAAGATGATACCGGAAGGGCTTGTAATATTGATGGTAGAGTGTTTTGGGAATGGTATACTGATGAAAAAACAGGTGAAACATATAAATCATATTTCACAAATTATTATAGCAGATTACCGGTAGAGTTTCCTTATGATGTTCCTAATAAACCAATATATGAAGAATGGACCGACACATGGGAAGATATTAGAGACAATAAAGTAGATTGGTGGGAGCTGAAAAATGATAGGTAAAATGTTCAAGAACTACAAGGAGAGAACAGAAAATCATATCAAGAATGTTCAAGATGTTTTTGAGTTTATTTTTTCTAATGAAGCAACAAAGTCATATTTAGATGATATGTTTATTTCGAAAACTGAACTTGAAGAACGAATCGAAGCACATGATGAATCCAAATTTTCTATTGAAGAAATGATGGGCTATATTTTGATGACTGAGAAATATAATAGAAAGGTTGGGTATAAGTTTACACCTGAAGATGATACTATTATGACTAAAGCATGGGATCATCATAAATTCGTAAATAGACACCATCCCGAATATTTTGAAGATATCAAACAAATGATGTTTATTGATCTTATTGAAATGGTTTGTGATTGGGGAGCTATGAGCTTTGAATTCAAAAATTCCTTGGTCGAATTTAAAGATCAAAAGGCATATCCAAAATATAATTTTACAGATGAGCAGACAGCATTTATTGATTTCCTTTGTAATGAAATCGAAAGAGGATTTTTGAATTAAAAATTGAAATTAAGAGAGGTATTAATGGGACTATTTTCATTAACAGAGTTTGAGCGTTTTCTCCAGTTATCTAATTCATTCTCAGATATTGATCAAGAATTTTCTACAACATTTCCAACATTGGAAGTAGTTAAAGAGGATTCCCCTATCTATGATTTTTGTACTTTGTTTACAATAGGTTCTAAGCAGTTTAATTTTATTGCATATATTGAAGAAGGGAATATTTGGAAAATTTCTTTTCATAATGAAAATGAATACAATAACATAAAGAATCTTACTAAAGAGCAGCTATTTGAGTATTATTATGGATTTTTAACTTCATTAAGAATGCTATTAAAAGAAAAAAAGGTAAAAGAAATTCAGTTTATTTTCTTTAATAAAATGAATTGTATTGAAAGACTATTAAATAATACTCAAGTATTTAAATTTATTATGATAGATTCAGGATACAAATATAGTAGAAATATTAATAGAGGGTCTATAAATCAGATTTCATATACAAAAACAAATTAATAAATTATATTTAAGGAACATTTAAATTGGACTTAAAAGTTAATATTAGTGAAATTATTCAAGGAAGTTTTTTAGATTATCCTTCTAAAGAGGATATTTGTTTGTCATTATATTTTGCTGGATGCGATGGGATTTGTCCACAGTGTCAAAATAAAGAACTTCAAGATCCTTTATATGGAAAGATATTTACATTATCTGAATTGATAAATATAATTTCCATAGAAACAAAACGATATAGAACAAATAAAATTACTCTTTTAGGTGGTGATCCATTATTTTATAAAAATAGAGAATTTGTTAAAGAATTATTAAACAGAACATATACCAAATATGATTATTGTATTTATACTGGGTACGATGTTGAATATGTCAGATATAATAGAATTGAAAATTTTAAATTTTTAAAAACAGGGAGATTTGATCATACACAAAAACAACAATCTCTAAAGACAGATGATTATTTTCAGTTAGCAAGTAAAAATCAAAAAATTTACAACAGTGATTTTAAATGTCTTACCCAAGACGGTATTTTATATTTTAACTAAGGAGCGTTTATTATATGGAATTTAATTTTTCTCAAACATTTTATAACGAAGCAGATACTACAGTAACAATTAAACAAATTGCTAAAGGACTTAAGGCAAATATCAAACGTAAGTTTCCAGATAAAGATAATGATTGATATAACGAAGTTACTGAGAAAATTCTTGAGAAAAATGGCATTGATTTTAACCATTTTAATTTCATTCATGTAATTGAAAAGGTTATTTCCGAACAACTAAATGATGTTTCTATTGATGATAACTCTAACAAAAATGAAAAAACAATTGCTGGTATTTATGCTGAAGCAATAGCACCAATTAAAAAGGTTGTGGGATTTGATTATCTATATAGAACAATGAAAGAAATGTATGGCAAGGCTCGAGCAAAACGTCTTGCTTCTAATATGTATGATTATTCTATTGGTCTATCTGATTCTACAAACATTCTTCTTCCCTATTGCTGGGCAATGGATTCAAGTAAGTTATTAACTATCGGTAGAGAATTTGGACAATTACCATCAGGCCCTGCAAAAAGAATTAGTTCATACATTTCTGCACTATGTGAGACAGTACATAATTTTGCTACAAATTTGGCTGGCGCGTGCGCTATTGGGGATTTTTTTCTATGTGTATCTAAACTTGCATACTATAATATGGATTTAAAAATTGAAAACTTATATGACCCCAAATGTAGAAAACATTTTGAAAATGAGTTTCAACAATTTGTACATTCTGTAAACCACCTTTCAAGGAATTCTTCAGAAAGTCCATTTACGAATATTTCAATTTTTGATAAAGTTAAATTGAAATATTTTGTCTCACAAGAAGTTGAATGGATGTTTCCTATTCCTGATACTTGGGAAGGGAGTAAAGATGATTTTTATTCATATATGACAGATTATATATATGAGATTCAAAACATCTTTCTTGATTTCTTTGATAAAGGAGATCCATTAAACAATGGTACTCCATATAGATTCCCAGTTATTACATTAAATTTTAGTAAAGATGATGAAAAGATTAAAGATGTTGATTTTCTTGAAAATGTTACGTCTAGGGATATTTTTAGATATAATATTTTTCTATCTGAGGGAACAAAAATAGCCAGTTGTTGCCGCCTTGTAAATGATAATGAATTATTTGATATGGGAACGCAATCAAACTCTTTTGGATCTGGCGCGCTATCTTCTTTAGGTTCTCATAGAGTTGCAACAATCAACTTTAATCGCATTGCATTGGAAGCCAAATCTGTTGAAGATTTTTGGAAGATATATAACCAAAGAATTGAAGATAGTAGGGATATTTTGAAAGCCCATAAAACTCTTATTGTAATGTTGGCTAACAAGGGCCTACAAAAGTTTATATCTAATGGGTGGATAAATGTAAAAAGGCTCTTTTCTACATTTGGAATTATGGGATTAGTAGAATGTCAAAAAACAATGGAGAGAAAATTTAATATAGAGTATGATATTATAGAACAATCTTTAATACATCTAAATAAGAAGTCTAAAGAATTTTCTACAAATGGTGAGGGTTATGTATTCAACATTGAACAAATCCCTGGTGAATCATATGCAGTAAGACTATGTAATGTAGATAAATTACTTTTTGGCGAAGAGCTTGTTCCATGTAAACTATATGCTAATCAATTTTTACCATTGTGGGAAGATGCAACTGTTTGGGAAAAACTTGATATTGATGGTAAATATAATAAATTGATTACTGGTGGGTCTTTAGTACATGCACAGTTGGGCGAAAAAATAACAAAAACACAAGCCAAGGAGATAATTAACTACGCAGTAAAATCTGGATGTGAGCATTTTGCATTAAATTCTATCTATAGTAAATGTGAAAATGGGCATATGAGTTTTGGGGATTTAGAAATATGTCCCATTTGTAATGGAGAAATTATTGATAAGTTTAGCAGAGTTGTCGGATTTTTTGTTCCAGTTTCTTCTATGAATAAAGTAAGAAGAGAATGGGAGTTTCCACGAAGAACTTTTGCTAAAGTATAAATAGTTATATAATATTAGGGACAGCTCCGGCCAGAGTTGATGATTTAACCTCATCTAAATCATCTAACCTAATATAAAATTTTAAGATGAGGTTGCTACTATGTTTAAAGAAGAGCATTTACTATGTGTTATGTGTGGTAAACAACTATTAACAAAAGTTGGTCTTTTGCGCCATATTAAAAAGTGTCATAATATTACATTAAAAGAGTATTATGACACTTTTATTTTAAAAAATAATGAAAATGTTTGTTTAATGAGTAATTGTGAAAATTTTACAGAATTTGATTCAAAGAAATTTGAATATAAAAAAATTTGTAAAATATGTAATAACACTAGAGTATCCACACTAGAGTTCTACGAAATTAGATATGGTAAAGAAGAGGGAACTAGGTTATATTCTCAAAGGAAGAAAAATATTTCTAAATCTACTAAAGGAAGAAGTGGGGCGTCTTTAGAAAATTATATTAAAAAATATGGAGAAGAAGAGGGAACTGAAAAGTTCAATTCATTCTCTAAAAAAGTATCTAAATCTCGTAAAGGGAAAGGCACTCTTGAATACCACATTGAAAAACTTGGTGAAGAAGAAGGGACTAAAAAATATATAGAAATTTGTAAAAAATCTTCAACCTCTAAGGAGTCCTTTATTGCCAGATATGGAGAAGAAGGGGAGAACTTATATAATAAAAGATGTGAAAATATATCCAAAAACACTAAAGGCAATGGGAATCTTGAGTACTATATTAACAAATATGGTGAAGATAAAGGAACAGAATTATACAATAAAAATTGTAAAAGTTATGGAAACACACAAGAGAATTTTATTAAAAGATATGGTGAGTTAGTAGGGAAAGAAAAATATAAAAAGTACTGTGATGGGTGTTCACATGATCTAAATTTTTTCATAGATAAGTATGGTGAGAAGGAAGGTAAAGAAAAATACTTTTTATGAATAGAAAAATCACAAGTAAACTTTAATGATGCATCAAAGGAATCAATGAATGTGTTCTTTCCATTAATGGATTGGTTGTTAGAAGAAGAAATTTGTACATTTGATGAAATTTATGTGGGAATAAAGGGAAGTACGGAGTGGTTTATACGGGATCAAGAAATATATTTTTACGATTTCACTATTCCAAAATTCAAAATCATTATAGAATATAATGGGGAAGCCTTTCATCCAAACCCGAAGTGGTTAAAAGAAGACAAAGAAAAATGGGATATGTGGAAATCTCCGTTCTCAAAAGAAGATTCTAATACCGTGTATCACAAAGATATGAAAAAGACTGCTCATGCTATAAATAGAGGATTTTATTTAATAAAAATTTGATCTTCAGACGGTGAGGACTACAATTTAAACTATTGTAAACAAAAAATTAAGGACCACATCTACTCCAAAACGAACTAAAGTAAAATTCTAAAAATAATAGTGTACATCCTTGGCTGAATTTGTTAATTTTGTTTTAACGAAACAATTAGCCAAGGATGTATAATTTATGAACATTTCTTACAAGACACTTACTGTTGATGATTTGTATGAACTTTTGGTTGATTATAATCTTGATGACCCCTATGTTAAATTAGAAGAGTTATCGGAAGAGATTAAATATTTCAATTTAAACGGCGAGGCCCATTACGAAGGAACAAGATTTTTTTGTGCATATGATGGCGATGATCTTGTTGGTGTTGCAAAATTGTTTGTTGGTGATAGAGGTTGTTATGCATATCCCGGTTGGAAAAATTGGATAAGTTTTTGTTCTGTTAGAAAAGGTTATTTTGGTTTTGGTATAGGAAAAAGACTTCTTGAAGAACTTTTTAAATATGCTGCGGTAATGGGTTTGGATGTTTTAACAAGTGGTTATTCCTTGAGGGGATGGCTACATTTAAGAAAATATGTACATATATATACCGCTAAATATGGTGTTGATCTGAATGATCCAGAAACTAAACCAAGTTTTTTGGATTGGGAAAAATTTGAAGGATTCGCAAATGCTGATGAATATGAAGATGTTTTGCAAACGGCTTTAAAAAATAAGGTCTTGACATAAATTTTAATATTGTTTATGTATTAATTGTCAAGGAGATAGACATGCACAAATATATTGTTCAAAAAATAATCAATACTGGATTTGAGTGTTACTATGTTGGTGGTTTTGTAAGAGACTCTATTATGGGTATCAAATCTGAAGACATTGATTTGGCAACTAACGCCAAGCCCCATGAATTAGCAATTATTTTTGCTGGAGATAAAATTGACTTTGTTGGCGAAACCTTCAAGGTTCTTATTGTTAATGGTATTGAGGTTGCTACTTATCGTAGGGATCATTACTTTGGTGGTTCAGACAAGAATTGTAAAATTGAATATGCCGAAACTATTGAAGAAGACCTTTCACGTCGTGATCTTACTATAAATGCTTTGGCTCAATGTGCCAAAACCGGTAAGATTATTGATCCTTTTGGTGGGATTGATGATATTAAAATGCGGCGAATTCGTTTTGTTGGTGATCCTTATAAACGTATTAATGAAGACCCAAATAGAATGATTAGAGCGGCTCGTTTTGCTGCAAAGCTTCAGGGGGCCATCCATAATAATACTTTAGAAGCAATTCGCAATTCACATGGGCTGTTCAATAACATTGCAAAAGAGAGGATTTCACAAGAAATCATCAAAGCGATGAAGATTAAGAATGCTTCTAATTTTTTTATTGCTCTTCATGACATGAGGTTGCTTCAGTATATTTTTCCTACTTTAGATAAATGTTGGGAGCATGATGGTGGACCTCATCATGCTGAAGATCTGTTTACTCATATGATGACTGCCGGTGATTATCTATCTACTAGATGTTATATTCTTAAACTTGCTGGATATCTTCATGATATTGGGAAAGTTAAAGCTTATGACCCTGTTGAAAGATCTTTTCACGGGCATGAAAAAACTGGGGAATATGGTGTAGAAAAGGAATTAAAATCCCTTAAATTCTCAAATGATGATATAAATAAAATTAAAGCATATATTCGTTATCATATGAGAAACAATTATGGTAAAGAGAAGAGTATTAGAAAGCTTGTTAGAGAGCTTAATGAAAGTGGTATAAATTACAGGTCTCATACCAGGTTAAAGTGTGCAGATAGAGCAGGTAATTTCAATAAACCAAATTTCAAGTATTCTGAGATTAAGAATATTCTTTTGAAATATGAAAATCTTTTTACTGGGAAAGAGGATTCAGTTTTCTCTATTAAAGATCTTAAGATTAATGGTAATGATTTAATTGAAACATTTGATCTTAAACCTGGAAAGATTATTGGGGATATTCTTAGGTTTACTTTGGAAATGGTATATGATAATAAAATTACAAATGATAAAGAAGATATTTTAAATTTTCTTAAGAATCATTTGGAGGAGATTAAAAATGAATATTAGGGATGCGGTATCTTTTGTAGGTAAAAGATTTCAGTATATGAAAGATCCAAAGATTTACATTGCAGATTTATGGTATATTATGAAAAAATCAGATGTTATGGTCGGAGATTGTGAAGATTTTGCTCTTACATCTATTTGATATGCATGTAACAAAAATATATTTACATTTATTTTAAATGTTTTTATATTACATAGATATAGAATATATTTTGCAAAAACTCGATCTGGCGGAGGCCACGCCGTAGGTTATGCTAATGGTTATTGATTTGATAATTTTACTAGGGAGGCCCTTTCAAAAGAAGAATTTTTAGAAAGAACAGGTCATAAAATTAAATTATTTTTTCCTTCACCATTAATTATGATTTACATGTTTTTTGGTTTGTTTTATAAATTTATTAAAAATAGATAAAAAAATAAGGGGCTTGTTTATGAAGATTTCTTTTAGAGCAAAATCCAATAAAGCTATTCTTTCTATTAAAGATAGAAAAGTGTCTTTTCCTTTGAATTATGTTCAATATATTTTTGGAAATAGAGATTTTAAACCTACCCCTAAAGTTAAATAGGATTTAGAAATGGGAAAAATTAATCCTGCACTCTTCGAAGAAATTTTTGAAAATGGTATTCTTGATGTAAAGGTTAAACAAAGACATTGTATGCGTAATCCCTCAGTTGCACATGAAGATAAGAAACGTGAAAAGGATCGTAGAAAGTGCCGCAAATTTAAACAAAAATTTTTTGAAGAGGAATAATCATGTATAAGAAATGGCTAACAAGTGCAGAACAGGAAAAGAATGAATTTTTGGATGAAGACTATGAACCCACTGAATCTTTAGAGGAAAGAAGAAAGCGCGAAGAGGCAGAAGAGTGGGAGCATTATAATGGAAGTTGCGGTTATTAGAAATTTTTTGTTTACAATTAATTATGTTTATTATAAATATATTTTTATTCAAACAAACTAAAGGATAGGCTTAATGAACTTAAAAAGATATTTGCTTGAAGAAATCGACCCAGAAGTCAAAAAGATTAAGAAAGGTGATGAAGTAAAGTTTTACAAAGGCAAGCACAAAGGTGCATCTGACTTTCTCTATCACGGGATTGTTACTAAGGTATCAAAATCCCATATTACTATTAAATCTAAGTCTGGTGAGATCTATGTTACTGCAAAAACTGAAATGGTAATGGATCAGTAAGAGGAAAAAATATGTTGATATTGTATGTGGACGGTGTTAAAATTTTTCATACCGGCGTAATTGAAAAGACAGATGATACTAACCTAACAATATTTTTTGAGTATGTTGTAGATGAGAATGGTATATATAGAAAATTGAAAGCACATACTGTTCCAAAGTGGTTTTTATCTGGAACATATAGGGGATACTTAAAGTGTATGGGCCACATTTACGAATGGAGAAATGAGGGTATGACCACTATCAAATTGGAAGTCGAAAGTTGTCTTCAGTGTCCTAAAGTTAAAAAATCTGTAACAGTTAATGCTGGGTGTGCGTATGATTATACATGCACAGTTAATAATAAACTTATTACTGGTTATGTAGAATATGAAAGCGAAGAACCTAAAGAAGTACCTGAATGGTGCCCTTTAAAAATTTAATATTGAATATTCCGGGATAGCTCAGTGGCAGAGCAAGCGGCTGTTAACCGCTCGGTCGTAGGTTCAACCCCTACTCCCGGAGCAAAAACATGGGGCCATAGCTCAACTGGGAGAGCACCTGCCTTGCACGCAGGGGGTTAGGAGTTCAAGTCTCCCTGGCTCCACCAAAAAGTTTTTTGTTTACAATCTGTTTAAAGGAGAGTATAATGTCTAAGAATACTGTTGATCTTTATCTCAAAAATGGTTACATTCTTACTGCAGAATATGATGAAGATACATATTTTGAACTTTATGATAATTGGTATTCTGGTAAAGCAAAGATTTTACAGTTTGAGAATTGCTCAGTAAGGGCTGAAGATATTTCAGCAATTGAATGGGAACAGATTCCATTCTGTGAAGAAGTTGGAGAATAGTTTTTGTTTACAACATGGTTAATCCTTGATAAGAAGTAGATATGGCCTCGTGCTGGAATAGGAAGACAACGAAAACTCAAAATTTTCGGCAGGAAAAAACTGCGTGTAGGTTCGAACCCTACCGGGGCCACATTTTAGTTGAAACGCAATTTACTTTTTTAAAAATATAAATAGATATTTAGGTTCAAACAAAGGAGAATATATCTATTATGAAATGTGAATATGGGTGCGGCCAAGAAGCTAAATATAAATTTAAAAATGGAAAATGATGTTGCTCAAAAAAATTTTCACAATGTCCTAATTATAGAAAAAAGAAATCAATCTCGTTAAAAAGAGAACACAGAGAAGGCAAAAGAAGTTATTCTCAACTTGATGGAAAAAGAGAATGAAATAAGGGTTTAACAAAAGAAACAGATGAAAGAGTTGCTAAAGGTGCAGAAACATATATAAAAAGATATAATGCGGGAGAAATAAAACACCCACTAAAAGGAAAACACCTCTCTAAAGAACATAGAGAATCTATTTCAAAAGGTAGAATAAAAAATCTAGAAGAATCTTCAAATTCTGGATTTGTTAAAACAAAATATTATAAAATATATTGTCCCTATATAGAAGATTATGTTAATGTACAAGGTACATGGGAGTTTAAGTATGCAGAATATCTTAATAAACAAAATATAAAGTGGGTCCATTCAAGAAAATACATATTAAAATATTTTAATAAAATAGAAAGACACTACTTTCCAGATTTTTATTTACCTGATTTGGATGAATACCATGAAGTTAAAGGATGATTCATGAATTCAGATAAAGAGAAAATGAAGTACGTTATACAATATAATAGAGATAAAAAAATACGCATTTTACAAAAGAAACAATTAGAAAGATTGGGAATAGATTTAAATAGTTGTGTTGAATCTGACGTTCATAGAAATAGAAATATCAAAAAAGAAAAAATAAAAATTTTAAAACACACAATAACATGAATACATGATAAAGCTACAGTTCTAAAATTAGGGAACTTTAATAATAATTTAATAATCGAAAGAAGAGAACTATTAGATAAATCTGGAATAGATTTGACGAAATATGGTTGGGTAGATAAAGTTTCCAAATTATGAAATTGTTCCCATACACAAGTCAAAAGGTATATGAATAAGTATTTAAAAGAATACGAGGTATATAGAAGAAAAACACAAATCTAGTAGAAATATAAGCGGTGGAAGTCTAAAACGCTACTGGACGTAGGCCAGTATTTTCTACTTATTACGCCTCTATAGTTTAACTGGAAAAACGAGGGATTTGTAACCCCTAGTTCACGGGTCAGTTCCGTGTGGAGGCTCCAATGTATCTATAGCATAATGGTTAGTGCACCGGACTTTCAATCCGGATTATGTCAGTTCGACCCTGACTAGATACACCAATTTACCCTTGTAGTCCAACTGGAAGGAGACAGCAGCCTTAGAAGCTGAACAGTGTAGGTTCGAATCCTACCGGGGGTACCAAATTTTTATGGATGGTCAATCAGAGTGTAATGTAGTGGTTGCATCCGTGCCTTGGACGCACGTAGTGGAAGTTCGATTCTTCCCACTCTGACCAAAAGCGGTTATCATATAATGGTTATTATCTCAGTCTTCCAAACTGGAGATGTCGGTTCAATTCCGACTAACCGCTCAAAAATAATTTGTTTACATGTTCTTTGACCTAACTTATAAATAATTTATCAACAAACAATAAACCAGGAAAATAAAAATGATCACTATGTGGATTGTTAGAACTGAAACAGAGAGTTTCCCCTATTATTCATATGAAAAAGCTCTTGAAAACATGGAAGAAAATGATTCTATTGAATGTGTAGTTCTTAATGACCCAGGTGAAATTGAAATTTATCTTTAAATTTTAGGCTATGAATTTACTTCCTCCCAAAGGAACAAACCGTTAATTTGTAAATAGTAAATTCAATTTCCTAATGTCAGTAGGCTATAGTAAAACTTCCTTCTTATTAAGGATCACTACATAAAAATAGTTTTGCTGCTTTCCTACATTTTATATGGCTATGGGTAAAGTTCCTTCTAATTAATTATGAAATAAAAAATACTTTACCCAATTTCCATTCTTAATTTTGTGAGGTAAAAATGTCTGATCTATTTCTTTCTGCTATTAAATACAAAATGGTAGTTTGCCCTGCAATCACAAATCTTCGCACTCAAAAACGAACATATCTTTATAATCCAACAGATTTTCAAGTAGCTCATACATTTGCATCTATGATGATGGAATATGGTTATATTCCCTCTCGTCAGATGTTTGATGATCTAATGTCTATGGATGATTATCAAATTGCTCAGATTTTTGATAATCTTCAAACTGCTCTTGAAACTATCACTTCAAAGAAACTTATTCAAAATGCTAGGGTGTTTTATGAGAATTTTCCTAATGTTCCATTTTCTCTTTTTGAGCAAAGACTATTAGCTATTTCTCATTATTATTCTAGAGGTTCTTTCTTCCCTGATGATATCAAAATCACACAAAAACAAAAAAGGGAAATCCGAATCGATGAAAATTTCAAATTTACTGAGTTGTCATTTGCTTCTATAAATGATGTTAAAGAGCTTGTTTTTGATAAGCTGCTTTGTTCCAAGAATTCACTACCTGTAGATGATATTGAATTTATTAAACTTTCTGTTCCTCTTCTTTTTGATGAGCATGATGTGGATCGTTTACCTAATATTTTAGATAGTATTATCCATAAGGAACATCTAGCTATTTTTGTTTCTATAATCTTCAAGCATTTTGGAAGTTCAGTACATATCAAAAATGCTTTTATTTCTGGAAAGAGATATTCTGTAACAGATGTTCTTAGAATTGCTACTGCTCTTTCAGGGGGAGATATTTCTCTTGCAGAAAATACAAAATTTAAATTAAATAGACCAGAAAGAAAATTTATTGTTGAGCTTTTGGACTCTACAAATCTTTCTTTTGATGATCTTCTTATTCATAAAAACAAATGGGTAAAACTTTTCCACTGTATCCATATTGGGGAATTCTCCCCAAAACTATTCAAATGGTCTAAAGTAGTTAGAGAAAAGTTCAAAGTTAGAACTTTTAATAATGTAACAGAATCTTTGTTTAATTCATATATTGAGTATAAAGATGAAGAAACATTAATTTCTCTTCTTGAGCATTTGCAACATAAACCTGGGGTATTTGTTCGTAATATTAGTAGACTTTTTATTGTATTGGAAGGTTGTCCTGTAACTTATGTTAGGCATTTATTTGGTTATATTGAGAATGTATTGAAGGATGATTCTATTCCTAATAAAATTCTTTATCAGCTATATTCATTTATCATTAATGATAATTTAGAAAATAGAGTATTTTTTCCAAAGGGAATGAAGACAAAGTTCTGGGTGAATAAAAAGACCAATGAATATCCAACGTTAATGAGACTTTATAAAAATAAGCTTATTGGGTTGATTTTTAAAACTTTGCAAAATAGATTTTCTAAATTGGAGCCATTAGGAAAGGTATATATCTCGAATGATATGTTTAAAACCTCTATCAACAATGGTCTAAGAAATGCAACCCCAGGTAAGAAGATTGTTTCTAGAGGAACATGTATGCCATTTAATGGGGATAACACATTACGGATGTTCATGTTTTGGATTGGGAATGATCTGGATTTAGCAGCTTCATTTTATTCAGAAAATTTTTCAAAAATGGGAGAATGTTCTTATAGACATACAATAAATAGATTTTCCCAACATTCAGGAGATGTGATTGAAGCCCTGGGTCCTGATGGAGCATCTGAGTATATTGATATTGATCTAAACGCCGCAAGAGATTTTGGTGTAAGATATGTTGGTATGCATATTTACGTCTTTAGAGATCAAAGTTTTGACCAACTTGAAAAATGTTCTGTAGGATGGATGAAACGCAGTAAACCAAAATCAAATGAGATGTATGATCCCAAGACAGTAACACAACAACTGGACCTTACAGGTAATGCGAAAACCTATACCCCTGTAGTATTTGATATTGTTGAAAATACAGTTCATTTTGTGGATATTAATGGAAAACCTGTAGGTTCATGTTACAATATGGGGAATCAGGGATTTAATCAATTGGCTCTATTTAAGTCTATTATTCAAAAGAAATCTTTAGATCTTGGTACTTTAGTCTCTCTTCATTGTCATGCTAGAAATGCTGAGATTGTTGAATTCCCTGAGGAGGCGGATGTTATTTTTTCTCTAGACAAGGGGATAACCCCATATGATTATATTGAATTAGAGAAATGGATGTAACCTTGTTTACATATGATCATCTCTAATTATAATAAACTCTATAAATAATATGTAGGAGGTTGCTCACATAGATACAAGTTAATTTTTATTCAAGACGGTGTGCTTAGTAATTAAACAAAAAATAAAAGGAGAAAGAATTATGAGCAAGTGGGTAAGTAAAGATCTCTTCAAAGAGTTCACAGAAGAAAAGAAAAATGAAACACAGAATACATTTGGTGGGGCTTTTATTGACAAGAAGTGAAAGTCTCTAGAAAAAGGGCCTTCAGATAATCCTAAGACATATGAAGTACGATTTCTTCCCGACCCCGCTTCAGGATTTTATAAGAAGATTTTCTATCATATGTGAAAGATGGGTGAAAAATGGGTCTATATGCAGTGCCCCAAGACTGAGGATTTTAACAACCCTTGTCCTATCTGTTCAGTAGTTAATAAGCTTTTTCAGGGCTCTGAAAGCGATAAGAATGAAGCCAGGAAGCTTAAGCGTAAAGAGAAGTATGTATCTAATGTTTTTGTTGCATATGATCCCAGAGATGCTGGTAAGGCTGCTGATGATGAATCTAAACAGGAAGGTAAGGTTCTTCTTTATGAATTTCCTTCTAAACTTGAACAGAAACTCGCTGAAGAAATTAAAGATACACGTAATGGTCTAGGTGCAGCAATCTTTGATCCGGGTCCTGATGGTTATAATTTTATCATTAAGGTAGGAACACAGTCCGGAGGCCAGAATCAGAGTTTCCCCGAATATTCTATGAGCACATTTGCTCGTCGTCCAAGTGCTATCGGTTCAGATGAAGAAATTGATAAGCTTATGGAAACTCGAGTAGATCTCAATGAGTATCTAAAGAAAAATATGAAGTCTATGTCAGATCTCATTAAGGCTATGAAGGATGAAATGTTCTGGGATCTTATTGCCAAGGATTTTGAAAGATATGCTTCTGAATCTTCTGCTCCTTCTGAAAAGACTGAGGCTCCTAAGGAAGAAAAGAAGCCAACTGAAACAAAGAAGGATGAGGCTCCTAAAGAAGAAAAGAAAGTTACAGAATCTTCCGATTCAGATGATTTGTCTGAAGCCGATCTTCTTGCTGAATTAGAAAACTTTAATTAAAAATATATAAATAGATATGAAGGATAAACGTTTATCCTTCATATCTTCTTTTTTAATTGGAGAAATAATGGATATCAATAAAATAATTTTAAAGGCCATTAGTAAATCTGGCGCGATTAACCCATATGTGTTTAAAAAAGATAAATTTATAGAGATTTTTGGTTATGATCTATATAGTGAAATATTAAAGTTAACATCCTTTCTTAATGAGATTAATCCCACTTTAATTCAAAGATTTTATCATATATATCATCATATTGACAGTATTAAAAGATGCCTTACATGTGGTAAGGCTTTAAAATTTTGTGGATTTGGCTCAGGTGGTTATAAGACATATTGTTCAAAACTATGTGTTGATAGAACAGCCGCAAATAAAAAGGCGAATGCTACAAAAATAGAGAGATATGGTTTTTGCACAAATACAGATAAAATTAGAAAAACCAAACTTGAAAGATATGGCAATGAAAATTATAATAATATTGAAAAATCAAAACAAACATGTTTGGAAAAATATGGTGTAGAAAACGTGAGTCAATCTGAAGAAGTAAAAGAAAAAATTAAAGTAGGCAACCTTGAGAAATATGGTGTTGAGCATACTTTACAAGTTAAAGAATTTAGAGATAAAGGAAAGGTCACTAATTTAAATAAATATGGTGTTGAATATACATTGCAAGTTAAAGAACTTAGAGATAAAGGAAAGGTCACTAAGCTTGAGAAATATGGTGATGAGAATTATAACAACATGGAAAAGAACAGGCAGACAAGGCTTGAGAAATATGGTGATGAGAATTATAACAATAGAGATAAGTATAAAGAGACTAATCTTGAAAGATATGGCCAAGAGCAAACCCTATCCATTCAGAAATTTAGAGATAAAGGAAAGGTCACTAAGCTTGAGAAATATGGTGATGAGAATTATAATAATAGGGACCAGTTTAAACAAACCAATATTGATAGATATGGCTTTGAAAGTTTTTCTCAGACACCCGAATATATAGAAAAATGTAAAGAAACTAACTTTAAACGATTTGGTACGCCCTGATTTTTACAACATTATTTTGAAAATAACATTGGTCAGGGGTACAAGAATTCATGACATGATTTTACACTTCCATCGGGTAAAATAATAAAACTTCAAGGGTATGAAAATAAAACATTTGAATTTTTATTAAATGAATATTCTGAAGATGAAATTTTATATGAAAGATGTGAAATGCCAGAGATTTGATATTTTAGCGATAAAGATAAAAAGACACATAGATATTTTCCTGATTTTTATATTCCTAAAGATAATCTCATTATTGAAACAAAATCTAAATACACATATGATGCAGATATATATATCAATATATTAAAACAAAAAGCAACAGAGGAACTTGGATATAATTATAAATTGTTTATATATCCCTAATTATTTCAATAACTTAGAATAACAAATAGGGATCTTGATTTTTTTCTTGCTCCCCTATTTACATTTAAAAACCAATGATTATATTATAGAAAAATAATTTTTAGGAGGAACTTATGTTCACATATAAAACTTCTTTTGATTCTATTTTTGATGCCAGAAAATCTTTGGTTTATTTTGAAGATGATGAATTTTATGTATATGCTTTAGAAGTCCCCTATTTTAAGAAGGAAGATCTTGAAGTAACTTTCAAAAATGGTAAAATCTTTGTAGATGGTGAAAAAGAAATTTATGGACAACATTTTGATACCACTGTAAATTTTCGTGTACATTCAGATTATACAGAAGAAGACATTATTGTAGAATATATGGCAGGTGTACTTTTCTTTAAACTTCCAAAAACAACAAAAACAAAAGATAAATCTAAACTTAAGATTATGTAATTTAAAAAAAATTATTAAATATTAGGGAGTCTATATGGCTCCCTTTTCTTTTTCTATAAATAGTTTATAACAAATTGTTTTAAGGAAAGGAAAATGAGTAATTGGATATATCAGGGAAAAGAGATTCTAACTGAAGAAGATATTCCATTTGAAAAGGCTTTCGGATTTGTGTATGTAATCACCCAAAAGTCAACTGGGAAGAAGTATATTGGTAGAAAAATTTTAACCAATGCTGCTAAGAAAACAGTCAATGGAAAAAAGAAAAAAGTTAGAGTTCAGAGTGATTGACAAAAATATTGGTCAAGTTCGCCCCAGATTAAGGAATGAATAAAGGAAGCAGGTGGAACTGACGATTTCACAAGGGAAATTTTATGTTTTGTTTCAAGTCGAGGATCTCTGGCATATTCAGAAGAGTTGGCCTTATATTCTCTGGGTGTTCTTGAATCAGACAAATGACTTAATAACAATATTAGATCCAAGATTTATAGGTCATGGGTAAAACCAGATGAAGCAAAAACTTTACGAGAGGTTCTTTCAACCTTAAAGGATAATCATGAAAATTAAAGTTGATTTAAATGAGTATTTCGATTTTACTCTTTTATACATTTTAGAACGATTAGAGGAAAGAAAAGGTGAATCAGAAGATTTTGTTAGGTTATCAGAAGAAAGAGAAAAGATTTTGAGTTTACTTGAGAGCAGAAATATATTAGGAGAATTAAAAAGATACAAAGTAAATTCCCCTATACTCTCAAGAAATAAATATAATTTTATAAAAAAGACTTTCAAAGGTGCTAGTGTCTCTGATAGTTTTGTTGATATTAAAGGAGAAATTAAAAATGAGTAATATTGAAACAGATGTAAGCGGTGTTTTTGCTGATGATACAGTTGAATACGGGGCTGACAGCTTCCCAGTATTCGATGTGGATTATAACACCTGGGCCACTGCAAAAGAAGATAGACGAAAGATTGTTGCTCCTGAAGACTCTGCAGTATACCAATATGCTAGGAACAGTCAGGTAAATAGACCCTTCTACGTTCGTACTGAGTATAACGATCAAAGTTTAATTAGGAAGGTAAGTTAATGAAACTCATTGAAAAAATCGATGAATATTTAGGTGAGGCACTACAAAATCATGTTGTCCCTGGGCTGAATAAAGCTTATTTCTCAAAAGATGACATAGTCAATAAAGTGATAGATTTTGTTGATGAAGGGTCCAAAATGGGAGCTAAAGTTTGGTTAGGTAAGCTTGGTAAAAAAGACATTTATGCTGTAGCTTTTTATTCAGGTGATCTTGGAACTGAAGCCAAAGTTAAAACCTTTAAAAGCAAAGACGAAGCAAAGTCAATTTTTGACAAAATAAAAGATAACATTTCATATGATGATATTTTAAAAATGATGAGATAAGGAGATATAATGGACATTGCACAAAAGTTAAAAAACTATCTTTCTGAGACAAAGGAGATGAGTCTTAAGAAGGTAGAAAAGAAAATTGAAGATGGATATTGGGAAGCGGAACAGGATCTTAAAGTAGGAAAACATGCCACTTTGAGAGATACTAAAACCAATAAACGAATTGTTGTTTATATTACAGAAGATTTGAATGAATCTAAAGCATCTCTTATAGTTTTGGCGGTAAAAAAAGATATTGGATTATCTGAAAGAGAATTCAAAATTGCCCATCTTACTGGTAATATTGAAACTCCTAAAAATAATGATAAATGTGTTATTGTATTTAGAACTAATAGTAAAATAAAATTTAAAGTATATACATTTGACTCCTCTAATAAGTGGGTGCCTGGCGAAGTTTTTACCGACTCTAATAAATTAAAATCATTATGAAAAGATTTTCCAAATGTTGATTATAATTTAAATGAATCATCTTATGAAAAAGATCTTGATGAAGGATTCAAAGTTACAACAGGGGTTCAGGGTTCCCTTTCCATTAATGGTAAATCTATTGCAAAAACTCAAAAAGTTGGCAATAACGTTTTTGTTATGATTGATAAGGAAGATGGAGACAAAACTAGAATCCCTGTTCCTGGTGGTAAGGACATGATGGCTTCTGAAATTGCTGAGTGGCTAGAAGATTATCTCAAGAAGAACCCTAAAGCATTAACAGAAGATTTAGATGAGGCTACTTTTGCTCAGCACATGAAAAAAGCAATTGCATCTAAAGAACGAGGAGATGAAAAGAAAACATTATATCATCTTGGAAACGCTAAGACAGCACGATATGCTATGAAGTCAACTGAAATTAGTAAGAATAAAGATCTTTTAGACAAATACAAAGAAATGACAAAAAATCTTAGTGAATCCGAATTTGGTGAGTTAGATGAGGGTGTTGATATCCCAAGAAACATTAAAATTGGAGATGTTGTTAAAACCAATGAGGGCACCCTAAAGATTCTTGATATTACAATTAGCTCTTTAAATCTTAAAGATCCAAGTGTTTATATTTATTATGAATATGATGTAATTATTAACGGTAAAAAGTTAAAAGATAAAGAAAAACAAGAATTAAAATTTTTCAAAAAAATGTTTCAATAATGGTTTACATTCTCCTGGGTTTTTGATAATTTCTTCTTATTGAAAACAATAAACCCAGGAGAATCTTATGTTTATTCAAAGAACTATTGATAGACTTTCTGATATGGAATTTGCTGCTCTTGCTATCATTCTTGGATTCAAGGAATCCTATTATGAAAGAGTTTTTGATTTTGATTTTAGACCAGACAGGATAAAGGAAAAATATAGACTTACCTATAAAGAGTTCCTTATTCATAAGAAGAAGCTTCAGTCACTTGGGTTAACAACAAAAGACCGAGAGACCAGAAAAAAAATTAGAGAGGCTTGGATCTCTAGAATAAACATTAAGAATGCCCTCCCAAGTCAAGTTCATATGTGGGCAATAGATTATTAGTTTACAACTTGCTCCTATAGGATATAATTTTTTTTATTTAACCTATAGGAGCTTTTTTATGCAAACATTTGTCCCCTCGAAAGATTTTTTTATATGCGCCAGAGTCCTCGATAACAAGAGACTTAACAAACAACATCTTGAATGTTTTCAAATTATTAATGTTCTTGAGGGCAGATCCAATGCCTGGAAGAACCATCCCGCAGTTCGAATGTGGAAAAATAACATTTGGGCTCTCAAACACTATGCTAATTTTATGAAGTATGAATGTATTTCACGAGGCTTCAAATTCGAAAAAATTCCTTATTATGATGTTGATTTACACAAAATGACTCTCCCAAAATGGTGGGGGGATGATCTAGTTCATATTTCCCACCAATCTAATCTTATGAGAAAACTTCCCTCTCATTATTTTCAATTTGGATACACTGACTATGGTATTATAGGATATTATTGGCCGGTTACACCTAAAACCAAATATTCTCAAAATATAAATCTAAAATGGATAGAAATGCTATCTTCAAAGATATAAATAAACCCAAATTCCCCCAATTGGAGATTATATGAAAGTATGTGTTTTAAAACTTGGATCCAGAATCTGTGTTAATTCTAGGTCTACTTCCGGCGGCAATGGGGAAACCCTAGCAATTATTAAGCTTCTTACAACTGCAGGAATTGATGTAACCGCTTATACCAAAATTCTTAATAAAGATCAAATGCCTTTGGATTTTCAAATTAGAGATATTTTAAAAGAAGAAGTTAGAAGTGAAGAATATGATTGTTTATTGATCTTAAATGGTAATGCAAATTATTTTGGTGGTCAAGATTCTCCATCAGATACAATTGCTTACAAAATTGTAAATAATTTCAAAGGTCCGGTTTTCTATATTCTATGTGATCCTAATCTTACTTTAACTCAGGTTTGGCCCTCTATTGAAAAGAAGGAATGGAGAGATAATTACTTAAAGGAAGATATTCTTATCCAAAGGAAAGACATCAAATATATCTGTCAACCAAAAGATATTTTAAAATATAAAGAGCATATCAAAAAGAGCAAGATTGATATTAAAGATGTTATTCATTTTCCATTTGAGAAGTTTCCCCTTGTAACTATGAATAAAAATTTTCTAAATCCTGAAGAGTGTATTTGGGATATTAGTTATGGTGGAACATTTAGATCTGGTAGACGTGAAGATGATATGATCAAATTTTATTTTGGCTATCCAGAAGATATTAAAGTTAATATGTTTGGAAAGATTGAAGAAAAACATTTTAAGAAAAACAAACAAAATCTTAGGATGCCGGAATTTGGCAAAGCTGTTCCATATGAAAACTTTGATGAAGAAATGAAGAAGGGGCTTTCCACAGTTATTATTGGTGACATTCTGTATAAGCAGGTTGATGATCTAGCACAAAGGATATATGAATCTATTCTATGTGGTAATATTACATTTATAGATGATTCTTATGATAAAAATAAACGAGTATTTACTAATGAGACACTTAGAAAATTTTGCTATGTATCTTCAAGAGAAGATGTAGCAAAGAAACTTAGATTTCTAAAGCAAAACCCAAAACATATTTCCTTGATTCAAGATTTACAATACAAGGATACGATGATAGATATAAATGAATATTGTAAAGATTTTAGAAAAATTATAGAAGAAAATCTGTAAGGAGAGTATATGAATATAACTATTTTGTCTGGTGGATCCGGTTCAATTCAGTTACAAAAGGGCCTAAAAGCGCTTTATCCTGATTGTAAGATCACCAATTTAATTAATATGTATGATGATGGTAAAAGTACTGGTCAGGTTCGAGAAATTTGTAATTGTCTTGGACCCTCTGATCTTAGAAAAAATCATTATGTTCAGTATCTTACAAATCACGACATCCATAATCAAAGTATTTTAGATTTTTATGAAATGCGGTTTGATATTCCAAAAGAGAATCCTAAAAAATTTATTGAAAGTGCTTTAGAACAATGGGAGCTTCAGATTTTCTATAATGCTGTAGATCTATTTTTTGAAAGAATAGACCCTAATTTTGAGTTTAAAGATTTTTCTATTGCTAATATTGTGTATGGCGGGATGTGTATTTATTATGAGGGGTTCCCGAATAAAGAAGAAAAGGTAGCAGAGTTTTTTAAGAAATTTTTAAATCTAAAAGATGATGTTGTAATAAATTCTTTTGAGAATCTTGTACTTCGAGCTCACACAACAAAAAACGTTCTTATGGATGAGGGCTCCATTGTTGATCTAAACAACCAAGAAATTGAAATTAAAGATGTGTTCTTCTATAACAAGGATCTTGAATGCACACAAAGCCATTATTACTTTCTTAATCCAAAAGTTAAAGATCTTATTTTAGAAAAAACAGATCTTTTGATCTTTAGTTCAGGAACTCAATGGAGTTCATTGATCCCCACATATAAGAATACTGAATTTCAGCATATTATGAATGATTATTCTGGTAAAAAGATTTTTATTGTTAATAATGAAGAAGATAAGGATATGAAAGGTATCAATAGTGCAGATATTATTAAAATAGTATCTTCATATGTTGATTTAAACAATACAACATTTCTTTTTAATAATAATGCATCTATGATTATGCGTATTGTAAATCCCGGGTATAAAGATACTAGTGTCTTTTATGATATGGAAAATAATAAAGGAAAACATAACCCTATTCTTTTAGGTAATGCAGTTTATTCTATATATTATAATTTACTTAATCATGATACTATTTTTATGGATTTTGATGATACAATTTACTCAAGAAAGAAAGATTATTACTTAAATTCTATTTCTATTGCAAATGTTGAATATGTAAAATATTTAGCAAAAAAGAAAAAAATCGTTATTGCTTCTGGAAACAAATATTCTCATATTAGAAAAAGATTTGGGGATCATTCTGGTATTGATATTTGGGCTGATGGTGGATTAATTTGTTATAAAAATGATCTTTATTATGACCATATTATGAGAATTAAAGAGGATGATATAGATTTAATAAGGAATTATTTGGATATTCATGGAATGTCAATTAAAGTTACAGAAAGAGGTTATGGCAAAATTATAACTTGTATTAATATTAAACCCCTAGATGATCAATATAGAAAAGAATTTACAACACATCTTAATATATTCTTTTTTCATAATAGTATTGATTGTATTGCTAAAGTTACTGGAACTACTAGTATTGATATAATTCCAAAGAATGCATGTAAGAAATATATTTTAGATCAATATAGTTTTAATAAATGTCTATATATTGGTGATGAATGTGACTCTGGTAATGATGTAGAAATTTCCAAAAAGTGCGATACAGCTATTAATGTAAAATCCATCAAAGAAACAAATTTGATTCTTAGATTATTAAGTGAGGATTATTAATGAAATATGCTATTATTTTAGCAGCAGGAAATCAAACAAGATTTAAGTCAAATATCCCTAAAGCTCTATATGCTCTAAATGAAAACATAAATGCATTTAAAGGAAAAGTTGATAAAATTTTTCTAATGTGTTCATTTTCAAATTTGGTATTCTTTTCAAAATTCAAGAATCCTCATTTTGAAATTGTTCCTATTAAATCTGGATATGGCTGTGGTGAAGCAGCATTAACATCACTACTTGAGCTTCCTATCAAAAATACAGATTTAGTATTTTTGTCATGGGGCGATTCTATCCAATCTTCTTCTGTTATTCAACATTGCTTAGATTCTTATAACAATAAGTTTCTTATGCCTGTAGTTATCGAGGAGAATCCCTATGTAAAAATTGAAACAGAGGAAAGAAAAATTACTAACATCAAATTTTCTAAACTTGGGGATGACACTTCAGGTACTGGATATCATGATATGTCATTGTTTTTATTTAAAAAGAGAGATGTTGTAAAAGCTCTAAAGAGTCTTATTAAAATCAAAAAGTTTAAATATGAAAAAGGAACAGAAATAAGCTTTCTGGATATTTTTAATTTTGATTTAATAGATGGCGAAATAGTTGAAGTTACTTTTGAAAAGGCTAGATCATTTAATACTTTAGAAGAATTAGATTTAGTTCAACAAATTTAATAATTTTAATAATATAGATGATTTGTTTACATAATAGATCATCTATATTATTTTTATTTAGGAGGTTAAAATGTTTAGAAATGTTCATTTTGATTATAAATCAAGCAAGATTACTCTTTGGGAAACCATTAACGGGGAACGAATGTCAACTGAAATTGATTGGGTTCCCTATATTTTTGTTCCAGATAAAGAAGGAACAATCAAAAGTATTGATGATGTTCCTGTAAAGAAACTTGAATTCCAAAACTACCAAAAATATAAAACATTCAATGACGAGAAATCTATTAAGAAGTATGAAGATCATGTAAAACCAGAGCTTCAATTTTTAGCAGAGCGATATTATGATATCCCTGATGATGAATTATATAGACCAGATCTAAGAATTGGAAGTCTGGATATAGAAGTGAATATTGATAAGGGATTCCCAACCCCTGAGGAAGCAGAAGGGGTTGTTACAGCTATTTCAATCGATATTAATGGATGTACAAAAACTTGGGGAATCAAACCATATACAGGAAAACATAAAAAGAATTTTACCTACTGTTCTACTGAAGAAATTCTTTTGAGAGATTTTTTTGACTTCATGTATAAAGAAGCAGATATTGATATTCTTACTGGATGGAATATTGATGGATTTGATATTCCATATCTGTATTACAGATGTAAGAAGCTTTTTGGTGAAAGTAATAAAATGTTCAGAAAAATTTCCCCTATTATGGAATATTCTGTTTGGGAAAAGAAAGATGGTTCTGGATTGAATTTTGACTTTGCAGGAATCTCAGTTCTAGATTACATGAGTGTTTATAAAGGATATACTCGTTCTAACCCAGAATCATATAAGCTTGACCAAATTGCTAAGAATGAACTTAAAGAATCAAAGTTAGAATATGATGGTTCTTTAAAAGAGCTTTTTGAGAATGATTGGGAAAGATATGTTGACTATAATATTCAGGATGTTAAGCTAATTTATAAACTTGAAAACAAACTCAAGTATCTTTATCTTATTCAGACTATTAGTATGATTTCAAGATGCCCAATGAAATTTTATGATAAAGTTACAAATGTCCTTGAAGGAATATTCTTAACATATTATAGAAGAAATAATCTATGTGCTCCTAAGCTTAAAGGGGGAAAGACTGAATGGTTTGAAGCTGCTTTTGTCAAAGAACCAGATAGAGGGTTACATGAATGGGTAGTAGATATTGACGTAACTTCAATGTACCCACATAATATTATTACTTTAAATATGAGTCCTGAAACTTATTTTGGGTGCATTGTTAATTTAACTGAACAGGAAGTTATTGATTATACAACTAAAAGAGAATTTCCTGTTATATCATTGGAGAGCCCTGAGAAAGAAATTAAGCAACTTACAGGTAAAGAACTTCAAATATTCAATACATTACTTAAGAAAGGTACATTTTCTATTGCACCAAATGGTGCTGTGTTTAAAAACACTAAACAGGGTGTTGTAACTATTATTGAAAAAATCTTTTTCAAGTTAAGAAAAGATACAAAAGATAAGATGTTACAATTGAAAAAGGAAGATGGTGATAAAAACAAGATTGCAGAACTTAATACTACACAGTTAGCAGTAAAGGTTGGTATCCTTAATAGTCTTTATGGCGCACTAAGTACACCATATTTTAGATTATATAATCTTAGAATTGCAGAAGCAATTACTGCATGTGGCAGACATATATTAAAAAATTCTGCATCTTTTATTAATAGTTATTTTAATGAAAAATGTAATACACAAGATTTAGATTTTGTTCTTTACCAGGATACTGACAGTTGTTTCCTGGGCATAGGTAAATACATCAATTCTAATAAAGAGTTACAATCCAAATTTAATTCACTACAATCAAATAAAGAAAAAGTAAATTTTATTTTAAAGATTTGTAAAGAACTTGAAAAAGTTATTAATGATTATTCGTTTAATATTATTCAAAATCAACATTTTGCATCTCAAGAAAAGGAATATACAATTAATTGGAAACAGGAGATTGTATGCCCTTCTGTTCTATTAGTGCAGAAGAAGAAATATGGATGTTGGGTAGTAAATGAAGAAGGAAAGACTGTTGATAAAATTAAAGTTACTGGATTAGACATTATTAGATCAGAAACATCTAAACCCATTAAAGAAATGCTTAAAGATGTAATGACATGTATTCTTAAGAATGAAGAAGATTCGAATATTAGATCCAAAATTATTAGTTATAAAAAAGCAATTCGTGAACTTCCATTTGAAGATATTTCGGGTAATATTGGTGTAAATAATATTAAAAAATATCTTGGACCAGATGGGCCTGTCAAAGGATGTCCGTGGCATGTTAAGGGTGTCTATGCGCATCAGGTTCTAATCAATAAGTTTGGACTCCAAGACAAATATCAAGAAATTACTGAAGGTGAAAAAAGCAAAGTTATTTACCTATTACCAAATTCTTATGGTTTTGAAACTTTGACATATTCATCTAAATATCCTAAAGAACTTAAATGTGTTCAGCCTGATATTGAAAAAATGATTGAAAAATTCTTTATTAAAAAAATTGAAATGCTTCTTGAACCATGTGGAAAACTTCATCTTCTGGATCTAAATGCTGAAACATTAAATTTCTTCTTTTAATTGTTTACAATGACAAGTAGTTTTATTATTTTTAAGATAAAGGAGTAAGAATAATGTTTATTAAATATAGTGAAATTGAGAATAGCTACCAACAAAAGCATATTGACAGAGAATTTCAATATAATCCTCTATTGAAAGAGTGTAGGTATGGTGTATTTGAAAAACTAGACGGATCTAACCTGCAATTTATAATTTATCCAGGGAATTATACATTTGATGATATGATGGATAGCTTTGAAATTGCTTCAAGATCTAATAAGTTAAATAAGGAATCAAACTTTCAAGGGGCATCTCTTCCTGAGCTCATTAAAAAATACACCCCTGCTATTAAACAGCTTCAAATATATGCTAATGATGCAAATGTTATGCTTAATGTTTATGGGGAATTATATGGTTATGGCATTCAAAAACGAATCAATTATGGAAAAGAAAAGTATTTAACTTTCTTTGATATGAGAGTTAATGGGGAATATTTAGCGCAAAAAGATTTTTGTGGTATTATGGATCATATTGAATATCTGACTTCAATGAATAATCTATATGTTAAACCTGTGCATATATATTCTTCTCTAGAAGAAGCATTAACTATTAATCCAGATTTTGAATCTGCGTTTAGTCCAACAAATGATCATGCAGAAGGATGGGTCATCAAGCCCTGGAATATTACTTCTTCATTTTATCTAAAAATGAAAAGTGAGAAATTTAAGGAGAAGACCAAGGTTAGAGAAATTAAGAATAAAGATTACTCCATTACTGTAAATAAACTTAAAGCATATTTCAACACACTAATTAATGAAAATAGAGTTCTTTCAGTTTTTAGCAAGGAAGGTGAAATTAGTGAGCCCAGTCAGATTGGGGATTATGTAAAATGAGTTCTTGAAGATGCTAAAAAAGATTTTTTCAAAGAATATAATATTGGAGATGATGTTACCCCAGAAGAAAAGAAGTATATTTTTAATGGCGGAAAGCATGTTGTGGAAATTCTTCGAAAATATTTGTAAAATCTCGAGTTTTTAGGAAACCTAATGATTTCAATAACTTAGAAATCCACCAAAATCTTAGTTTTCCTAATAATATCAACAACTTATAAGAAAACTGCAGAAAACTATGAAAAAAGGTGTATAAAACATTAAGGGATTTCTAAGGTTTTCTAAGTACTTAATATAATTAAATAAAATTTTTTTATATAAATAGAGAGTTTCCAATTTATTAAATAGTTATATATGATAAAAACAAAGGAGGGAGAAGTTATGAAAATTAACCTCCAAGAAACCGAAAATGGGGTTCTTTTAAAATTCCCTAGAGATGAAGTGTATATTGACTTTACAGATATTGAAAATTTTCAAGATATTGTTCTTGAAGATGGTACTGTAATTACAGTAGAAGAAATTCTACAACTATTATCAGATCAAAATATTGATATTGAACCTGCCGCAGGTCCTGGTGAAGGTGCTATGGGAAGTGGCGTAAGTGAATATATAGACGATCCTGGTAATTTGATTGATGGTGTTGACAAGTTGAATGGACTAGATCCAAGAAATTTTGATACACTTCTCATTGAACCAATTGAAGCTTCTGATGCTGAAGAATTGTTAGATGAAGAAACATTAATCATTGAACCTCCTGTTGACCCTGAGGAACCAGAAGAACCAGAAAATCTAGCTCCAGAACTTGGTAAAGGATATGCTATTGTATCTGATGAGGGTTTAGATGATGCAAATGTAGATTCTGATTCGTACGCAAATACATACACAGGAAAATTATCTGTATCTGATCCTAATAATGACATTGTCATTCTTTCTCTTGTAGAACCAGATAGTGATGTTTATTCAAGTGGTGCTCTTTTAGATTGGAATCTATCAAGTGATGGAACAACACTAATTGGTTCTGCTAATGGAACTGAAATTATCAAAGTTATTATTGATTTTGAAGGTAATTACACTGTAACACAGTCTGGGCAGATTGATCATCCTAATCCGGATATTGAAGATGTGTTTACATTTAACGTAGGTGTTAATGCAAGCGATGGTGAATTTCTTGTAACAAGTTCAATTACTATTGACGTTGAAGATGATTCTCCAGAACTATTCATTACTGATACTACTCTTGCAAAGATTGGAGCAGATGTTGATAATGCTCATGTAATCTGGAATGATGTTACCGGGCATGATTTGTTTGTTGATGGACTTCCTGTTGATTATGAAATTAGAGGAAGTACAATCTATGGATTTACAGAAGACAAAGATGTATTCGAATTAAAAGCATTTGATGATGGTACCTATAACTTTGAACAGTTTGAATTGTTTGATAATAATTCCCAGTTAGTTTCTTTCCAAGTAAAGGGTAATGCTGGTGGTCCTGAAGATCATTATTATATTACGGAAGATGGGTTTTTCAGTAAATATGAAGGTGATGGTTATGCAATCAAGTTCTCTGCTGAAGGTGATAGAGATTTGGTAAATCCTTCTGCACAGGGTATGGGTGTTGATAATAACAATATAGAACCACATGAAATTTTAGTATTTGAATTTGATAATGAAGGACTATCAGGAGATGTTGATAACTTCTATGGAGCTACTGTATATCTAGGTAAAGAAAATCAAGATAGCGATTTAGTATCATGGAAAGCTTGGTTTACAGATGGTAGTACTACAGATGGCACGTCAAATGATCTGTTTAATGTTAATGCGCCAGATGGTTATTACATCGATAAGATCGAAGTAACAGGTGAAGTGGGTAAAATGACAGTTCCATCAATAGATTTATATAATGAAGCTACTGATCTAGACCCACAATTAAATGTAGAATTTACAGCATATGATGGGGATAATGATTCAGTATCGGGGAGTCTTGATCTCATGATCGAACAAATGACAAATAATCAAACTATTTCATAACCATTTATTTTAATTAACAATTTATTTGAGGGTTCTTGTTTACAAGGATCCTCTTTTTTGTTATTTTTAAATTCAATAAACAACAAATAACCTAGGATGGCACTATGTACACAGGAATGACCAAAGATCAGATTCAACAGATTAAGGTGCTTGTTGATCGAGGCGGTTGGGACGCAGTGCGCGGGCACCCTGTTTTGTCGCAGGTGTGGGCAAAGTCTGTTGCCGAGTCCCGCAAATGGGTTAACGAAAATATACGCAATTAACACATCCAGCATGATTGTTTGTCCTTTATTAAAAAGGAGTTTTACGAATGCCATATATAGAAAATGTTCCTCGTATTAATATAATAAATGGTAATCATATATTGAAACCATCAGATTCTATACTTATTCAAATAACCGATCCAGATACATTTTTTCCTACACCAAGGTATTATGATCGTTTTATAAAAATTTACCAGTTTAAGTTTTATGACATCTTATGTAAAACAAATTATAACGGACGTTTACTTGAACCCATTACACAAGAACAGGCAAATTGTCTTGTAGAAATTCTCGACAATGCTTTGCGTCAAAACCACAATGTTCTTGTTCATTGTACGGCGGGTCTTTGCCGATCAGGGGCGGTTGTAGAGGTTGGAAAAATCATGGGGTTTGATACTGTACATGATGGAAGAATTCCCAATGTGGATGTGAAAAGTAAAATGTTAAGGTATCTGTATGGTGAGAAAAATTATGAAATTAATTAAGATACTTATCTTAATCGTTGTTATGAGTTTTCTTATGGGGTGTAGTGATCTTATTGGATATGGCACACTTCAAAACAGAGAAATCAAAAAATCGAAAGACGGGTTTTCTCATTATACTGTTGAAATCAATGATGATGGTTGTAACTGTACACGGGTATTTATTATATATCGTTATGATGATTGGTATAAACCTAAGATTGGGTCCAAGGTTGCTATAAAAGCAACCTTTTTTACAAATTATATGGTGGAGGATAAAGATTAATGGATAAACTATTTTCTTTAACTGCGGATGATTTTGAATGGTCATATACTAGAGCGTCGGGGAGTGGTGGCCAAAAAGTAAATAAAACTTCTTCAGCTGTTCACTGTTTTCATAGACCTAGTGGATCTCACGGGTATTCACAGGCTTCTCGTTCACGACACAAGAATAAAAGAGATGCCTTTGAGAAGTGCGTCAATACAAAAGAATTTAAATCTTGGTTACGTTTAGAGGTTATGAAGAAATCGGGAAAGATGGCAATTATAGAAGCAGCCGTTGATGAATCTATGAAAGATTACAAATTGAAAGTTGAATGTAAAGATGACGGAAAATGGTGTATTTGCGATGTTTAGAAAGTTGTGTATAACAGTGGAACATTGTCCTAAGGATAAACATGGGGAATTTTTCTGGACAGTTTATGAATATGAAACTTTTTTAGAAATTGATTATGGGTATGCAAATACACAAATAGAGGCCTGGGAAATAGCAAGAAGGAGCAAGGACAAATATGAAAGAAAAAATCCTCGAAACAATCAATAAAAATCTCCCTAAAGGATATGAACTTCTTTATGTTTCCTTGATGGGATCTAAGCTTTATGGTACAGATAATGAAAATTCTGATACTGATGTAAAATTTATTTTTAAACCATCTTTGGAAGACTGTGTTTTTGGTATTGCATCAAGAAATTTGAATATGAATACATCTAGTGATAAGAAAGCAAATTCATCTGAAGATATTGATTGCCAAGGATGGTCTATTCAATTCTTCCTGGATCTTCTTCGACAAGGTGATACAAATGCTATTGACATTTTATATTCTTTTACAAATAAAGATGCTGTTCTTTACAAAAATCGTTTAATGTATAGAATTTTTAGTTCCCCTACAGAATATTTTGATATGTCAAATATGAGAGGGGTTTTAGGTTATGTCGTTAGTATGTCAGATCGTTACAATCTTAAAGGAAGCCGAGCTGCTAAACTTACAAAGGTTTATGAAGTAACAAAAGAAGAAATTTCAAAGCTTCCTCAGAACAGATCTATGGATGGTTATATTGAATATAAACTTGAACAAATTTATGAAAAAATCCTTGAACAATGCGCTGACACAATTTTTTGCAAATATGAAGTATGCCAGGACGGAAGAAAAGCAATTCGCATTGGTGGTAAAGTTCATCTTTTAGATATTTCAGTTGGGGAATTTTTCCGTAGATTAGAATCAGAATTAGAAAGATACGGAGAAAGATCCAAGAAAGCAATGGATGGCACAGATTGGAAAGCAGTACATCATTCCTATCGCTGCATTTTACAAGCTATTGAATTACTTGATACTGGGAAAATTAAATATCCACTTGCTGATAGAGAATTTTTAAAAGATATCAAGTATGGGAAAATTTCTATAGAAGAAGTGGGGAATCTTATTGATGATGGTTTACAAACAGTAAAACTTAAATTAGAATCTATCCATAACAAAACAACTGTGAATCACAAGCTTATCAACCAAACAATTTTAGATATGTATAGGATTTAATATGTATAATCTTCCACCTGTTATCATTGAAGCAATCAAAAAATCTACTAAGGCTCTTCGCACACAAGGCCTTATAACTAAGGAACAATGGGAAAAGGCTTTAAAAGAAAACCCAGATTATATCAAATCTTCATTTAATGCCACAGCAACAAATGAGATTGAAGAATGTTTTATGTATGCTGATATTCTTGAAGGATTTATAAAGAGGATTAAAGAAAATGAAGGCCAGTAGGTTGATTGGAATTCTTTTAGAAGAAGTTCTTCTAAAAGGTGATGGTGATGTCAAATATGAAAATTATTATGATGATCATCGAGGAATTTACGAACTTGAAGTTAAAGAAGACATAGATGCTTCTGGAAAATTAATCAAAAGAACCTTTTTACTGAAAGATTCATAGGAAACACAAATGCTGAAAATTATTTATGATGTAAATGGAAATGAGGCTGTTCTTTTTGATACCGATGAAAAGAAGATTGTTGAAGCAAAAGATCATTCTTTTCATCATCTTTTTTTAAAGGATAATGGGTTTTCTGTAGTATACGGTAATACTATTGATGATGATCCAAATTATTCACCCTTTGGTCCTCTCATTGCTGATATTGAAATTACGACAATTTGCCATGGGCCAAGAAATGAAAAAGGATTTCATGTTCCTTGTTCATTTTGTTACAAAGCAAATACTCCAAATGGTACATATATGTCTTTCGAGACATTTAAAGAAGTGTTCAGTAAACTACCCAAGACTATTGGACAAATCGCATTTGGTGTTGATGCTTCGGCTACTTCTAATCCAGATATCTGGAAGATTTTTGAACATTGTAGAGAAAATGGGGTTGTGCCAAATCTTACTGTTGCTGATATTGATGATGATGTGGCAGATAAAATTGCTAATCTTACTGGCGCTTGTGCTGTAAGTCTATATGATAATAAAAACATTTGTTATGATTCTATTAAGAAGTTGACTGACAGAGGAATGAATCAGGTAAATATCCATCTATGTTATCACTCCCAAAACTACATGAAAATTCCCGAAATCATTGATGACATTAAGAACGATCCTCGACTTTCTAAGCTCAATGCTATTGTTTTTCTTGCTTTAAAACAAAAAGGTAGAGGTAAAACATTCAATCCAATCCCCTTTCATAAATTTAAGGAAATGATTGAATATGTGATGGAAAGTGGGATTTCTTATGGATTCGATAGTTGTTCTTGTACAAATTTTCTAAAGGCAGTTCAAGATCACCCAAAGTACGAACAATTTAAAACTATGAGCGAGCCCTGCGAGTCTACTGCTTTCAGTTCCTATATTGATGTTCATGGAAAATTTGCCCCTTGTTCCTTCTGTGAAGGTATTGTTGGATGGGAAGAAGGTCTAGATGTAGTAAATTGTAAAAATTTTCTTCAGGATATTTGGAATCACCCTAAGACTGTTGATTTTAGGGAAAGTCTTCTGGCAAATGGACGTAGCTGCCCCATTTATAAAATTTAAAGGAGATATTATGGGTTGTAAAAATTGTGAAAAGTTAAAGAATGCTTTGATTTCTTTGATTCAAGAATCTGATGTTATAAAACTTAAGATTATGAGAGACTATCTTATGAGTATTTTAGATGAGCAGGATAATCATGATGCTGAAATTTCAATGTTTGCTATTAACACTTTAATCGAAGTCCTTGAGGAAGAACAGAATGGACCATGTTAATGGACTTTCAAATGAACAACTTGAATCATTAGCTCTATTATCTGAAGAATGTGGAGAAGTGATACAAGTAGTTGGTAAAATTCTTAGGCATGGGCTTGATTCCAATTGGATGGATAATCCCACCAATAGAAAACTTTTTGGAAAAGGAAATTGGTGATGTTCTTTTGGCAATTGATATTGTGACTAGTCTAATGCTGGATGAGGATCATATTAAGGATAGAATTGATAATAAATCAGAAAAACTAAAAAAGTTTTTGCATTATAGTTGCTAATTTCAATGAAAAACAATGAAATTAGCTTTTTGAACTTTGGGAACTATAAATTCCCAAACGAGCAATGTTGATTGAGGCGTTTCAATCTGCATCAATCTCATGGTCACAGTGCAGACACTTGAAGTCTTCGCCTTGGCGAGACCCAGGGTCCACGCATCCGCAGTTAGAACAAGTCTGCGAAGTATAAGCAGGATTCACTTTCGTGAAATGAACACCGTTCATTTCAGCCAAGGATTCAAGTTTGCTTAGTACTGCTGGGTAAACCCAGCGTTGCATCTTGTTCATAAAATTTGTTGACAATTTTGTCTTGTGTTTCAAGTTCTTGAGGTCTTCGACCACAAGTTCTTTGACATCAGAAAGATTTAGAGAATTGCAAATTCGATTCGTTTCATTAGTCCTGTGGGCTAATACCCTCTTGAATGCTTTGGAACCTTGCTTTTTGTTGGAAATGAACTTGTAGATCGATTCCATTTCTGAGCCGAGAAATGTTCCATCTGAACATGACATCAATTTCTTGTAACCTTGGTCGATTCCAAGAACTTTACCCTCAGTCTTTAGTGCTGGTGCATCTTTCTCATAGATCAATTCAAAATTCATGACGCCATTCTTTAGTGTCAATCGAACTGAATTTTTTCGTTCCCAAGAATCGAATTTTCGACTATGTTTGTGATGTTTGATAGGAACATTAATTGTAATAGCACGTTTCTTGTGTTCATGAAACAACGGGGTCTTGATCCTAATGAATTCATCGAAATGCAAGCCATATTGAAAATCAATAAGTCTAGAATCTAATGTGATTGAGAAATTCTTCAAGTCTGGTTTACTAAAGAATTTTGATTGATGAATTGGTTTGAGATTCAGTTCACTAAATCTCTTGTCAGTGAAAGAACAATGCTTATTTGCAGTAATGCACTTATGAAACAATTTCTTGTAGTGTTTAAATCTTCGATTTGATGCTTGTTTGTATTGGGATCTAACAATTTCAGAAGCCGTCTTATAAAGAATTTGTTTCCATTGGGAATGAGTAATAATACCAGATGGCAAATCCTTGGATGACATGAACTTGGTCAGCGGCAATTGTCCTGAAATGATTAGATCAATGTACCAAGACAAGTCTGTTCTGAAATCATCAAAGAGCTGGTTCAAGACTTTCGTCTTGGAACCAGTCTGATACTTCAAAATGTGCTTGGATGATCTAATCATGTTTACACCCTAGTTTTAATATTATATATCTATTTATAGAAAAATAATTTTGTTTTTGAGTAAATTTATAATTAAGAAGGATCAATGAAAAATTCATTAAAATTTCAATTCTCTTCAATGAAAAATGAATTTAAATAGAATATTAATTTAGACGAGGTTATTTAGGAGACAGTATGAATTATCAAAAGATAACACAAAAAGTACACGACGATGATATTTGTACAAAATTAGATTGTGATTATTCTGAATTGTTATATTACGCTTGGCCACAGACGTTTGGCTCCACTACTGGTCCCTTTGGGGGTTTTGGAGGTCAAACTATGTCTACATTTACAATTGAGGCATATTCTAATGGCCGGGATGCACTATTATATTGTTCTGGAAGATTTTGGAAGCGTATTGAAAAATTTGACCCTGTTGAAGGGATTAAGGGGAGGTATAGGTAATGGCTAAAATTAGAACAGGATTTGTATCAAATTCAAGTAGTTCAAGTTTTATTATTGGAATTGCAAATGCAACTAAAGCAGGTAGAGATGATCTAGGAGTAGAATTTAATCTAAAAGATACAGCTTTTAGTAAGTATCATAATTCTCTTATTTGGAGCCCACCTGGTTCTGGATATCCAGAAATTACAGTTCGAAACAAAGAGGATAAATTTCTACTAGAAATAGAGTCATTTATGTATACTTCTGTGTCCTGTGAAGCTGTAGAAGGAGATAAAATTCTTTATCTGGATTCCTATGGGCCAGAAGGTGATGAGTTTTTTACTATCTATGATGATGATGGTGAATATATCGACATGGACTATGATAAGATTGATTTAGAGGATTTTAATGAAGAAGATCGGGAAATATTTTCAACCATTTTTGAACTTGGAGGTCAGGCTACATTCGGTGCAGGGAGGAACGGATAATGGCTAAAATCAGAACTGGATTTGTTTCCAATAGTTCAAGTAGTAGTTTCATGCTTCCTATAAAGAAGGGGCAGAATGAAGTAACCATAACCATTCCTTTAGATAAATTTTATGAAATTATGGAAGAGAGGGAGTATTGTTCCTCACGTAGATATATTATGAAAACTAAAGAAGATATAGAACAATATATTTTAAGTGTTTTTGGGTATGGGGATTTAACTCTTGAAGAAATCTTAGAAAATGATGATTATGCAGAAGAATATTATAATTTTGTTACTGAAGAAATATCCAAAGGTAATGAAGTTGTTTTAGGGAGTATTGATCAGGGTGCGTATGGTGCCCGAACTCTAATTGAAAACCTTGGGGGTAAAGTTGATTAATCATCATAAATGTGTTTGTACTGGGAACTGGAGTTTTCTGATTCAAAAATATGAAAAATATATAGATTGTGTTCTTATTGAGAAGGGTACTGGGGATGTATATTACTTCCAAGGTATTCTTTGGGCCTCAGATGATTATTACTATTTACTTATGAATGCCCATACTAAAAATAATCATTTTGTGTCCTGTTGTGTTGATTTATTTGAATTATACAAAGTGGAGGTGTAAATGAAAGTTAGAACAGGTTTTGTTTCGAATTCAAGTAGTTCAAGTTATGTTATTCATAAATCAGAATTTCCTTCTGAAGAATCTTTTAGACAGGTTATAAAAGAAATTGCCAATAAAGAAGACTATCTTAAAGACAACTACTATTGGGGATATGAAGGAATAGATTTTGCTGTAGAAAACGGGTATCTATTTTTAGAAACACATTACGTTTATAATGAGATTGAAAAGATTTTTGCTTCTGTTGGTTTAGATTTTAAAAAACTTAAAAAGTTTTATATCAAAGGTTAGTCAATTATCCTCTTGTGTATAAATAGTTACATAGGAGGATTTTGTTATGGCAAATTTTGAAAAGGCTATGATGTACACTGCAAAATACGAGGGGATGGACAAATATACGGATGATCCTCTTGATTCTGGTGGTGCAACTAAATATGGAATCTCAATCAACTTTGCAGAAGACACTGATGATTTTGAATTATTCGATATGGATAATGATGGTGATATTGATAAAGAAGATATTAAACTTTTAACTAAAGAAGTTGCATGAAAGGCATATAAAGAATATTTTTGAGATGTTGCATGGTTAGATACCTTACTTTCAGATAAGAAAGCATTTATATTTTTTGATGCAACTGTTAATCATGGTTTAAGGAATTCAACGGGTCTCGCTCAAAAAGTTCTTATCGATATGGGATACGGTTTAGTGTTTGATAGAGCATATGGAAAAAACACTTTTAATGCACTCCAGAGTGCTGGTGAAGATGAATTTATTGAAAAATTTCTTGAAAAAAGAAAAAATTTCTTTTTAGCTATTGTAAAAAGAAATCCATCACAGAAAAGATTTATAAGAGGATGGTTGAATAGAATCGAATGATGTAGAAGGGATGTGGAGAAATTGTAATGGGAGATAAATTTGCATGAGTTTTGAGTTTTTTACAATTTTTGATCCCTGCAGATTTCTTTATGGTGTATCAAATTCTTATTGTTTTACTATCTTTTGCATTTATTACAGTTGTTTTTGTGTCAGTTTATAAGAATAAAAAGGAAATTTCTTTTTATAGAATGATAACAAGGGATGATGGTAGAATTTCAAAAGTGGGAATATCATTTATATTTGTCCAAATGCTTATAATTTTTCAAGTTGTTACTGGTGCGCATGTTGATTCATATTTAACTGAACTTCTGGCTGTTATATTTGCAGCCGAAGTCGGAACAAAGTATGTAGATAGAAGGCAAGTTATTAATAATTATAATAGATCAGCAAGGGGTAAGCCTGTACCTAAATTATCAGATGAAGACTGAGAAGATATCTAAGAAAAAGTGGGAAAATTTTTTAAGTTTCCCACTTTTTTGTTTACAAGGGTCTTGGCGTTTGATAATCTATTCTTAATGGAACAACAAACAACAAAGGAAATCAAAATGAAAATGTATGAACTTCCTGCAGGCACATGTATTCATATTATTGATAAAGATATGCTTCTCAATGTTGATTGTAGGAATTGGCATCGTACTTATGCTACGCGTGATTCATTTTATGAAAATCCCGAATTTATTGATTATGTTTCGGTCTCTAATAATAGAGATGATAATTTTCCTTCAATATTGAAAGACGATATTCGTCATAATAGAAATTTAGTTATTCTTCGTAGTTATCATAATGGTAAAATTTACTTTGCTAAGGCATCTAAATATCAACTTAATTACATAGGTTAAGGAGATCTTTTATGAAAAAGAATTGTTATAAATCCTCCATTATTGAAAGAGAAGCGTTAGAATTTATTGGATGGTGTTTGGGAGCAACAAGTCTTTTTGTAATGGGGTGGATTTTTATTTGTTTAATGGATGCAATTTTAAATTAAGGGGAAAAAATGCTTCAGTCATTCACAAATAATGATATAATTGATATTCTTATGGACGAAAATATTAATTATAGGGAAATTGTAGTTAAATTGGCTAAAAGGCACCCTGAAATTCTTTGGAAATTAACTAAAGGCGATATTCTTGATAAAGAAAAGGAAGAATTGGAAATATTTAATAATGATTTGGTTCGGACTTTTGGAGCCCATGATAAAATTAGTGCAATTAAAACTTTGCGTGAAAAATTTGGACATAAGAATATGGGTCTAAAAGAAGCTGTTGATTATTATAAAAATCTTTTAAAAGAACATGGATTTCTTGATGAAGAATAATTAGTTGGGCGGGAACTATATGTCATATGCTAATCTCAAACTTCTTAAACCAAGTAAAAGGTATTGCTGCAACCAAGATATTGAATATATAAAATATCGAGATTCTAAATTGTCACCATGGAATTATATTAAAAACAATTATATTGTAACTACCCATTTCGTTGAAAGGATGCACAATAGACATATAAAAATTAAAACCATCGCGGAAATTTTACAGTATGGTAAAAAATACTATACTATAGAAGACGATATTCTTGTAGTAAAACATGTATATAAGAATAGGGCAATCGTTGAACGAAACAAGAAATTAATCACTACAATCTTTTTTGGTAATCAAGATTCTAAAAAAGAATCATTTATTAGAAATTTAGCCACTTTTACTTTTGAAACAGAATAGGAGATAAAATGAAAATCGCTTTTATTTGCGCTAATTGTAATAAGGCCCATTATAATGACAAAAATGTAAAATATATTTCAAATGAACTATTTGTTTGCGAAGATGTTTTTAATTGTAAAAACAGATTTCTTACTCAAAATAGAGGAAAGAAGATTAAGGATTTTCTAAAGTAATGAAAAACCTATCTGAAAAAGAATTTATTGAAGCTTTGGATTATATGGCTTGGTGTGTTCGAGCTAATTGTTTTGAAGGATACTTCATTAAAAAATTTATGAAATACGGAATGGAGAATTTTTCATGGGATGAAAATTACGCAATTATTTACTCTCACGATGTTTTTAATTGGGTAAACAAAGAAGGTCCTGTTCGTGCATATCAAAATATGATTACTGACGAAGAAGGACAAAAAGCAATGGTGTATGCTTTAAATGTAATAAAATAGTTTACACGCTTCCAAAAATTGTTTATTCTAAATTCAACAAACGGAAACAATCAACCAAGGAACAAATCATGAGAAAGAATAAGTTTTTCATCAAGAGAAAAAACACTCGAAATTCAGAAGTTCAGGGTATTAAAGAAGTTCTTGAAATGATTGGGTTTGGTTTTGGGACGATTTTTACTCTTGGTTGTGGTTGGTTAATTGTTTGTTTGATGAATACCATTTTGAATTAAGAGAATGTTATAATGAAACTGTTAGATCTTGATAGTACTGAGGCTGTTAAAGTGTAGTTTAAAGATAATATTTATGATATTACACAACTTGAGGGAGAAATCGAATCCATTCAATCTCTTGAAAACCCGAATATAATAGAGAAAATAATGTTTAACCAATTATGTAAAGAAATTAAAGAATTTTTTGGATCAAGTGATGTATCCGTATCTACTGAATATGAACTAAATCCTGAAGATTTTGAAAAATGGAAGGATAGTGTAAGTATTGAGGTTGCACATAAGGAAACGGAACTTGTTGAAAATTTTGGTCAAAAATATTGCCCACTAGCTAAAACAAACTGTTTGCTTCATGCATGTGTACATTTCAAAGATATTAATGTACGATATATTAATGGGAATGATTATTTTAAGCAAAAATCCACATATTATTTTGATAAACCTAAATGTAAACTGTGGGAAAAATAGAGGATATTAAATGTTGCATATTCAAAATTATCTCAACAATGTCAATGTACTAACAAAAACTCAAGCGTTAGAAGAGCTTGAAAAGGATTTTGGAGTTAAATCCAAAATCTATGAAAATTTTATTGTGCTTACATATTCCCAAATTGATTCACCAAAAACAAATCCTATTGTTCTTGAATGTCGGGGATTGATTCTTGATTGGGATTGGAATATCCTTCGTAGGCCCTTTGATCGTTTCTTTAATTATGGAGAAGCAAATACACAAAATTTTAATTTTGAAAAATCTGTTTGTCTGGAAAAGGTAGATGGTAGCTTAATTCCTGTATGGTGGAACCCCTTTGAAGATAAGTGGTGTTTCGGCACAAAAGGGACAGCATATGCTGAAAGTGAATGTAATTCAGGAAGGGTGTTTAGTGAATTGATTGATGAGTGTTTTAAAAATAGTAATAAAACTAAAGAAGAGATTGCCAGAAAGAAATTCAATAAAAATGTAACATATATTTTTGAACTTTGTACACCTGAAAACCGTGTAGTAGTGCCACATACTGATTATTCTCTTGTTTTTTTGGGTGGTCGATTTAATGATGATGGTGAATATCTAAATCTAGGGGGTATGGAACTGGTTGTATATGACTTGAATGCCTTTGGTGTAAATACCCGTCTTCCTAAAATGTATAATTTGAATGAGATTGATTCTGTAAGAAATTCTTTTAATGGATCAGGTGCTTTCTTTGAAGGATATGTTTTCTGGAACATCAAAACCAATGAAAGGGTGAAAGTTAAAAATCCTGCATATGTTGCCATTCATCATCTTCGTGATAACGGAAATCTCAATCCAAAAAGGATTTGTGACCTTGTGTTTGCAAACGAAACGGATGAATATCTTCAGTATTTCCCCGAAGATGCTAAATTCTTTCAACCGTGGATGGATGCATACACAAACATGAAAGAGACCATTATTTCGCAGTTTGAAACATTATCTACCAAAGAGCTTACTCAGAAAGAATATGCTCTGAAAGTTAAGGATTATCCCTATTCGGGAATTATGTTTGCTCTTCGTCAGGGAAAGACTTTAGAGCAGTGTTTTGAAAAGATGAACTCCGAAGCTAAGGTTAGGCTTCTTGAACAATTTAAGGAGTAATGAATGAATTGATTTAAAAAATTTGTTTATAATTTACAAAAAAGAACTTTCTATATAACCTTTGAATGGACTGATAAAGAAGCTAATAGAGTTCAATCTTGGATTATTTTAGAAACACCATATAATCTAAACAAAAGGAAAGATCTTCATGCCTTTATTATGAAAAATGATAAAGAGAAAAAAGATTATTATATCACTTGGTTTAAAGAATTATCATAGGAGAAATTATGTTAGTTTGAATCATCCTTTTTACATGTGTAAGTGCAATAATTTTGTGTTTTCAATCACTAGAAGTTCTTAAATTTATCAGCATTGGTTGTGGGCTCACATTTTGGAACATTAGAGAATATTTTCCATTTAAAACATCTGAATTTAATGACGCACTAAAATTTCTTTCGTTTTTCTATTTTTGGTATTCTTTTATAGTTTATCTAATCAAATACATTTTTAGTTTTTAGGAGATACTATGTTTTGTAATAAGATGCTTTCCGAAATTGATTTTAAAGCGAATCCAGAGTTTTTTGGTCTTCCTTTATTTTTTCTTGTAACGAATAAAAAAGATATGCTTAAGCTTATCAATTCAGTATGCTTTTCCGAAATGGATCTTATGTTCTTTCATGATTATATTAAATCGGAGGATCTTCCTGAATTTGAAACACGTGAAGAATTTGATGGTGTAAGATATAAAGTTGATATTACAACAAAAAAGATGGCTGATACCATTTACAATAGTTACAGTATTGATCAACTTATTTTTGAGGATCCATATGATGCATTTTATGTAGAGGACGCAGAGTTCACTTTTGATTTTAAAGAACCTTTGGTCTTTTTCATTAATTTTGATTCTGGGTTTGATCGTTATGGAGATGTTTTAGTTCGTTCGATTTCCCATTGTAAACTCAAAGATCTTTTGAGATATAAGGTATGTCTCCCTGAACCAACTTATTTTCAAAATTCTTAAAATAACTATTTACATCCTAGGAACATTTTGATAATCTGTTCTTAACGAAACAACAATTTAACCAAATGGAGCAATACCATGATAACCAAGTTTGACAACAACAATTTGAACCTTCTTCGTTCTGAAATGAGTTCTGCTCTTAAGGAGATTGAAACCAAATATGGTATCAAATTCGATCTTGGTAATATCTCTTATTCTGCAAATGAATTTTCAATGAAGGTGAAGTCAAAGGTGCTGAATGCTTCCACAAAAATCCCTAGTATCCTTGAAGGGATCATGGATCTTCACAATCTTCAAATCGAGGGTACTGGAGGAAGGAAGCTTGTTGATTATCGCAAGTCCTCTTACAAGTATCCCTTCATTTATTCTGATAATGGCAAGATGTATAAGTGTGATCTTACAATGGCTAAGATCTATTTTTCAAAGAAGTAATAAAGGAGATCAGTATGTCAATGGGAAACAACAATGTCAGTCGAGAGCTTTTTAAGGAATTTCTTGAAGCCAACAATCTTAAGGCTGATGGAAAGCGAAATGTGTTTTTTAAGGATGGAAAGAGATTTGCTTTTTCAGTAACTGAAGATAAGATTCAGTGCCGTCAATTTTATGAAGATTGTGAAGGTTTGTTTTGTTATAACATGAATGAAGATGTTTTATATCAATTTGATCGTTCGGATCTTTGTCTTTCAGAAACACCCAGTAGGATTTCTCCTTCTGGATTGAAGGCATATAACGCTTATCCTTGGCGATAATTTTTTTTTTTTTAATTTTTTCAAAATAATTGTTTACATCTCCTAAGAATTTAGTTATTCTTAAATCAACAAAATAACAATTTAACCAAATGGAGTAATACCATGAACACCCAGATTACCAACCTGATCAATGATTTTGCTAAGAACAACCGCATTGGCAAGGCTCGCGTAGAAGCTCTTGTTTCTAAGGTAATGGAAAACTGTTCCAACAAGACTCGAGAAAAGAAGCCCTCTAAGCGGGAATCACAGTTTTCTTTCATCAAGAATGAAGTAATTACTCGAGCTAAGAATTTTGAAGTTTTTTCGATTCTGCAGCTTGCCAGGAAGCTTGAAGTTTCCCCATATCTCGTCCATAAGGCAGTAATGGAATGTCAGCGTGAGAACCTCATCAAGTCTGTTCAGCCCGAAAAGATTCCAGGTACTCGCGGAAGACAGGCAACTCTCTGGATGATCTCTTAATATGAGGGGCCTAAGGCCCCTTTATTTTAAAATATATAAACTTTTTTATTGGAGAAAATATATGAAAAATTCTGTGATTGTCTCAAAAAGAAACGGCGAAAAGGTAGTTCTTTATCGTGAAGAAATTCAAAAACTATTAGATAAGGGTGAAACTCTAAAAAATATTTCAAGACACTATAATCTCCAAATGACCTCTTTCACGTATAGTATGACAAAACTTGGAGTAACATACAATAAGAAGAATTCGATAAGTGATTATATCAAACCGGAAGAAATTCAACGGTGTCTTAATAATAATATGTCTATTGAAGAAATTGCGGAGAAATTCAATTGTTCGGTATGGCCAATAAGAAGAATTATTAATGAAAACAATTTAAGAGCGAAAAGTAAAAAAAGAAACCTGAGTGAAATTGAAAAGCTTAGTAATAAGTATAATGTTTCGCTAGAGGTTATTAAAAAGGTTATTGAAACAGAATTAGATATTCTTGGAAGATCTGGTATTATTAAAAAATACTCTCTATATAAATAAAAATAAAATTTTTAAGGAGTTCTATGTTTCATCAATTTTATGACAATCATCTTCATTCTTTTCTTTTGGGGAAAATTGAGTCTTATTATACAAAAACAGTTGGAGATAATCTTTTTTGTTTAATTCTGAATCTTGATGGTAGTGAAAAGATTCTTGAATATAATGAATATAGCAATCTAGTGAGTGACGTAGAGGCACTTCACAACGCCCTCAATGATTATTATTTGATGGTCATGGAAAATGAACAGGGGCCTCGTGATAAGGTCATGGGATATGATACTTGTGGGGATGGTGTAGGAACAGAGTATTGTGATGATGAGGGCGAAAGCGGAGAAGAAGATCGAAAGCAGCCGATGGGCTTCTCGCCTAATAAAACAAAATGTTAAAAAAGGAACCCGAAGGTTCCTTTTTTATTTACAATATGTATTGATAGCATATAATAATTTTATTTGGAGATTATATATGAATGGGGAATTTGATAAAGCATTAAAAGAATTTTATAATAAATTATCAGAATCTCAAGAAGATATTCCTGAAGATTTTCAAAAAGTTTTAAATGATAATATTTGAGATTTGTATGTTGAAAATCCGCGAATTAAAGGAAATGATATGAAAAAGAAAATCAAGAAACCTGTTTGCCCTCTTTGTAATAAGGAAATGCATGTTGTCAAATACAAAGGGTATTATGATAGTTTTGTTTATTGGGAATGTAGTTGTCGAGAAGAGGATTTAGAAAAGTTAGTTGAAGATAAATGGAGTGGAGCTTACGCATAATGGCATATAATGATGAATTTGGATACCATGAAGTAATTCACACTGCACATATTATGATTACTTCATGGGAGGATCATATTATGGGGCATGGTGTGGTTGATATTGATGAACCAAAGTTAAAAGAACTTGGTGAGAAAATTGAAACATTAATGAATGAGTTCTATCAAGAAGTTTGTAATGCAAGCGATGATAAATTTAACAAGTGAGGTTAGGTAAATGGAAATCAGATATGGTAGAAAGAAGAACGGTATTAGAATTGAACTAAAGAAAAAGATTGATGATTGGATTAATTCTATTGAAGATGAGGATCTTCGTCAAGTTGTTGCAAAAAACACCATTGTTACAGGTGGTGCTATTGCCTCAATGCTTCTAGGTGAGAAGGTGCACGACTACGATGTATACATGAAAACCAAGGACGCTGCAAAACAACTTGCTATTTATTATGTTTCTAAATTTAAAGAATTGAATGGTGATAAATTTGATGCCATGGAGATTTCATATCAACCAATTGTAAAGGAAGAAACTCTAAAGAATATCAAGGGTGTTGAAGAAGAACGTGTAGTAATTTATATGAAATCTGCTGGGGTTGCTTCTGAAACCCAGGAAGAATATGCTTATTATGAAATGCGAGATATGGATGATGCAACAGAATTTGCTGCTCAATTATCTGAAGAAATTAAGGATAGTTCTAAGCCAAGGTATCGTCCTATTTTTCTTTCACAAAATGCAATTACATTAAGTGATAAGATGCAAATTGTTATTCGATTTTATGGAAGCCCAGACGAAATCCACGAAAACTATGATTTTGCCCACGCAAAGAATTACTATGATTATGATAAGAACTATTTACATTTAGATCCAGAAGCTTTAGAATGTTTACTGAGCAGGACATTGATTTATAGAGGTAGTTTGTATCCTATTGCTTCAATCTTTAGAATGAAGAAGTTTCTTGAACGAGGTTGGAGAATTAGTGCTGGCCAACAACTGAAGATCATGTGGCAGATTAGTGAAATTGATTTGAAGGATCATGAAGTAATGAGAGAGATGTTAGTCGGCGTAGACCAGGCGTATCTTTATCAATTAGTTGAAGCTTTAAGTAAAACCGATCCTGAGAAGATTGATTCTGCTTATGTGTCAACCATCATTGATAAGATTTTTGATTAGGAGAATTTGTTATGATTGAATCTGTTGACCAATATGAAGAAAAGATGAATAGAATTTTTGATCTTGAGATCACAGATCAAGCCGGTTCTGAAGAATATGTTAATTTGATAAAGGAAATCAAACAGTTTGAAGATGATGGTCTTTTAACCCCTAAAGAAAAAGAACTATTAGGAGAAAAAATGTTTAGAAAAATTGCAATTCTTGACAAGTATGTTCGTATTAACAAGGTTTTAGATAATTTTATTTTTGCTATATTAAATCCAAGATTTTGGAGTGCTATTCGAAAGACATCACATTCAATTGATGAAGCATATGAAATTTTGTTTAATAAGGTTGAGGAAGGAAAATTGTATATGGTGCTTTCAAACTATTATCTAAATTTTTGTTATAAGGATGAAGAAAGTGGAGAAGAAACCCCCTTTTGTTCTATCTGGATAAGTAACTATCCCTATGCGTATGGATACATCAACAGTTTTGATAATACACTTTTTAAAGAAGAACTTATGCCAACAAAATATACAAGAGTCCTACTAAGAAGATTTGTTAATGCTCAACGAAAAAAGTTGGAAATAACACCTAAAGAAAACCTACAAAACTTTAAAGATGCTGTGGATAGATTATAAAATAAGGAGAATCAAATGAGTTTAAATATTTCAAATTGTAATTTTACTGTGAACACTACAGAAGAAACCAAACTAAAGCTTCAAGCTATCAGTGATATTGCATCCGCGTTTGAAGCAAATGCAGAGGGTCTAAAGGAGCTTGTTGCCGTTCTTTCGAAAGTCAAATCTTCAGAAGGACCTGATGCTATGATTAAAGTTACACAACCTCCTTCTACTTCATGTGGAGAACATTGTAATTGTAAAAAGCATAAGCCAGGTTATTATGATATAAAGGCATAGAGATGAAACTGAAAAAGGTTATTAATATTTTTGGTGCTCCGGGTGTTGGTAAATCTACACTAGCATCCGGGCTTTTTTATCGTATGAAAGTGAATGGATTTTCAGTTGAATTTGTAACTGAATATGCTAAAGAATGTGTCTTTGAAGAAAGATTTAATATTATCAAAGAGGATCAGCTTTATGTTTTTGCTAATCAAAATAGAAAGCTGTTTAGATTAATCGATCAATATGAATATGTAATAATGGATAGCCCCTTGATCCTTTCCAATGTTTACATTCAAAAGAATTCTTTTTATAATGTATCTAAATTTTCTACATTAGTAACATCTACCTTTAATCGTTATCCTAATCTTAATTATTTCATATCTTTAAATGATAATTTCAATTTTGAGCAGGAGGGGCGGGTCCATTCTATGGAACAATCCAAACATTTAGAAAATGAAATCAAAGAGATGCTTAAGGAAAATGAAATAGAAATTCATTTAGATATTGTAAATTGTGATAGGGCATTAGATTTTATTTTTAATCATATTACAAATTGGAAATAATTGATAAAAAACTATTTACAAACCTTTAAGTTTTTTATAATCTATTCTTAACGAAACAATAAATCTTAAAGGAGTCAATATCATGAAGGATCTTATAAATTTTCAGCAGCTTATTGATTTTATTGCAGATGTTCCTGAACCTTCTGTAGAATATGTTGATAATGGTATTGGTTCTTATGAGTATTGGGGAGCTAAGGGGATTCATCATGATTATGATTGGGAAATTGAGGGTGAAAGTGTACAAGCAAAGATTTCTTTTGAAGATGTAGATGAGGAATTGGAAGATGTAATTGAAGAACAGGTATATGAAGCACAAGTTAAGTTTTTTAAAGAGCTTAATCAATTTAGAGACGATGATATTGATTTTTCTGATATCTTGAAATTAGATTATACTTTTGAAAATAATATTCTTACTCTCGAATGGGTGGACGCGTAATGAAAGTATTTGTTGTAACAGCATATCGATGGGGTAGTAATGAAAACCACTCTTATGTGGTTGGTGTATATTCCACAATGGAAAGGGCAAAAAAGGCGGGTGATTTAGAGGAATCATATAGAGGCGGTAAGTATAGTTGCCATATTCTTGATGTTGAGTTGGATTATATGAGTGCAGATGAAGATTGGGGTATTTAAAAATGAAGATATTTGTTGTTACAAAATCAAAAATGGGGAACCCTAATGAATAAAGCAAAACAGGTTATTGTTGTGAATGCAAGTTTAAATATGCCAATTGGAAAACTTGCTGTTCAGGTTGCACATGCATCACAAGAAGCCCTTTTTTCAACCGCTCTCATTCAATTTAATGAAGAGTATGGAAAGGGGATTTATTTACCATTAGAAACTGAAAATTGTGATAGAAATGCTACTTCCTATTGGTTTGAAGGAGAAGATTTTCAAAACCCATTATTTACAAAAATTATAACATATGTTAAATCTGAAGAAAAGCTATTAAAAATAAGAGATTTAGCAAAAGAAAAACAATTACCTCATGCATTAATAACTGATGCTGGATTAACTTTTTTTGATAAACCAACAATGACTTGTTTGGGCATTGGCCCATGTTGGGAAGAAGATTTTATTGGCGTAACTGATAAATTGAGACTGTTGGAGTAATCAATGAAATGTCCTAAATGTAATGAAGAAATGGTTAGATCATTTACGCATCATAAATCAGGTGGTAAATCTACTATTCATCAGGAAAGATGTGTTGATTGTGATATAGTAATTTGTTGGTTTGAAGTAAAAGAAGGGTATATTTATACACTAAAGCAGGAAAAAGATGAAAACTAACGAACAAAAACAATAGAAATCGAAGTTTCATGGTAGATTCTAAAAGGTATATGGTAATATCATGGAAGTAGTTAAAAGGTGAACTAATGAGTGGAGGAGATAATGCCTGTTAAATTTTTTAGATATAGTGGTGCAAAAACAAGATTTATAGATATTATAAATTCATATATAATAACAAATAAAAAAGTATATTGTGAACCGTTTGTAGGGTCTGGCGCAGTGCTTTTTAATTTACATAGAGAGTTTGATAAGTATATTATAAATGATATAGATCAAAATATTATAAGAATATATAAAACATTCAAAGAAATAGAATATGATTATTATTTAGATGTTGTAAATTTTGTTTTTTCCAAATTTGGAAAATTCACATCAGATAGAAGATATAGTAATAATGGGGAAGATGAGAAAAAAAATTGGTATAATTTTAGAAATTGGTATAATGAAACTCATTGGAAAACAGACACAATAGATGAAGGAATATATTTACACATGCTTGCGAATTCTTGTATAAATTCTTTTTTAAGATTTAGTCCTAATGGAATGAATTCTTCTTATGGTTTAAGAATGTATTTTTTGGAAAGAAAAAATTTTAATAAAATTAAAAATATATTATTAAGAACAGAAATACATTGTAGTGATTATAAAAACATGTTAAATGAAGATTGTTTTTTCTTTTGTGATCCCCCATATGCATCACGGAATAGTTCTTACACAGGATTTTCTTTCGAACAACAGTATGAATTTATAGAACTTATAAAAAAATAAAGAGTATGTATATTGTGATATATTGAATGATGTAAATAAACATCTAAAAAATAAATCTTATATAAGAAATATAAGAAATACTTCTCCTTCTTCACAAAAACAAAAAACTGATAATTTAGAATATATATTTTATTCAGATAATTGTAGTCCTATAAACATATTACACTGGGGTAAAAATGAGTACTAGAAATAGAATGGCAAATCTTGAAAATCGATATCAGACACAAGCAAGAAGAGTTCTTTGTTTGTGTTCTGCTGGTATGCTAAGATCACCCACCGTTGCGTGGGTGCTTAGTAATCCGCCATATAACTTTAATACTCGTGCTGCTGGCCTAACAACTGAATATGCTTTGATTCCAGTAGACGATGCATTAGTGTTTTGGGCAAATGATGTTATTGTAATGGATCATGATATGAAATGTCATGTAGAAGCTATTATTGATAATTCACAGTGGAAAGATGATTTTGAACACCCAAACATTTTTGTGTGGAAAATTCCAGATATGTATGATTATAGACAACCGGAGCTAATCTCTTTAATTGAAGACTATGCTGAGAAGGAATACAATATTCCTGGCCTTATATTGACAAAGGTCCCTGACGGCTGAGTATCATGTGAAAAATGTAATACAACATGATGTTATAATGAAGATGATACTTGTCCAAATTGTGGATTAAGGAGAACGGAAGTATAATGGCTTTATATAAAAATACAAACAAATTTGCAAAAGAATTTACAATACTTAATTGGATGTTTTTCTTTAATATTGCTGAAGAACCTATACCATTTTTAAAAAGAAGATGGGCAATTGAAGAATCAGATGGTACTATTAGAGAATTCACATTTGGTCTTCAAAAAATTACAAAGAAAGGTATCACGTTTAGATCGTTTTATTTAGGGCCATTTATTCTATCATGGGGAAAAATTCATGATTAGAGAAACTATCAAATATGAATTTGTATGTGATACCTGTGGAATATCATGGAATTCACCAATGACATTTAAAATAAGCAAAGATTCAACAATGGTGATTCATGACATTATCACAGAATTTAAATCAGATTATCACTTTTGCTCATCAAAGTGTTTTATTAACTTTTTTAAACAACTCATGGATGAATTGATTGTAGATTCCCATTTTATAGACAAGAGAGAACTTACAAATGAAAGATAGTGTCAAACAACTCATAGAGGAAATTGAATTTTTTATCAATTTGAATGATGATAAAGGGATTATTAATCCCGAGTATAATGGATTTTTATGTCATTTGGTTGATCTTATTATAGATGAAAAGTTTATACAAAATAAAGCTCTGATAGATTCTATTGAAGGTGAGCTAAAAAGTCATCTTAATTATCTACATGGGAATTTTGAAATTGTTGAAGAGGAAAAAGAAGAATTCAGATACGAAACAAAGAGAGTAAAAACAGGAAAAACATACAAGATTCAGAAATTAGTCCGGAAATCTCAAGATTCTGAGGGTTTTCCGAAAGCCTAATTATTTCAATAACTTAGAAATCCACCAAAATCTCAAGTTGTCTAATAATATCAATAACTTACGAGATTTTTTAGAAATCCTATGAAAAAATGTAATGTTTTATACATCATTTTTCATAGGATTTTTAGTTTTTTATAACCTATTAAAATTATTAACATTATTTCTCTAAATTTTTATTTACAATCTTCCGAATTCTTATTAAATTATTCTTATCTGATTAATTCTAAATAAGGAAAATAAGATGAATTCTGAATTAGAATCTTGGGTTGATGAAATGATTGATGATCTGGAACCTATAGATATTGATATAGATAATGTTATAAACTACAGATTAGCTGAGATGATTTTAAATAATATCGGGGAAAATGATGAGTAAACTTCTTTTGATTCGTGGAATTCCTGGTTCGGGTAAATCAACTCTTGCTCGAGAAATTTGTGCAGGGAATTATTGTTTTACAAGATGGGAAGCTGATTCCTTTTATATGACAATTAAAGGATACGAGTTTAATCCAAAACTCATATCCTCTGCTCATAACTGGTGCTATCATAATGTCATAAAAGACCTTTATGGGAATCAAAGTGTAATTGTATCTAACACATTTACTACCAATTGGGAAATGGAGAAGTATTTAGAACTCAAGAATATTTTTCCTAACTTAGAACTTTTTGTAATCAAAGTTACTTCCCAATATAAAACTATTCATGACGTTCCAGAAGAGATTATGTTAAAAATGAAGAACAGATGGGAAGATCTGGATCCTAAGTGGGGAATTACTGAATTGCTGTATCCTGATCAAAAGAATTTTATTGATGACAAATTCAAACACATTTATAGGTACTAGATATGAAAATACAAAATTATGTAAAACGTTGTAAATATTCTCCTAATAATAAAGAAAAGTTTTCTGAAACATATTCAACTGTTCATGCAGCAGACAACAATGAAACTTTCTGTGGTAAAGAATTAAATGAAATGTGGTATGTTATTAGTTCTAGTGGAATGTCTATTGAAGATGTTACATGTAAAAATTGTCTTAAGGTAATTAAAAATGAAAAGAAACATGTTGTATAATGGATGTAAATGTCTTATTTGTGAACAAGACAGAATGTATCTAAAGAAGATTCAAGATGAGTTTGAATACAAAGGGCATAAATTTTCTCATCCAGCAGAAGTTTATTGGTGTGATACATGTAATGATGGATTTTACACTGACGAAAGCGAATCCATTATTGAAGAAAAAGTAAAAGAATTTTTTAAAAATATCAAGGAGACAGAAGATGTTCTATAGTACAATGAATCTATTGGAAAAGTTGTTTACTGGTGTTGAACTTTGTGTTATTGCTAACATTATTTTGGATGCTCAAACCATCCATGAAAAATCTTGGGATGAAGAAACATATTCTTATAGAATTGATATGATGCTTTCAACAAAATTTTCAGTCGAAAAATATTGTAAAAATGCAAAAATTAAGGGTCAACTGATTCATTTTCTTTCAGACCTAAATGATGCATATTGGAATGTGGCCCGAGAATGGGCAAACACAGTGCTTAATAGGATTGAAGATCCATTAGGAATTGTTCAAACTGGAACTTTTTAATATCCCGAATCTATGGAGTAACCGAAATGTTTGAACAAGAGTACATAACAAAACTTGAAAAAGATTTAAAAGAAGCTCAATCGGATTTAGTTAAAGCCGAGGCTCTTTTAGGTCTTTTTGCTAAACGTCACTATGCTGACGGCCTATCTAAAGCTATGATCATAAAGCTTTGTAATGATTATTTTAACAACAAAAACAAAAGATATGAGGAAAAGTAAATGGGAATTTTTGGACTAAAGCCTAAGAAAGAAAAGATTCTTCCTCCTCGTTGTGATTATTGTGGAAAGTTTATTTCTTATAATGACATTCATGAAGGTCTTGCCACATATAAAATGATTTCTCCCGATTCAGAGTTATCTGTGGAAACATTTGAAGGGTGCTGCAAAAAATGTAGATTAAAATACAAGGATTAGGAATGGCTGATAAATTTACATCAGATCTACATATTGGTCATGAAAGATGCGCTATAGCATTTAGACCCCATACTTCTTTAGACGATATGCATGATTTCATCATCACACATTGGAATCTTAATGTTTATGAAGAAGATGATGTTTTTGTGTTGGGGGACATTTTCATGGGACAATGGAAAACATTAGAACTTGCTAATGATTTTCTTAATAAGTTAAATTTTAAAAGTTTCAATATTGTTCCGGGTAATCATGATAATGTTAATTTCTTAAAGAGTCTTTCTGCAAATCGAAAAAATAAGGGTTTAACTAATGTTAATGTCCTTGATTATCTTTTAGAAAGAAGATTCGATACTGGGGTCAAGAATGTAAAGAAATACCCTTTAGTGTGTTCTCATTATCCTTTAGCATCATGGTCAACTGTTTCTAAAGGCATTGGTCATATTCATGGACACTGCCATATGGCATATAGGGGACAGGGACGTATTTTAGATGTAGGTTGGGATTCTATTTACTATGGGGGCCCTGGTATTTGGACTATAGACATGATTAAAGAATATATGTCAAAACGAGAGATTTATTCTGTGGATTACCATTAGGAGAAATTATGTTAATCGAAGAATATGCAAAATGGTTAGGTGAGTTTGATATGCGAGAACTTGACGAGTCACATTTTCAAACCGCAAAGGATAATGAGTGGTTAGTTGTTTTTGGGCATTCTGATGATTGTATAGAGCTTCGTGGATGTTTTCATGATGAAACCTATTATGATAGTAATCTTTTTAATCTAGATAAGGGAGGTCTAATCCCCCTTTGGGCTAATATTGATCATGAGGATGAAGAAGAGGTTGAGAGATATTTTAAAAGAAAGAATGATCGACGTCTTTTGAAATTATTTGTCCGTGATAATGAAGATTTTGAAGGAGAAAACTTTCTTTGGATTTTTGATTGTGATTGCCCACATTATAAATTTAAAATCTATGATGACGGTGATCCGTTTTGTGTTGGAATTGTAGTAGATTTTGAAAAATTAAAAAGGGTGGATTATTAATGAGAGATGAAGTACTTTTTATGCTTATTCGACTCATGAGCCGAAAGTTTATTTTGTGTGTTTTATCTTTAATCTCAGCACATTATCTCGTTATAAATAACCATATAACTGATCAGGTTTATAGTGGTGTTCTTATGGCTACTATAGCGGTCTATGTAGCTGGTAATGTTACACAAAAATTCAAGAAGGATTCATAATGAACGAGGAAAAATATAAAAGAGTTTATGATTTGGTTATAGATGGAGAATACGGAATTGAAGAATTTAAAGCTTTTATAGAAAAAGAAATTCGTAAATCTTATGATCAAGGCTTTGAAGCAGGCTATGAACGTGGTTATTATAATTCTATTACAATGAGGAAACGAGGGTGCTAAATTATAAAGAAGTTGAAAAAATATATGAAGAGTTTGGTGAAAATATTGAAATGGCATTAGAAGATTTTGTTGAATGATGTGAAGAATTATATCAAGAAGCCTATGATGAAGGATATGAAGAAGGATACACAGTAGGATTTTCTGATAACGAAGACGAATAAAAATGTTTACAATTTCTTTAATAAAGAAGTAATGTATGGTAAAGAAGGATAAACTATAGGTTAAGTATGAAAATTAGGGTATTTAGTGATTTACATTTGGAAATGGATTGTTTAGAATTTAGTTATAAATTTATTGGCGAGGACGTTTTAGTTCTTGCTGGAGATATTTATACAAAAAATAGACACTCAAAATTTTTAGATGAAATACCATCACATGTTAAAATTATCATGGTTCCTGGAAATCATGAGGCTTATATGAAAAATTTTGAAGATACAATACGAGGTTTAAGACATTTAGAATATGAATACCCAAATTTTAAACTACTACATAATGAAGAATTGATAATCAATGGTGTACATTTCTTCGGTGGAATGATGTGTACAGATTTTTCTTTATATAGAAATCAACCATTAGCTGAAATCACGGCTGAACGAGGCATTAATGACTTTCATATGATATCTAAGACTGATCCAGGTATTGTTGGTATATTTAGAAAGTGGTCAGTAGAAGACCATAAAGCGCAATACAAAACATTTGTTAAAAATCTAAAGGATTGGCTCAAAAGAACCGAAGGTCAAAAGAGAGTTGTTATTTCTCATTTTGCCCCAATAGAAAAAGCCATTGCTCCCCAATATAAAAACAGTTTACTTAATCCTTATTTTGTTGTAGATAATACTCATCTAATGGGTTGGGAAGGATACTGGTTCTTTGGTCACGTACATTCATGTTATGAAGGTAGTGTGGGAGACACTAAGTTGATTTGTAATCCAAAGGGATACGGCGATTATGAAAACTTATCTTTTAACGAAAACCTTGTAATAGAAATCTAAAGGTGCATTATGAACTTTTTTAAATCTCCTCTTTTTTATGTCTTTGTTATTTGTCTTATCTTTCATTTGGGTTTTGCTGCAATATTGAATGGAACTCTTAAAGAAAAATATGAGGAATTTAATAAAGAACTTTTAGTAGAGAATGAAACACTACGAGAGGAAAAATTAGAACTTGAACTTGAACTCATTAGACTTCAGGGAGAAAATAATTTTCTCACCCTTGAAAACCAAAATCTAAAAGCCAAATTTTCTTTTAAAGTCAAAGCATCAGCATATACACCTAGTATTGATGAATGTAATGATGATATAGAAAACACAGCAATTATGGTTAAACCCAAACCCGGATATCATATCGCCGTCAGTCCCGACCTTAAATGGCTTCTTGGGAAAAAGGTTTATATCCCAGGGTACGGTGTGAGAAAAGTTGCGGATTTAATGAACAAAAGATTTGAAAAGAAAATTGATCTTATGGTTGCAAGCAAAGAAGCAGCATATAAATTTGGTGTTAAAGAGGTTGAACTTGTAGTATTAAATTAGGAGTATAATATGTTTGAAAGTTTTGAAATTGTTGGATTTGATGAAATTCTGTCAGAGAATTTTCCCCATCTTATGAATCTTCGTTGGGTTACCTGTTCTCGTAATAGAAAGAAGAAGTCAAATGGAGAGTTTGTTATTGGTGAAGTAAAGGCACTGAACCCTTTTATGAAGTTTCTATCTATTGATAATGAAGCAATTGAAGGATATGATGCCGCTATTGTCATTGATAATAATGTTTTTGTTAACCTTTCCGTAGAGGACAAGGAAGAGTTTGTTAAGCTTCTTCTAAAGACAGTAGACTACGATGACAAGATCAAGATTAAGAAGTTTTCTCTTCTTTCTTTTCATGAAATCACAGAACAAGAAGTAGAGCTATATGAACGAGTTCAGCTAATTGCTGATCAAGTTTATGCTAAAGATGAATAAAATAAAAGTTTTACATGAGACTGAGTCCCCTGAGTTCTCTATTGTCACTCCCTTGAGAATAGGGGACTCAGTCTCAAAAACAACATTAGATAGTGTTTTTAGTTGTGAAGCTCCTTTCAATTGGATTTCTGTAGAATCTAAAAATAATGTAATGAAAAACTTTGAGATTGGATTCTATGAACTTCTTGATTCAAAAAGACTAGCACCTAATGTTATAAAAATTGACAATGATACAGAATGGAGTGAAGGTACATTAGAAGAAATGTCTTTTGTTCTTTCTAATAGTGTCATTAATGTAGCTTATTCATATTGCTCTTTTCAATATAAGGGTCATATAAATAGTCAATTTCCTGCCATCAATTTTAATCCTGAAAAACTTAAACAAGGAAATTATATTTCTTCTAATTCAATGTTTAAAAGCAATGTGATTCAGGAGATTGGTTTAGTTACTGATAGCCAATATGTTAGACTTTTAGATTGGGCTTTTCTTTTGAAGTGTTTACGGGCAGGGTATATTGGAAAACCTTCAGCGGGGTTCTTTACTGCATATTCATCAAAAGATTCTGTAAGTTCAGGATCAATTGAGAATTATAATCTTAAAAGAGACAGAGTTGTAAAAGATTTTGGGGAGTTTTAGACTCCCCGTTTTTTATTCTTTTTGTCGAATCAAACTGTTTAAAAATTCATATAATTTACTTATTGACGGTATAGTTAATCCATGCTTTTCCATAACATATGTATCTGCAAAATTGCACTCTTCCCCCCCATTCCTCTCATATTCAAATTCATAATCCATATCTAAATATTGAACAATATCTTTAATAGATGTAGGGAATCCAGTTCCAATATCAATTATTTCATCATCAATATCGTAAATTTTTTCAGCAATTTCAAATACTACTTTACAAAGATCATCAACAAAAAGAAAATCTCTTTCCTGACAGCCGTTTCCATGAATTTTAGCTTTTTCTCCATTTAAATATGCTTTACCAAAACATGAGAGAACAGAGCTCTTTTTATTAAAATAATGAATACCTCCAAACACATTTGAGAACCTCAGAATTTTATTCTGGGCACCTAGAGCATTATATCTTAATGCTTCTATTTCCATAGCATACTTAGTCATAGCATACAACCCAGAAGAAGGATTCTTAGCAGCTTGAGAGGATGCTAAAATTACAGGAATTTTATTTTCATATGCTAATTTTAGAATATTGAAAGATGCAGAAATGTTACTTCTAATTGCTTCTTCTGGATTCTTTTCACATGTGGGGATACCAGATTCAGCAGCAAGATGAATAATAACATCAGAATTTAGAAGAACATCTACTTCCTCAACTCTAACACCCTCTTTTTTATCCATACAATAAATTTTGAAAATACCTTGAGAATTAAGAAATTTAATTAAGTTTTCACCAATGTAACCAGACGATCCGGTAATAGTAACAGATTCAATTTTCATTATTTTTTCTTTCCTTTTTTAGTATGCTTCTTTACTAGTCAGCATTCATTATGTTTAATAGTGAAAGTATCTTCAATAGTGCCTCATTCTAATATTCTATCTGTAAATTCTTTCCTATTCAAATCATTCATAGGAAATTCACCATTGATATTAGATTTAATATTTAATGTAGTAGGGCCATCTACTAATCTAAACCAACCAATAATAACATATTTTTTAGCTAATCTAAAAATTTCATCAAGTTCTTTATGAGGGTCTGGCATATGCTCTACAGAATGTCTTGTATAAACAACATCAAATGAATTATCCTCAAAGGGCATATTCATTGCGTCTCCTTCAACAAAAACATGTTGAGGATATTTTTCTGTTAGCATTTGCACAAACTTAGGTGTATAATCTAACCCAGTATAGTTAAAGGGGAGATCTTCTAACTTACTATGTAAATATTCTAAATCTAGACCTGGACCATGTGCTACTTCTAACACAGTTTTGATCTTCTTTAGTGACAATAGAGTATCTAATATCCAATGTCTAGACTCTTTTAGATTTTGAAGTTGCTTCTTAAAGAATTCATGTTTCTTAGGATCATTCGAGTATGCATTATGTCAAATATTATTTTTAAGTTCCATTTTAAGCTCCTAAACATTTTCTAAAAAAATCTTCTCATTTTTTAGAAACTATTTTTGTTGATTTTTCTTCATTCCAGAATTTAATTCTGTCTTCTTGAGTTTTATTTATACATTGTTCATGATTTCTATAAACATATTCTATGGCATCTGAATATAAATCTAAATCTTTAGATGTGTGTTTTTCAAATGGCTTTATATCTAATCCAATAAAGGGGTTAAATTCCCTATATCCAGTATGATTTGGACATATTGTGGGGATTCCTAATACTTTCAATTCTTGTAATACTGCCGGACCTCTTTCTCGTTTGCTCAACCCAATATACATTCCCCACTTTTTCATGATGTTTACAGTATCATAATGAGGAACATTTAAAAATTGTAAATTATTAATATGCTGGAGTTCTGTAGGAAATTGATTTTTTGATCTACTTGAAAGTAATTCAAATTTTAGGTGTGGAAATCTTTTACATAATAAAATTAATGATAACATATTTTTAACATCATCATATCTAGGATATCCCACTATACCAACAATATTTCTATCAGAACATACTTCTGTTTCATAAAAATCTTCAGTTACATATATCGGAATAACTGAAAGCTGTTTTTCATTTATACCAAAATTATTTATAAAATAATCTTTCATCCATATTGAATCTGTTACTATATTAAGATTTTTTCATCACATAGACGTATTGCCAAACATAACAATATTAGGACCAACACTAACTCTACCTGAAAGTTGTTTACAATCTGGGTTTAAAATATGATTTCAATGACAAAAATCATATTTTTGTTGTATCCCGATTTCATAATTCTTTATATCTCTATTAAAATAATATATTTTATTTTGAGTTTGAATAATGGGTCCTCTATTCGGCATGGACATTGTATTAGTTATTCCATAAAAATTTATATACTTTTTATCTTTATCTAATTTAATATCATTCTTTGCCCATGTATATTCAATATATTTTTTAACATAATTTATAAAATCTTTATATGAATTGAATTTTATTTTATAAAACTTTTCAAAGTCTATAGATCTAATAAACAAAAATTCATTATCGTAATATATTATATTAGGTTTTTTAATTTTAAAATAAATTAGTTCTATATCTTGGATAAAATCATTATGTTCAGTAACAATAAATGATGATATTCGTTTATCATTAAGACAAAACTTCATCATATTAATTATTATGTTGTCATAAGTTATATGCTTTGATAATAACTTATGACAGCCATCGAAACAGTAAATCATTATTTGAACCTTATATGGTTTTCAAAATTTTTCTCAAGCCCTTTTAAATGTTCTCTATTTTGATATAAAACTCACATTGAATATTCTAATTCTTCTTCTAATGATCTAGTAGGATAATAACCCAAATCTTGAAGAATATCTGTTTTATATGAATAATGTTTAGGCGCCTCTGTTATTTCATGACGAGGGCTCTCTATATGATTAATCCCTACTTTTATATTATATTCTCTATATGCTATAATTCTGATCATTTCTGCTAATTCATTCATTGAGCACCAGAAAGATAATTGATTCCATACTCTAGGGGAATAATCTGAATAAAATTGATCTACATCATTATTAATAGCTATTTCCAAAGCTTGAATAGAATCATTAAGAGCAATAAATCCTCGTTTATGCTCTCCCCATCCATATACTGTTAAATCCATACCAAGAATAGCTTGAGTCATAAACTTATTACAGACAGTCCCGAATGCCGCATCTGTGTCCATTCTTGTATAATTTTTTGTGAAATCAATTTCATCAGTATATGATCCAAATACTACTGCCTGCATTATGTCTGTTGACTTAATATTTCACATTCTTGAAAGAGTATCTGTAATATATGTATTTGCGATCTTTGAAGTATGATATATTGAATTTGTTCGACGAGGGAAAATAGATTTATCAGCTGCCCCCTCCATCATAAAATAACCTTCTTCAATAGGAATATCCAAATTATGAGAATATTCCCCAGTTGAACCAATAGTTATATAATGGGCTTTTGGACAGCATTCCTTGATTTTCCAAAGAATTTTATTTGTACCTATGATATTGTTAGATAATGTATATTCAGAATGATGTGCAGATAGTTGACTATATGGACCAGAAGGTTGATGCGCAAGATTTACAATAGTATCAAATTCATAATTTAAAAATAGTTCAGATAAGGCACCATCTTCTTTAACATAATCAAATTCATATCAACAAACATTAGAACAAAAACTCTGTACCCATTCTAGTCTTTGAGCTTTTCTCCTAATAGGGGTTGCAGAATATGATTCCATCTCAAGTTCTACAATTTTGTCTCTTGAATAATTATCCACACATACTATAGTATAATTGGGGTATTTTAGCGACATTCTTTGAACAAGAGCCCAACCAATATAACCATTAGCACCTAGAATTAAAATTGTCTTTTTCATTTAATTCTCCTTCTTAGTTACTGGGTGGTCGCAACTTCCGGGGTGAGAAGGAGTCTTACCAGTTTCAAATTTTTGTTTTTTGACTTCTCTCCAATATTGGGACTCTTCATAATTTGAATTACCCCAAGCTACTCTATCCTTTTTAGGATCATATTTAAGTTTGAAATTGAATGTTGAATATGACTTCATTAGATCCTTGCCACACTTAGGACAAAACCCAAATTCTTCATTTTCACATAAAATTTCATCCTCATAACCACATACACAAAAAACATCGTGGATCTTAAGCACAATTTTCCTCCAAAAATAAATCTATACATTTCTTTAAATTATTTAATTCTAATTTAGGGTAAAATTTACCTTTTGTGTTATTAAAATAATATTTGCCTTCTTTATATTCTGAAACTAGAGGTCCCCATGAAAGAACAGGTTTTTCCTGTAAATTTGCTATACCAGTTCATACAGAATTTGGGGTTATTACAGCTTTACATGAGGAGATATAGTTTATAAGTTCCTCATAAATTATATCATGGTAATTACTTCTATTCAATAATTCATTATGAATTTCTAAATGAGATTTATTATCCCCAACTACAACAAGTCTATCCCCCAAGATATCTTTTAAATATATGAATAGATCTTTTGTATAATTATACTTTTCAGATTTATCCGGGATAAACACAATTTTATTTTCTAATCTATATCTCGTTGTATATTGAAGCTTTTTAAATAGTAGTTGATATATAGAACAGGGAGGTTTAAATCTACTATATTCAAAATTATAAAAATCTACATTATCTAAATCTGTTAATGCATCTTTAAAATTTTTTTCTAATTCATTATACCTTGTTTTATATATATTTTTATTAAAATGATTCTTTTGAGAAAATTCATCAATACTTAATATAGGGTTAATAGGATAAAAATCCGTTACTATATCTTTATATAAAAATTCTCTATTAAAATGTGATGATATAAATATTTTATCAGGACTAATAAGAGTTTTTACTCATCTAATATATGGTAAAAAATAAAAAACCTCATATTTAAAGTCCCCTAAATACGGTCCAAAAGCTAATGATTTCATTATTCACTCATTAGAATTATATTACCATCCCAATTCATAAGATGTTCTTTATATAATTCAAAAGAAATTTTGTCCATCTTTATAATTTCAATATTACTCAATAGGTCTTCTCAAATTAGTTCATATAAAACATATTTAAGATTAGATGATGTAAATTTAGTAAAGTCTATTAGAATTTTATTATTTTTTCTTAAAAATGAAACAAATTTAGCTTCATCTTTATATGTATTCTCCACATAAAACTTCTTCTTTGTTTTCTTAAAATAATCATTATAAATTTTAACATTGGAATCTATAATAAATCTATTTGTTTTAGGAAGAATATACAATAGCTGATCTAATTTATCTTCTGTTGGTTTGACAAAACATATTTTAACTAAATGTATTTTCTTTTGAATAACATTTTCATTAGCCCTTAATCATAGTTCATCTACCTCTATATAATCTTCTCTATGATATGAAATAATCATTAACAATTTCTCCTTCTACAATCCATAGTATATAATGTATATGCTTCCAAATAAGTTAGAGCATTATCTAATACATATTTATACACATCTGTATTAGGATTATCTGTTTTATATTCATTTAGATCTTTTTCTTTTTCTAAAGTAAAGTATAGGAGCTTTTTATTATACTCACTTTGCTTGAAGATTTTTTGAATTTGTTCTTGACCTGTTTTATCATTATCAAGAGCAAGAACTATACCTTTATTTGTATATTTAAAAAGTTCCCTTAGAAATTCATCAGTAATAGATGCACCCAAACAAGTTGTTCCCTGTGTTCCAACTGCATCGGCATCTAGAATACCTTCAGTGATTATGATAAATTTCTCTTTATTAAAATTTTCTTTATTGAGTATGATGTTTTCTTTCTCAATAGAGGGATTCAAATATTTGGGATATTGTGTCTCTAGAATTCTTCTTCCCTGAAAGAAAATACAAATATCATTTTCTATAATAGGAATAATAATTCTTTTTTCAAATGTACCAGAATGACACACAAAAAGTTTAGTAGTAATTTTTCTTGATCCCTGAAAAAACTTCAAATACTCTATCAGCTTAGAATGATAATATGAGGTAGGATTAGAATCTATAGATAAACAGTCCCTTTCTAAAAAATCATTAAAGTTTTCATATTTTGAAAAATCTATTTTCTTTTGAGTTATATTTGATTTGGTTACAAGTTTTTGTTTTATAGAATCTTCATTAAATCGTTTAAGTTTCTTATATGCTTCTTCTGAAGATATTCCATGAATATGAGCATATAAATCATAAAAATTACCAGATGACTGACAATTGAAACAATTGAAGAATATAGATTCATCATTCACAAATTGAAGATGAAATCTTTTTTTCTTTTTAGATTTTTCGGAGTCACCACAAAAAGGACAACGAAAATTGAAGTGTGACCCGTGACGAGTCACACTCACATTGGGGAAATTCTCCATTATAAATGAATACACAAAATCTAAATCTAACATTTTTAAGGATATCCTTATCTATTATGTACTTCTAAAGATACCTTTTTATTGGCTACGAAAAGCTCCTCAAAATTTTTACACTCAAACATTTCACCACATAACAGAAGAGCATCTTTATATTGAGTGTTCTCCCAATATTCATAATCACAATGACAGATGTCTTTATTATGCATTAGAAAATTCACACATTCCTTACATAACATATTACTCATCTTTATCTCCTAAACCAAACAATCTTCATATGAGTTTGTTCATACGAGTTTACAGGTTTTATCTTTAAAATTTCAATATTCAATTTTATATGTTTCTTTATTAATTTTATTAAAAACATCGAATGCTTCCATAAAAGTAGAAAAGCTTTCTTTAACTCTGGTATTTGTTTTATAATCTACAACTACGTACACTATAATCTCCTTTTCAAACTATGTTAATAAAGTTATTTAATATAATTCTAATAGCTTTGACTCAATTTGCGTAAAATTTTCTATAGCTTCTTTCCAATTCTGAATTCTAAAAAATTCATATAATCTATTGGGATCAGAATTCATATTATAATTCTCATATACATCTAATGTTTTTTTAACCATAATTTGTGGTGTATAACTTAGATCTATAATTTTTCTATTAATATTATAAAATTCTTCTGGAGTAACAATTTTCTTATATTCCGTTTCTTCACCTTCTTGTGAGACATAAGTAAATTCATAGGGAATTGGGGTCTTAAGAAATTCTTCTAACCTGTTTTCGGAAATAATCTTATCAAGCCCCTTTTCACCAAATGCTGGTTTTTTCTTTTCTTCTGGCCAATCCCATGGGGTCTTCACATTAAAAATATTATCCTTCTTTTGTCCAAGAATTGATGAATAAAGAAGGAACTTCTCAGGGTCTCTAGATTTAACAAATTCCTTTTTAATGGGACTGTAGATTCTGCATTTGTCTGATAGTTGCATATAATCGCAATCCATAGAAACAATGATAGCATTTTCAGTTTTCTTATAATTGATAAGGGTGCCAAGAATATCATCGGCTTCAGCTCTATTAACAGAAATAACCTTGAAAGGAAGGTATTCTCTAATCTTATTTAAAAAATCCTCTTTCTTCTGAGCATATAGCTCCCAATTTACTTTTGATTCTTCTTTTTTCTTTTTGCGATGGGCCTTATAATGGGGATAGACGATTTTTCTCCAAGACTGAGAATCTAAAGCAAGAATTACTTCATGGATTCTTTCCTTATAAAGCATTCTATATATAGAGTTGAAAGTAATATATTCCCAATAGTCATAATTTGGAGATTCCGATTCTGGTTGTACATCTTTATTACCATAAAAACAACGTAGAGATAAATTCTCAAAATCAAACATAATAGTAGACATAACTTACTCCTGAAATGTATTTAAATAAGGGTACTCAGCCAATTGTTCAAAGGGATATGCTTCATAATTCCTAAACCCAATTGATGAATTTTTTATTCTACAAAGATAATCACAATCAAAATCAACAATATATTCGCAAAAATATACACCTTCTTTAGAAGGAACTTCTTCAACATTTGTTTTTTGTTTTAGATTTGTAATGCAGAATGCTTCATTAAAATTGAAATTTTTATTTTTTAATAGACTCTTAAAATAATCTGACATAAAATGATCTTCTAAATAGCAAATAAATTTTACTAATTCTTCACCGACATTATAATCATTTTTATTTACTTTAAAATATTGTTCCTGACCCTCAAATGTAAATGAAATTAACACGTCTTTTCCCATGTATTCTCCTGATAATTATAAACTCAAACCAAAAATGCAAATACCCAAAATAAAAAATAAACCAGGTATCATTTTATATTCTTTACTTAGTCCTAGAAAAACCACATTATAAGAAGTTTGTAATGATAATAAAATAAAAAACATTGCAATAGATTGAACAACCATTAAACTTCGTCCTCTGTAAACATTTTTCTATTATTCATAATAATTTGTTTAAATTGTTCTATTGTGGATTCACAAATAACGCTTCTTTGATATTTACTACATACATTATCTATTAATTCTTCTAAAGTTTCATTGTCTGTTCTGTCAATAAATTCTTCCAAAAGTAAATAAAATAGAATATCAAAAATATCTTTATGCATTTTTAGATTATTTGTTGCATATTTTTTATTTTTTGAAATTCATGTAAGAAGGACATCCTTCATACTAACTACGGTCTCCATTAGGTTCCTCCATATATTCAAGTAAAGACTCTAGAATGAAATCTTCTACTCGAATACCTTTTCTCATTGCTTCTTGACACAGAATATAAAATACCTGGGAGTCCATTTCAATTGTGAATTCTTCATCTTCACCCTCTTCAGATTCAAAAACAAAATTTACTGGGACCTTTGTTCCTGTAAGAGGTATTTCTTCCATATCATTAATTTTCTCTGACATAATAAACTCCTTTTGTTTATTTATTCTAATTCGCCATTTGTGTGTTAGCACCGCTAATTGTTGCATCGGAAATCCACTGATCTAGTTCAACTGAATCATACATTTTTAATGATCGATTATCTACATACATTTTATCAATCTCACCCACACGTCCGCCCAATCTATTTTTAAGTATTTTATAAAAGATTTCATTCTGGTAAACAAGAGAATCACTATCTGATCCAAGAACCATAATAAAATCTGCTGTTGCCGCAGTACCAATAGATTCTGAAAGCATTGCAAATGAAATTTCACCAATCTCAGAAATTACACCTTGTCGTGTCGTTTGAGTTGCTGTAACAATAGGACATTTAAAGATGTATGACATTGCACGAAGTTCTTCTCCGATTTTCTTTACATCTGTATATAAATTTCCATCTCCACTTGAAGCCGTCGGTCTCATAATATTTAAATAATCCACATAAATACAATCAATTCTAATATCCCTCATTTGAAGTTCATATAGGTAACTTCTAAAATCATTGACGCTTGCTGTACCCGTGGGAAACTGTTTGAAAAGAAGTCGTCCTTCACCTCCAGTTTTTACACTTTTGAGATTAGTAAGAAATTCTTTCTTTTTAGAATCATAAATCCTATTAATATCTAATTTGGTTAATTGAGCATCTACACGTTTGGCTAATTCATCTTCAGCCATTTCTAAACTCAAATAAACAACATTATGACCTTTCATCATCTGGCGAACAGCCATATTTACCATAAGGTTGGATTTTCCAGCATGCATCGCAGCTACAATTACTGAAAGAGTATAAGGAGGTAATCCACCATTTAGATATTCATCTAATTGAGGAAAATACGTGGGAAGTCTTTCATTTTCAGCGGAAAACATCCTTTTTAGTCGTTCAGACAGATCACCCCAATAATCTAACCCAATTTGCTTCTTTAGAGTTTTTGTTAAAGCATTTTCAATATATTCCCGAGCTTTAGAAATATCTTGTTTCTTTTTAACAAGATCAACACTATCCATAATAGCGTATTTGAAAGCAGACTCCTTAAGTCATTTTTCAGTCTGCTCATATAGAAACATCTGATTCGATACTTCTACTTGCTCAACGTCTTCTAAATATTTTTTAATTTCATTTGGCTTCTTAGCTGAATTAATAATGATATCTTTTGTAGGAAGTTCTATATATTGTTGATAATATTCTTTTACAATAGTAAAGATTTCAGATGCTTCTAGATTTTCAAAAAATCGTTCTTCTGTTTCTGAAGACAACAGGGTACAAAAATGCTTGTCCTCAATGAACGATTTTAAAATGACTTTTTCCAAATACTCTTGAGATAAAACTGACATTAATTTTAGATTCTCCTCTTAAATATGTTCTTCTTATTCATATTTAATTTGGTGGAAAGTAAATGTAAATATGGAAAAATAAGTTATTAAAATAATTAAACTTTTTAGAAATCTTAGAAATCCTAAGAAAATGATGTATAAAACATTACGTTTTTTTAGTGGAATTCGAGATTTTCTCGTAAGGTATTGAAATGATTAGGAAAACTAAGATTTTGGCGGATTTCTAAGTTATTGAAATAATTAAGCTTTCGGAAAACCCTCAGAATCTCGAGATTTCCGGACTTATTTCCATATAGTGTAAAAATACCACCATATTTTTAACTTTCCCTGTTTACATCTTATCCGGAATAGGTTAGTTAATATATTAACTTGGTACGGAGGGTATAGTATATAGAATTATATTGATTGGTGAAACAATAAAATAATAGTTTACAAAGTATTTGAATTTTGATAATCTGAATTCATCAAATCAATTAAACAATTGAGGTTTGAAATGAATTACAAAGAATTGATCAAAATGGTTCATCCTGATCTGAATCCTAATATTAAGGATGCTGGGGTAAAAGTTACTGAGATCATGAAGAATAAGAATGACCCCTCTGAACTTATGAGGCTTGCCATTCAATGGGGATTGATCAAAGGAGAACAGAAAACTCAACATACATATCGTCAGAAAAAATCTGATAATCTTTGGGCAAAATTTGATTTTGCAAAACATAGCACAATATTTAAATCTGGAATGAGAGCTAGATTTAAGGATAATAGAGGTATTCACGAAGTTTGGTTTATTAAGTCTTATAAGAGTACAGTTTATTTTACTAATGGATCTGGTATATTTACAATTAATCGCTCGCTCCAAGATCTCGATGGAAAATTTGAAATTTTAAGATCTCGTATTAATGATCTCTATAGGTGGGAAATTAAATATTGGAAAGATGAACTTAAGAAGATTAGAAAAAGTACACCTAAAAATTCTTCTAAGGTAACATTTGAATCTTTAGGTATTGAACCCCATAAGTATTATATGGGTAAGTTTATCGTTACCTATCGTGGAGTGGAATATGAACTTTTTCGAACAAATGCTCGCTGTGCTTTTATCAATTATAATGGAGAAGAAAAGAGAATTCTCCTCAAGTCTATTACAAAAATTCGGAGGAAGTAAATTTGAATTACATTTTTATTATTAATGGTTCCGGTACCTCGGGTAAAGATACAGTTGTTGATTTTGTTAGAAATAATTTTTCAAAATATTTTAATATCTATAATGTTTCATCTATTGATAAAGTCAGAGAAGCTGCAAAACTATTAGGGTGGACTGGATCAAAAGATGAAACGGACCGGGAATTTCTCCATCAACTTAAAATGATTGCAAGTAAATTCTATAATCATTCACTCCTTTATATGCTAAGTTCTTTGAAAGATTTTGAATCTCCCTATATATGTTTTTTTCATGTTCGAGAACCTAAAGAAATTGAAATCTTTAAAGAAAGTCTTTTGAACTCACCAACCCCTGTGTTTACAATCCTTATACAACGTAATAATAATAAAGTATTCAGTAATGATGCAGATTCTAATGTTAAAAACTATAGATATGATTATATTATTGATAATAATGGTTCCAAGTATGATCTTGAATGTAAAGTAGTTAAACTTTTTAATAAAATCTTAGAAGGAACATTTAATGGATAATTGAGAGCAAGATATGCATTTAGGAATAATTGAAAGAGCTATAGAAGAAGCTCGATCGTCGGAGTATCATCCGTATAAGATGGGAGCTGTGGTTTTTAAGGGACCTCGAATATTATCGTCTGGACACAATGAAATTCGCGGTAATGGTAAAATTCACCCCAAATACAAATATTTTGATAATACGATTCATGCTGAACAATCCGCAATTCTTAATTTAAAACATTGGAATAAAGCTAAGAATGCTGATATTTTGATTGTTCGGATAAACAATTCAGGGAAGTTTTCTTTGGCTTACCCGTGCCCTATGTGTCAGGGATTTTTAAAATTTCTTGGTATTAATAAGGTTTACTTTTCTAATAGAAAGGGTAATATTACCTTTGTAAAGGGAAGAGATCTTTCAGAAGATAATTATGAAAATTCTTGGAAATTGGAAGGTAAGTAATGAAAGTATGTATTGAACTCTTGTCAGGACCATATCCCTATAAACAACCGACTCAAGAATCAATTCAAAAGAATATTGATGCTATTCAAAGAGTAATTGAGGGTAATACACATGTCAGTGATATGGTGTTGCTGAATGATACCAAATCAATATTAGTTGCAATCCAAAAACATCTACCTAATGAGGTGTACTAATGAAAAAATGCGAATTTGAAATTTTACCCAGGCAATTTGGGAAGACAGCTTCGTTTATTTCTTTATATAATAAACTAAATCATAATTTACAACACCCCATTAATGTTGTAGTGCCAACACACCCATGTAAAAGGGTATATAATGATGCTGGTATCGATGTTTTTACAATTCAAGAATTTATTTACAACATAAGGTCCAATACTCGTGGTAGAATATGTAAATGTAGTAATCTATTTTTAGATGAATTTTTTCTATATAATGAAACACAACAATACATTTTATATGATGAATATGTAAAATATGTAGAAGATACCGTCTATATTAAAACTAGTCCTGTTAGAAGATATAATAAAAAACTTATAGATCTTTGTCGTTATTTAAAACAAATTAGTAATTTATGTTTGGACTATATTGATATGGATGTTGAATTCCACGATACAGAGAAACAAAATGACTTTAAATATTTATATGGTAGTTTTTTAACAGACCCCAACACAACAATTTATTCTTATTATGATGACTTTAAAAACAGGTTATCAGAAGAACAATTTAAAACCCAAATTTTTGGACAATTTTTTATTAGTGAGGATACTAAAACATGTTAGATAAGTTAAATTTAATGTGTGAAGATGATATCATTGAATTGCTAAAAGATGCAGACAATGCATATTATAATTCTGAAACATCGATGTTCTCAGATGAATTTTATGATGAATTAAAAGATAAAGCTCAAATGCTTTACCCCGATAATGAATATTTTCAATCAGTTGGCGCTCCAGTTCCAACAAAATCTCAAAAGATTAAGCATGATTATGTTCTTGGCTCTCTAAAGAAGTTTAAAACCGATACAATTTCTTCTTGGATAAAGAAATTTTCAAGTGATGAATTTTTTTGTATTATGCCAAAACTCGATGGTGCATCTATTTTTGTACGATATGAAAATGGAGAACTTGTTTTAGCAACGACTCGTGGGGATGGCCACTTTGGATTTGATATTACACATAAAGCTTTGAAGTTTCTCCCAAAGAAAATCAAAAACAAAAACCGGGTCGATCTTCGCGGTGAATGTCTTTTAAACAAAAATATCTTTGCTTCTCTAGGATTTTCAAATACTCGCAATGGTGTTGCCGGTCTCCTTAATAAGGATGGTGTTGAAGGTTGTGAAAACATTGATTGTTTGTTTTATGAATATATTAATTCAACTAATGAATCTTTAATTGTTGATTTTAATGAACTTACAGAAATGGGTATTGATGTAGTAGAATATCACCTTCTTTCAGAACTTAAAGTTGAAGAGCTTAAAAGTATTTTGGTTTCAATGAAGATTGATTACTGTTATGATTTAGATGGTCTTGTTATTTGCCCAACAAATCATAAGCGAGAAAATGTAGAACGACCCGAGAATAAGATTGCGTTTAAAGTAAATTCTGAAGGAATTGAAACTGAAATTGATTATATTGAATGGAATGTTTCTCGAACAGGAAGAGTAGTTCCAATTGCAATTTTCAAATCTCCTGTGCCAATAGACGGTACAAATGTTTCTAAAGCCACTGCTCATAATGCTAAGTATGTTTTAGACAACAAGATTGGAATTAGTTCAAAAGTAAAGATTGTAAAATCTGGTGATATCATTCCTCAGATTATTGAAGTAACAATCCCCGCTGCTAAAATGGATATGGCAAAGAATTGCCCTTCATGTGGATCTGAACTTGAGATGAAGGGCGTTGATCTTATTTGTAAAAATAAAAAATGCTATGAACAAGTAATTGGGTTTTTAGAATATTTTTTTAGAGTACTTGGTGCTGAAAATATTTCTTCTCAAACTTTTAGAAATCTCAAAGTTAAAGATTTAACTGAAGTTTTTGAATTAACAGTTGATAATATTATGAATAGAGATGGATTTGGAGAAACCAGTGCTTCAATGATCATTGATGAAATTCATAAGTCTATCAAAAATGTAAAGCCTGAAACTTTGCTTGCAGCAGTAGGTGTACCCTTTTTTGGTACAAAAAACACAAAGAAGTTTATTGATTCTTTAGATAAATCTTTAACTTCGAAAGAAAAATTTGAAAGTATTTTTTCTCTTAATGAAAATCTATTTACAAGTATTCCAGGCTTTGGTAAATCTATATTCAAATCGGTTGTCGACAGTCTTGAAAACGTTGCTCTTGTTTATCGTATCTGTCAAAACTATGGTTTAACTTTTAATGAGGAAACTCTAAGTGAGGAAAGTTCCAATGTCGTAAAGGTAACAGTTACAGGAAAGGGCCCTGCTTCTCGCAAAGAACTTGAAAAGCTTTTTAAGGAACATGGCTTTGAAATTATTAATTTTTCCAATGAAACAGAAATTTTGGTGTGTGATGATTTAAATTCTTCTTCATCTAAAATGAAAAAAGCAAAAAAGAATAATATTAAAATTGTAACCTATGAGGAGTTTTTTAATGAATATCAGATGTCTATGTAATGCACTAAAGGAATTTCGTCCTATTAAAACTAATAATCCCGTTACATATCAGTGCATGATTTGTAAGAAAATTTATCTTGAAAAGGACATCAATCTTGAAGGAAGAAATATTGTTGGTATTGAAAAAACAGATAATCCCTTTCTTTCATATGTAAGAAAACCTACTAAAAAGGATTAAAAAATGAAAGTATCTTTAGAAAGGTCTATTGGAATTCCTACAGTTCCATTTGCCCCTCTGAAGGTTACAGTATCACTAGAGGGAGATGTTGAGTCTCCCTCTGATATTGAAAAACTTTCAGAAAAATTAGATTCAATTATGGCTATTGAGATTATGAAAACCCTCGATGAATCGGTAACAATCACCGATGTTGGATATAAGAAGTATCTCGAAGGTTTGAAGAATATGTATAATGACATTGTTAATGAATTGGAGAAATAATATGAAAGTAACTCTAATTGGATATTCTACTCCAAATATAACACAAACTTATAGTGAGGAAGATTCCCCAGATAAAGTTGTGTACACTGCGTTAGCTCAATGTTATAATGATTCTTTTAATCCAATGAATAAGCAATATCCTGAAGTTGAAACAATGAAGAAAACTATTAAGCACGTACTTTCTTCTGGTCATCATTCTGTTGCTGAACATGTTTCTTTTACATTTCTAATTGAGGGTGTTAGTCGAGCATTAACACATCAACTTGTACGCCATAGAATTGCAAGTTATTCTCAAAAGAGTCAAAGATATGTAAATGAAAAGAATTTTACATATGTAACTCCATATACAATTCAAAAGAATAAGTTTCTAAATGAAACATATAACAATTTCATGAATAATATTATGGAATTTTATACAAGACTTACTAATAACGGAATCCCAGCAGAAGATGCTCGATTTATTCTTCCTAATGCTTGTACTACTAATATTGTTATGACAATGAATATTCGTTCTCTTGGAGAATTTTTTGCTAAAAGAATGTGTAAGCGTGCTCAGTGGGAAATTCGAGAAATGGCTGAAAAGATGTCTTCAATGTGTCGAGATATCGCACCAACATTTTTTAAAGATAACAAGCTTGGATTTGCTGCCTGTATTCAAAATGGATTTTGCAAGGAAGCAAAATCTTGTGGTATGATGCCAAAGCTTTCAGATTTACAAAATGCTTATAAGATTGTAGAAAATAGTAAAAAAGAAATGGAGGAAAAATTTAGTGTTTAAATTTTGTAAAGTTCGTGATGTAAAGAGCCCCAATCGTGCTAATCCTACAGATGCAGGCCTCGACTTTTTCGTTCCAAATTGATCTAAAGAATTTGTTAATGATCTAAGGGATAAGAACCCTGGACTATATATTACCGAAGAGGGTATTCATCTAGCTCCTCTTGAAAGGGTTCTTATCCCTTCTGGAATTAAAACATGGTTCCCTGATTATCATGCACTTATTGCTTTTGATAAATCTGGCGTAGCTTCTAAGCAGGGAATTACTCTTCTTGCAAAAGTGATCGACACGGATTATTTAGGCGAGCTTCATCTCAATCTTGTTAATGTTTCAAAAAATGAGCAAACAATTAAATATGGGCAAAAGATTACACAATTTATTCTTATCCCAATTAGTTGTAGTATGCCTGAGGAAATTGGTATTGATGAGTATGAGAAGCGAGAAACTTCACGAGGCTCTGGCGGATTTGGTTCAACAGGAGTTTAAACTTATTTACATTTAAGAATATGGGGATTAGATTATTTTTATCTAATCCCCTTTGGAGTTTATATGTCAAAAATTGTTTTATTTGAAGGTCTTGACAATTGTTTCAAAACTACTAATGTAAAAGCTCTTTTTAATTTTTGGAATAAACAAAACAAAACAGCTCATGTCCTTCATTATTCAGGAGTCAAATCTATAAATTCTGAAGAAGCTAGAAAACTTTCAAAACAACTTTATACAGAGATGTTCGAAGCTTTTGAATATTTTCATTCCAAAAACATTAATATAATTTGTGATAGATCACATCTTGGGGAAAATGTGTATTCTAGATATAGAGGGTATAATCCTTCATATCTATGGAAGCTTGAAGATCAATTTATGAATCATAAATTTTGGAATGATGTTTATTTAATTTTCCTTAGAGATAATATTGATAATACTCTTGAAAGAGATGATGGGTTATCACTTTCTACAGATAGAAATGATAAGATTTTTGAAAGACAGAAGTTTGAAGAAGCTGTTATGATAACAGAAATTCCTAACAAGAAAATTATTGATGTCACAAATAAATCTAAAGAAGAGATTCTAAATGAAATTTTGATCTTTTTAAAAGAAGATGATATTGAACAAAAGGCCATGAAAACCCTAGATACTATTATTGAAAAACTTAATTGTTGTAATGATGTACAGAGTAAAAAATATGATGAATCAGTATATGAAATTGTAAAACTTATACGAGGTTAGAGATGAAAACTATTAAGGATATTAGAATCGCTTTTATTGACAAACTCAAAAATAAAGAGTTTGTCATTGATAAGACCGGGGTTAAAACAATTGAATTAGTTGGTGAATCCTATATTGCAGATGAAGAAGTAATTTTTGGTTCTCTTAATATGGACTATGCTGCTCGTGAAGTAGAATGGTATGAATCACAGTCACTAAATGTGTATGATATTCCAAAATGCCCACAGATTTGGAGACAAGTTTGTGATAAAAATGGATATATTAATTCAAATTATGGCTGGATAATTTATTCTAAAGAAAATGGTGAACAATATAAAAATTGTCTAAGAACATTACGTAGAGATAAAGATTCACGTAGAGCAATGATGATTTATACAAGACCTTCAATGCAATGGGAATATAATGTAAATGGAATGAGCGACTTCGTTTGTACTAATTCCGTTCAGACACTTATTCGAAACAATAAATTACATTATATCCTTAATCAACGTTCGAGCGATGCAGTATTTGGGGCCAAGAACGATTTGTATTGGGCAAGACATGTACATAATAAACTTCTTAAAGATCTGAAGATTGATTATCCAGAATTGGAACTTGGAGATCTCATTCACCAAGTGGGCTCAATTCATGTTTACGAGCGCCATTTCCATCTTGTGAAATAGTTTGTTTACATTATAGGGAAATTTGAATAAATAAATTATTACTTAAACACATTGGAGTTTTTATGAATTTCTATTCATATATAAATGAGGGCCACGAACCCATGTTCAAATTTCCCTATAAGAATGTTAAGATTTTTTGGAATACCGGGAAAGCTGGTGAAGAACACACCATGGATTCCAGACTTGAGAGAATTGGTAAAACCAAAAAAGAAGTTTATGAATACATGAAGAAATTCATTAACATTCTTAAGAAGGAAAATAAAAATTATGGTGTGTATGCTATAATCTTCGATACCTTTAAAATGATTGCCACATATTCTAAGAATAGAATCTTCATTAATACATTTTTATCTAAGAATATGACAGTATCTCATTATGATTTTCAACTTCAAATTCTGGAAGCATTAGAGAATTTTACAGGGGACAAATATGATGAAAATTCTTTTACTGTTGTAAAAATGTTAAGGGAATCTATTTGTGTTGAACGGGGTACTGACTATATTGACATTTATGGAATGCATAATTCAGTTTTTGAAGTAATTGAAATTGATTAACTAAATAAATTACTTATTTACATTAGGGTGGCAAATGATTAAAATAAAAATTATTTGCCACCCTAAACATTTAAGAGGTTAGAATGACCTTCTATGTATTTTGGTTTTTATAAATATATAGAAGGAGATCTAATAATGAATAAAGTGAGACCCTATGTTTATAAAATTACACAAAAATTAACAGGTGAGTACTATTTTGGAGCCAAATATAGTAAATACAATTCAATACCAGAAAAATTTTGACAAAATTATTTCACATCATCTTTTTATATTAAAGAAATAATTGATGTTTATGGAAAAGATATTTTTATACCAGAAATATTATTTATTTTTGACGATGAAGATTTTAATATTGCTGTTAAGAACGCTTTATTAAAAGAAAGAGAATATATTGAACAACATATTAATGATCCTTTATGTTTGAATATGAGATTATGACCTTGTAATCCTGATCCAAATAAAAAAAGACGTTGGGTAAACCCTAAAACAGGCGAATCCTCTTATACTTTAGGGGCTAAGAAAGGTGCATGAACAAGAAAATATACTATTTGTGAAAATGGATTAACAATACAAGAAAATTCAATTATAAAAACTAAAAAAACATATAAAGCAAATCCTAAAATTATAGAAAATAGAAAAGAGTTATGTAAAAAAATAATGTCAACAGTTGATGAAACTGGTTTAACTCGATATCAGAAAGCAGGTTTAAAAATAAAAGGAGATAGAAATCCCGCTTGCAGGCCAGAAGTTAAGAAAAAAATTTCTGATAGTGTTCGAAGGTGAGTAAAAGAAAATCCGGATATAATTAAAAAAAATACTGAGAAAATGATATTTAGTAGATCACAAATCCAAGAGGACGGTTTAAGTGCAAATCAAAAACATTCCTTATTTATGTTAGAAAATAATCCAGCATCAAATACAATATGAATAAACAACGGTTTAATAAATGTAAGACATCCAAAAGAAGAAATTGTGCCTGAAGGGTTTACATTGGGCCGAATTAAATTTAAACATAAGAAAGAAAAAATAATACGAATTTGCCCTTGATGTGGGAAAGAAGGAAGTGGTGGAAACATGACTAAATATCATTTTGATAATTGTAAAAATAAGGAAAAATAAACAATATATGAAAGAAGAAAAAATTGTTCATTTAAGCGATAGAGAACATGTGTTGAAGCGTGGAACTATGTGGATCGGGTCAGTTAAGAGAAACATTGTTGAAGAATATATTTTTGAAAATAAGTCTTTTGTTAAGAAGGAATTTGAATATGTTCCGGGGTTCATAACTGCTTTTAAAGAAATTATTTCAAATTCTCTAGATGAAAATTTAAAGACCAAAGGAGAATTTGCTAATATCATTAAGGTTGAGGTAAATTCAGATTTTATTTCTGTAAGAGATAATGGAAGAGGTATCCCTTCTGATAATGTTGAAGGACTCGATGTCCCTGCATCTGTTGCTGTTTTTACAAATCTCAAAACAGGAAGCAACTTCTCTGATGATAGCACTTCTATTGGCCAGAATGGTGTTGGAGCAAGTTTAACTCAAATTTTTAGTAAAAGGTTTTTTGTTGAAACATGTAACAATGGAAAGGTTACAAAACTTACATGTAAGAATAATGGTTCTGACATTAAGTATGATATTAAGGATAAAGAAGGTCATTATACTTTTGTAGAATATTGGCCTGATTTTGAAAGATTTTCAATGACTGAAATTGATGATATTCATAAAGATTATATCAGGAAAACCATTATAGATTATTCAATTTGCTTTCCCGATATCACATTTTATTTTAATGGTAAAAAGCTTGCTGGTAACTTTAAGAAGTATTGTGAGTATTATTCTTCTAATATAGAAACTTTCTCATATGAAAATATTGATATCTGTGTCTATCCAGGTGAATATGAACAGACTTCATTTGTAAATGGTTTAAACACAAAACGTGGTGGAAATCATGTAGATCTTATTGTGAACAAGATTACTTATACTCTTAGAGAACTTATTGCTAAAAAATATAAAGAGATTAAACCTCTAGATATTAAAAATAAAACATGTTATATTATTAACTTTAAGAATTTTACTGCACCCAGATTTGATTCCCAAACAAAAGAAAATCTCATTAACACTACCAAAGAAGTTCAAGAACTTATTAATGACATTGACTTTAGTGTTATTGCTAAGAAGCTTTATAAAAATGATGAAATGATGTTTCCTATTATTGAAACATTCAAAATTAAAGAAGAGCTCAAGAAAAGAAAAGATCTTAAATCAAAGGAATCTAAAGTTTCTAAGAAAAAGATTGCAAAGCTTATTGATGCAAATACTACATCAAGAAAAGATACATTGCTTTTCCTTGCAGAAGGAAATTCCGCATTGAGTACATTTATTGAGGTTAGAAATCCTAATGAGGGTGGGTATCCACTTAGAGGTAAAGTAATTTCTCCTCAAGATACACCTTTGACTAAGCTTATGCAAAATGCTGAAATTGTAGATATTTTGGCTGCTTTGAATCTTAAACTTTCAGATCCTTCTATTGATAATATGAATTTTGGAAAAGTTGTTATTATGTCAGATGCTGATGAAGATGGAAACTCTATTGCTTGTACTCTTATAAATTTCTTTTATACATTTTGGCCAGATATGATCAAACAAGGGAAACTTTTAAAAGCTATTTCTCCTATTATTGTTGCTAAGAATCCAAAAACAAAAGAAATTAAAGAATTTTATAATTTGACAGATTATAAAAATGATCCTGATTTTGAAATCTTGGAAGTAACATCCCATAACAAAGGGCTCGGTTCCTTGGATAAAAAAGCATATAGGAAAATGCTAGATACATTAATTGAAGTTACTGAGGATGAATTTTCTAGACAAACTTTAGATATGGCCTTTGGTAAAGATTCCCAACCAAGAAAAGAATGGCTCCTAGCCTAGTTTACATATTTAATTAAAAGGATATAATTTAAATATGAAGAAAAATATTACTGAATTTATTAATGACGAATATAAAAGTTATTCTAAATATGTTCTTTATAATAGAGCTATTGGATCTGTTGCTGATGGATTTAAAGCTGTTCATAGAAAAATTTTCTTTCTTATTAAAGACCAAAAAGAATTTATCAAAACTGCATCTCTCGCAGGAAATTTAATTTCTAAAGCTGGATATAATCATGGTGACGCATCTGGAGGATCAGCTGCTTCCCTTATGGCTCAGTCTTTTGTTGGATCAAATAATGTTCCACTTCTAGATTCAAAGGGTTCTTTTGGTAATAGATTTATTAATGACCCTTCAGCAACAAGGTATACATATGTAAAGGCAGCTAAAGTTCTTCCGTATCTTTTTAAGGACTTTGATCTATGCCCTGAAAATATTGATCCTGAAAATCCAGAACCTTTATATTATCTTCCTATTGTTCCCACAATTCTACTTAATGGTATCAAAGGTATTGCTGTTGGATTTGCCTGTGATATTCCCTCTTTCAACATTCACGATCTGATTAATGAGTCTATAAGGATTCTGTCCGGAGGTCTCTGCGAGGATGTGTACCCCTTCTATAAAGGATACAAAGGTGCACTTATTCAAAATGAAGAAGGAAATCTTGTTCAGACTGGCATTTTTAGAAAAATTAATGAAGGGAAAATTCATATTACCGAGGTACCTGTTTCCTATGATAGGGAAAAGTATATCTCATATCTCAATACCCTAATTGATAAAAATCTAATTTCTAATTATACAGATAATTCTAAGGAAGAATGGGATATTGTAGTTTCCCTTCCTCGAAAATCTAAAGTTTGGGAAGACCCTATCAAACACCTCAAACTCTACAATAATATCAACTATAATCTTACTTGTATTGATGAAAACGAGAACCTTAAGATTTTTAATTCTCCAAAAGAGATTATTGAATATTTTGTAAAATTTAGAGTTGAATATTTTGAAAAGAGAAGACTAAAGAGGATCAAAGAGTTTAATGATCTTATTAATTTCAATATGGATAAGATTAAATTTATTAAAACTGCTATGGAGTATGATTTTAAGAATAAAACAAAAGAAAAAATTTGGAAAGATTTTGTAAAAGATTTTGTTCCTGAAAATCTTGAAAAATTTCTTAAAATGAGTATCTCAAATATAAATAAGGATACTATTGAAGAATTAAAAGTAAAAATTAAAGGGTATCTTGAAGAAAGAAAATATTATCAAAGCACTACTAAGGAAGCTTTATATATTAAAGATCTTGAGGAACTTAAAACATTTTGTGAAAAGGAGAAAATGTAATGGGACTATGTAGAACTTGTCATGAATTTTTGCCCCCTGATTTTATGAATGAAGATAAGGAATGTGCTTTTTGTAAAAGGGATACTAATGTTCTAATTGGGGATGGGGACATTATGTACACGAAACAAGAAGTAGTATTAGATTACAAGGTTCTTCTTGGTGAACTAAAGGATGCTCAATCTATCAAAGATGCGTTTGTTCAAAATGTAGTAAGAAAGGAAGGATTGGATGGCTAAGAGGATCAATGTAAAGCCCCAAGGCAGATTCATGCTTCACACTTGGGGTTGCGATACGGGCGGTTGCGGAATTATACGAACCTGAATTCCCAGTATCTTAATGTCTTCTTTTAGATACAAAGCAGCTTCCTTTATTTCAACATATGGATATTCCTATATCTCAGACCCTAAGTATTATGAGAATTTATTCTTTTGCAAGTTTCAGAGACCTGCAGAAGAAGCCCATGTCCAAATGATTAAAGACATTAAACATAGAATTCGGCAAGCACCTGTAATTGCAGATTATGATGATTTAGTATTTGATATTCCAGAGATTAATATTGCGCACCAATATTACGAGGAAAGAAAAAAATATATTGAGGAAGCATTGACATTGGTCGAAGGGATCACTGTGTCTACAGAATTTCTTCGAAATAAACTTCTCAAATATAATAAAAATATTTCTATTGTTCCAAATTATCTTCCTAAATTTTTGTGGAAGGAACCTGGTGCTATTGATATTGTAAAGAATCATAAGAAGCCCAGAATTCTTTATCCAGGTTCAAGCACCCATTTTAATCCAAATGGAGAAGGGGGAGACTTTGCTGCAGAACTAATTGAATATATTAAAGAAACTTCTGAAAAATATGAATGGCACTTTATTGGGGGTCACCCGACTGAGCTTAAAGATAATAAGAATATTTTTATTCACCCTTGGCAATCATATTTTGAATATCCAGATTTTATTAAGAAGATTAACCCAAATTTAGCTATTGCTCCATTAGTAGTTAATGATTTTAATAAATCAAAATCCAATATTAAATTTCAGGAGTATGTTGCTTCTGGTATATGTGGCATTTATCAGGATATTGAACCTTATAAGAATGCTACATTAAAAGCTAATTCTGCTGAAGATTTTATTAAGTTAATTGAAGAACATATCTTAGATTTTAATAAACAATATGATGTATGGTTAAAAGATTACAATACTTTAAAGAATGATCTTTGGTTTGAGGGAAATGAATTGAAATGGTTTAACAGACATCTGAAATTATTTAATAGGGAATTAAAGTAATGCCTGGTATAGTTAGATTAGGAGACTATTGTTCTGGTCATGATGGCTGACCCCCTAGACCCAATATAGAAGCAAGTGAAACAGTTTTTGTTAATGGATTAGGTGTTCATAGATTAGGAGATCAATGGGCCATCCATTGTAATGATAGCTGTCACTCCGGAGTTGCATCCTCTTCTAGTCTAACTGTGTTTTGTAATTCTAAAGGGGTTTGTCGTGTTGGGGATTCTGTCAGTTGTGGTTCCACCATGGCTGAGGGATCAACAGATACATTTGCAGGAGATTAAAATAATGACCAGAAAAGAGTTTAATGAGCTTTCAACGATTGAAAGAACATCCCTTAATAAGAAATTAGATAAAATTAATTTAGCCCTTTTAGATATTATTGATAGTATTGTTGAAATTGATGAGGACACAATAGGAATCAAGCTTACCAAGAATCTTGTAGTTTACAATGAAGGCAGCTGTGTTAGTATTAATAAAGGATATAATATTCAGGTGGCTAAAGAAATTCACCTGAATCCTTCTAAAACTGTAGATGAAAGTGTTACAAAAATGTTAGATTTCAATAAGGAGTAATTTGTGAGTCAAGAAATTTGGTGTTTCAAGTATGCACCACAATCATTAGATGAGATGATTCTCTCTGATGATAAGAAAGAAGTTCTTAAAAAGGTTATTAAGGAATGTCCTAATGTCCTTCTAGCAGGGAAACCTGGCACAGGAAAGGGCACCTTTATGGATATTTTCCTTAAGGAAACTGGTTATGATTTCCTTAAGCTAAATATGTCTGATGAGAATTCTGTAGATACTGTTAGAGATACAATTAAAACGTTTGCAACCTCTTTAGGTTTCACTAATAAGAAAATCGTTTATGGAAATGAATTTGATGCTGTAAGTTTACAGGGTCAATCAGCAATTCGCGATTTACTAGAATCAGTTCAGAAGAACTGTAGATTTTTCTTTCTAGCTAACTATCCTCAAAAGATTATCGATCCAATTAAATCTAGATGTCAAACTATTACACTAAATGAGCCGCCAAAAGATCAACTTCTTAAATTTTGTTTTAAGATTCTTAAAGCTGAGAATATTGAAGTCAAAAATAAGTCTGGTGTTGTTGAGATCATCAAAGCTCACTACCCAGATATAAGACAAATTGTTAATACTCTACAACTTAATTGTGTAAATGGTGTTTTCGATACTGTAAAGATTTCAACTACTTCTGATGTGTTTGAAAATATCTTTACTTACATGAAAGAAGCTGATATTGAAAACATTAGAAAAACTCTACGATCTGAAGGTGTTGACTATCCAGCATTGTTTAACTATCTTTATGAAAAAGCCCCAGAAGTTAAGTCGCCAGGAGATTTTGTAATTGCTTTAGGTGAGTATTTATATAGGGATGCTTTTGTTGCTATTAAGGAAATCAACTTTATGGCATTTTATTTTGAAATGATGAAGAAGGGAGTATTATAATGATTTATTCATTAAATATGTATTCAAGAGAGCTATTAGAAGAAGCATATGATTCTCTTGGAAAAATTTATTTAAATTGTATCCCACATAAAAACGAACATATTACATATGAAAAGGATATTTATCTCGTGGAAGAGATTTTTTATAAACTATCAGGACAATCTCATGAGTCCGAAATTAATTTATATTGTTTATATGTAGGAAAAATAAATTCAACAAAAGAATTAATGAGAAAGTAATGGAAAAACAAACTATTTTTGATTTTCTCAATTCAATCAATAACAAGAAGAAAATTGAGATCAATGAGAAGGATTTTTCTGGGTATATGGTAAGCTTATGGTTTAGTCATGCCCAAGATTGTATTGATGTAGTTAACAGGATCAATCCCTATATCTTTAATACTCCTTCCAAAGCAATGTATGAATATTATTTTGATAAAATTTCAAAGAAGAAACGATTTATCAAATTTACGAAAAAAGAAAAAGATGAAAAAGCAAATGCAGAAAAGGAAACTTTTAAAACAATACACAATCTTTCTAAAAAGGAGATGAAATTATATAAAGATTTTTTCTAGTTTGTTTACATATAATATAGTTGAATATAATGTTAATAAAAAATGTTAAGGAGATCCTATGATTGTTAATGTAAAGAAGTTTAATAATTTTCTACGAAAGGCAACATTGAATTTTTCAATTAATTCTTTCAGTTGTGATATTAGTCCAGAGCGTGTTGTTTCTCGAATGATCACAAAATCTAATGATGCTATTGCGTGTCTGGATTTTGAAAATGACATTTTTAAGGAAAATAAGGAAAATCTTTCTTTTAATTTTATTGATCCAAATAGCTCTATTGTCCCTTATCTTAATCTTGTTGATTCTGAGGAAGCTGAACTTATTGCAAGGGATGAAAAACTTATTCTTAAGAATGGTAAGCAGAAGTCAAATATTTTCTTTTGTGAAGAAATGATTCCTTCTAAGTTTGGCGCATCTGAACCCAAAGTGCAGTTTTCCCCATTTATCACAATTGATGTTAATGAAGAATTTCTAGAAACTTTCAACAAAATCAAAAAAATTGGAAACAAGTTCGGAAAAATCTATTTTACTGTAATAAATAATATTCTACAAATGGAGACCACCGATAAGAAAAACAAGTTCTCTAATGGTCTTTCCTTTGACATTGCAGAAAATGTAAATTCTAAAGATATTTCAATTTGTTTTGATTTTGGTAATATGAATAATATGTTTGCTGTTCTAGATGATGATGTTTCTTACAAATTAGATTTTATTTATGTTAAAGAAAAGGATATGGGTCTAATGACGTGCAAACGAGCTAACCCAAATTCAGAAAGCATTGAAAGTTACTATTTGACATCTAAGATGGAGGTTTAAGTGAAACTAATTAGAATTGAGTATATTTTAAACAATAACAATTGGAAGTGTAATGTTATTGCTAAAGATACTAAAGATGGAGTAAGTTTTTTAGAAAAATATCTGAGGGCACCCTTTAGTATTACATCAACTGAAGAAGTGTGTGATATTCATGGAATCAGTGATACTATGAAGGATAATTTTTTAAAGACTGTTGAAGCAAAGGTTGAAACAAAGAGTGAACCTAAGTCAAAGTTGGGAAGGCCAAAGAAATAAGTAGGGGGTCATATGACCCCCTTTTTTATAATTCTTAGTTAACATTCTCAAGAGAGCATCAAAAGATAGTCTCTGCCATGACAGCCACTTCTACCCACTCACCAGTTTCCTCATCGAGGACCTCCTTCGTCTCGCCAGTATCAACAAGATAGGCTTCTTCAGGCAACACCATCTTCACATGGCTAAAGTAGAAACCCATAAAGTCACCAAAAAGAGCCGCACGGCCCTCAAGGATGTCTTCGTAGGGCACACCAGCATCGAGGTCACTCTGAATAAGCGCAGCAGCTACAGGGTGCATCGTACTCAGATCAGGCTCAATCCCCATCATCAGCGCACCAACAACAGGATCGGTAGCGAGGCCGTCAACTTCCCACGAAGAGATGTCGAAGGCTTCAGCGTGTTTAGCCTTAGCGTCTGCAAACTCTCCCTTGTAGAAGTGGATGCAGCGAAGTTTGTAGGTTGTGTCGTCCACGGTGAACACACCGCAATCCTGGGAGTTCTCCCAATGGATACCGTAAAGATACCCAGAGGGAGAATCTACACTCACTTTATAGTAGGCCGCAAAGCGCGGTCCTCGGTCTATGAAAGGCATTATGCCACCATCCTTGTTTCGATTTCGGTGTCGGACATGCCGCCCTTGTTGCTTACCATGACTCTGCGGAACCAGATTGGAACAGTGTTACCATAAGCGAGTCGCAGGTGGGTTAAGGTGTTAAAGCTACCATCGAAGGATATCCAACTACTCCATTGGATAGCAGAGTTGATGCCGATGCGTTTATATCCAACTCGGAATTGTGTACCGTCAGCATTAGTTTGGATAAGTTTGATATGGCGTTCATAACGGTTCCACGAGAATCCTGCGACGTTTGTACCATTTGTCCCATCCCAATCTTTGACAATAACAGGAGTTGTATAAATATTGTCATACCCATGTCCAAGAAAGCTGTTCCATGTAGAACCCGTGTTCGGGGCGAGGATGTTGGCCCACGTTGACATACCCAACCCAGCCAAATCCCCGCTCCCAACACCCATCGTCACTTCAGCCGCCACCGTGCATGTAGCAGGTTTGAGTTTCTGGACGGAGATATTGTCAATGATTACTGTATTTCCAGTTGATCCATATAGATTACCAACACGTACATAACAAGAGGCTGACGTTGGCGTAAAACTAAATGTAATAATACCAGAGCCTGTCTGCGATATATTTTTATACTCACCACCACTTAATGTTGAACCCAGGCGAATATTAAGACTTCCAGGGTTTCCGCCAAGAAGTTCCACTGAGAAGATATATGTCTTCCCAACTTCTAGTGTTAATAGCTGATATACATATCCAGAATACGCATCACTATTTGTTATTGTTAACAGTCCATCGGATACAGTTTGGACGCCATAGTTGGTCACCGTCCACCCACTCACATCACTATCAAACGTCCCATTCGTAACCAACTCCACCCCATCAGTTTCACTCTTCTCAAAGCACTGCATGAGAGGAGAGGAGAGGCGTTGGACGGAGATGTTGTCCCATTCAGAGTAGAGTCCATCACCCATGCCATAAAGTGTAATATAAAGGACTGACGACTCTGCTACAAAGTCATGTACATTAACTCCATCACTAGTAATTGACGCTATTTGTGAACTACCAGCAGAATAGTACCCTAGTCTAATTTCTGGCGAAGCGGCTGTTGGAATCGTTACGCCTGTGAACCTATACTTTGCACCAACAATAAGGCTCACTGTCGTACTTGCAGCATATGCCCCATCACCAGCGTTACCAGACACATGAAGTTTACCATCAACTACACTTAGTATACCATAACTTACAGAGGTCCACCCATCAGTTGTACTATCGAAAGTACCATTATACACCAACTCCACACCATCAGGCTCTTCGGCCATATCGAAGTAGATACCGTTGTTGCCAGAGGTTCCAGCAGCGGAGGCTACGGTTGTTCCTGGGGGGACGTAGGGCATGGGGGCTGATGTGGCGGTGAGTTGAGGACATGTTATATAACAATAGAAGCCACCAGCACCACCAGAAGAGTTAGGATAAATATAGGTCCGCAAAGAATTACCTACTGTAAATCCACTGATCGTACAGGATAATTCATACCAGCCATCATCTAATTCAACCAAACCAAAAGTTCCACTGCCAGATTTAATGGTTATATTAAGGGTGTCCCAATTAAATCCTATTTGAACAACATTAGAGCGAAGTGTTGCGTCCCAAAATAGCAGGTCTGTATTAAATGCAGTGCCTCTTTTGAGTTTAACACTAAATGTTGCGTTACTAGATGGAAAGGTGGCCACTGTCTGAAGACTGTATGCTCCAGTTGATAGGGATTCTGCCTTGAAAACAGGTGAGTTCCCAAACCTAAGGTTCGTAAGCTCATAATCTACTAAACCACCACCCCATAATGTTGAGGCAAGGTTTTCGCTACCAACCGCAAGCAAGTTCCCATAACTCGGCCCACACCACACACCCTTATCACCATGAATAGCAGGCACGTAGTCTGTTAGTTCGTTAACAGTGGTGAGCGGGGGTACGTACGGGGCGGTAAAAACTGTTGTTAGCTGTGGGTTTTGAATGCTAATTCCAGAGACACCATCCCCGAGATAATTTCTATTTGATGCCCAATTGGTATCCTTTGCAACTCTAACATCAAGAACAATACTGGTTGCAGATGTAGCTACTCCACTTACAT